CTTCTTTCTAATCTAATGGAAGTTTTAAGAAGATCTTCCAACTTCTTTCTAATCTTAATCGCACTTTAGGGCGGCCGTCCCTCCGCGGCATCACGGTAAATATAATATAATTTTTTATCCAAAAAAAGGTTATGAGCCAAAAAGGGATAATTATTTAAGACATAATTATCAAGACTACGCTAACTCTTCAAATTTTCTCTTCGTAGTGGGAAAAACTTTCCTAGCGCTGGAACCAAAATCACTATTAGCATTTTGTATATATTATCTTATTGTATATAAATTTTATTAATATACCTTATCTATTATATCGTTTAGTATATTGTATTAAGTTTTAATTAATAAGATAATATTTCTGGCTGCTTTTATCACCAATCATATAATCGGTTATATTAGGCAATGCTCCTAAATTTGCGGTTTATTTAACCGCCGTGCTTACTCTTTACACCATATAACCATATAATGGTGGACCTCGTGAGAATCGAACTCACCTGATTTTCTGTGTGCAAGACAGACGACCACGCCATGCAGTCCCGAAGCCCAAAACGCAACTTATTTATGTATAGATGGAGTTGCCAACCACCTGCGTTCAAAGTTCGCAAGCCTTCAACGCATTCCCAGGGAGGGACTGGTGCTGGAGAAAGGACTCGAACCTTCAGATTAATGATCCTAAATCATTCGCCTATGCCAATTCGGCTACACCAGCAAATAAAGAGTTTTATAACCCACATCGCGAAGATTCGAACTTCGTCAATCGTTAGGACTCGAACCAACTTTTACTCTTTTGGATTCCCAGAACCCATAGCCTTGATTAATGTGAGTATAGCTACTATTTCACAATAAGTTTTACTTCGCTTCCTTATATTTAGTCGGGCGTTTTCCGCAAGCCACATACTCTTTCGATCGGTGGTAGTTTAAACTTACAAAATCCGTGTTAACGCCCCAATGGCGGGAGAGGAGAGACTCGAACTCACGACAAACCGCGGTTGCTTACACATCAGCTTACCATTTTCTTACTACTTCCTCCAACTCATAATCTTTCGCCCAAGTAATACCTCTTACTTGATTGTTTTTAGGTGGAAGAATACGAAGTCTTTTATCTGCTCCGCACTCTTCCACTGGAATCAAATAACATTTTCCATTAAAAGTAGTTACGAAGTAATCAATTTCTTCGTTAGTATATTGATGATGAACTATTCTTCCATCTTTTCTATGGCAACTTCTACCAGAAAAAATAAAAGAAGCTCCTTCATCTTCGGTTCGCGATGTTTTAGCTTGAATTCTAATAAATTTACCATTTACATCAACCACAAAATCATAACGCTCACAATCTCCGTAAGGAGTAAGAACATTATAACCAAGTTTCATAAATGCTAACATTGTTTCAAGCTCGGTAATATTACCTTTTTGTTTACTATTCATTTCATTTTTTTATAAGAAAATGATAAGGTCAAGTAAACAGCCGCGTGCTCTAACCAACTGAGCTACACTCCCATAAAAGAAGGACTTTTAAAATCCTTACTTTATATATTTATTATATTATATTTTTTTTAAAAAATCAACTTTTCTCTTTTACCCAAAGTTTTTTATTTTCTTTTTTCTTTCCTCATCTTATATAAATATTATATAATATTTTTTATAAAATGTCAATAAGGTCTTTGAATTGGCATTAAATCATCTTCTGAAAGAAGCCATTTTTCACCATGCTCATCAAGGACTTCAATCTGATAATTTAATACTCGAATAACAGTACATTTAAGATACTGTCTACGATAACAACGACCACGATAAGGGACAAAACAATAAGAATTACCAACTTCAATATTCATTATTTATTTTCTCCTTTCTCAACTTTCTATATATATTATATTATATATTTTTAATAAAATCAAAAAAGTTCTTTTTGTCTAAAATGGCAGGCGTCGTAGGATTCGAACCCACACCGCAAGGTTTTGGAGACCCGCATGCTACCGTTACACCAGACGCCTATAAAAACAAGACCTTAACTTTGTCCGGAAAATGGAGTTGAACCATTATTTTAATCTTAAAGGATTATGACTTAATCATTAGTTTATTCTGGAAGTTATTTTTGCTGTAAAGGTCTTTCTTTATTTTATAAATATATTATATATTATTTTTTTTAAAATGTCAAAAAATTTTTTAATTGGTTATTAATTTCCATGTTGTACTATCTGTTTTTACATATACTCTACTGTCAGGATGAGCCATATAATAAGTTAAATATACTGAACTATTTGCTGTACTATCACGATAAGGCTTAACATATATATAATAAGTAGTTCCAGCAGTAACTTTATAACAAATACCAAAATTACTTCCAGATCCACCATATTTTTTTGCCTAATCATCATCACTAGCTAAAATATTAGAAGAAGGCTATCCACTACTATTAAGAGAAACAATATTTGATGTTAAATAGCCAAAAGTATCTATTGAAGAATTGGAATAAACAATAAAATCTCCTGAAATAGTAGGGGTAAAAGAAAAATACCTGCAAGCACTCGGAGATAAAGTCCAAGAAGAAGTATCCTATTTACTATAAGTAGGAGCAGGAATTGATACAGTAGAATAAGCCCAGTTAACAATAGACTAAATAGTAATTCTTATATACCCGTTTCCGCTATGACCTGTTTCAGATGACCCTGTTGGAGAAGTGAATGAAGTGTCGCCAGCTATTGTAGAAGCAGAACTAAGATAATGAGTGCTATTCAATAAGCAACCAGATGGATAATTAGAAGCAGTTGAGGAAGTATATACATAACCAGAACCTCCACCTCCGCCAGTTGAATTTTCACCCATAGTTCCACCATACCAGCCACCGCCACCGGCTCCACGAAGATTTTCTCCCGTACCACCAGCTCCATTACCAAATCCCGCAGAAATTGATGATGAACGACTAGCTGTTATTCCAGTTTGAGTTCCTCCTTTTCCTGGGGTTCTATTATTGTGCTAATTAGGTGGAGTTCCACCAGTAGTTCCTCCACCATTTCCGCCACAAGATAATAAAGTAGAACTACTCGCATTGCCTCCACCACCACCGCCTCCAGCGACGATTATACGAGCATAGAGAGAATCTTGGCCTATGCGAATATCAGAAGCTCCACCACCACCAGCGGCTCCCATTTGATTAGCGATGCCACCTCCATTAAATCCACCAGGTGCTGTAGCTACTGAATTCTAGTCTAGCTTATTCCCGATAGTACTTCCTCCTTGTCCTCCGGTATAAAGATATACTATAACACTTGAAGATAAAGTGATTACACCAGTAGAGTATCCACCTTTTCCTCCATTAGGGGTTGAATGAACATAACTATAATAACCTGCATTTCCACCTTGTGCTCCCCAACATTCTAATTTATAAGTGCCTTTTGGAAGAGTAATTGATTTAGCAGATCCACTATAAGGACAATTTAATATATCCCCCGTTCTTAAAGAAGAAGAAGAAGGAATCGAAGAAGTTAAGTCATAGGTTGCCATGTAGTCATTCCTCCTTTCCAAGTTGTGTTATCTATTTTTGTATATATTGCTTTAATAGGAGCATAGGTGTTAGGATTAATTTTTACATTTAATGGAGATAATACTGTAATACGAATATACCCATGTTGCCCTCCTGGATTGGTTTTACTATATCCTATAGCAGTAGAAGCATTTGTTAAATAATAATTACTATTTAACAAACAGCCAGAAGGATAATTAGAGGCAGTTGATGAAGTATATACATAGCCAGAACCTCCGCCATTATAAGTTCTATAATCGGCGGAACTGTCACTAACATTAGTAGAAGCACCACCACCGTACCAGCCTCCACCACCACCACCGGGACCATAATTATAATTGGCAGATCCACTAGCATCAGCCCCTTGGCCAAAAGATCCATTTGTTCCGGCTTTAGTCTACGTAGCTTTATATTCTTCAACAGCAGAATTACCAGTTAATCCACCGCCCTATTTAATAGAAGAATTGCTTTCTCCTGCGCCACCGCCACCACCGCCAGCAACAATTACACGGGCGTAAAGAGAGTCTTGGCCTATACGAACATCGGAAGCGCCACCTCCGCCACCTCCTGATGTATAAGCAGAAGTATACCATCTGATTCTAGAGCTACCTCCTCCGTTAAATCCGCCACTAACTACTTTTCCTTTTTCACTATTACTTGAATAATTACCCTAACCTCCTGTATACAAATAGATAACAGTAGGGGCTGATAAAGAAAGAATTCCTGTAGAATATCCTCCTGCTCCACCCCAATAACTATTTTTTGAACTTGTGGGAGTATAAGTAGTATTACTCTCCTATTTCTAAATCTAAAAATAAACTTCTTCATTGTCGGCATTTACTGAACTATCTTTAGAATAAGTCATTACAATAGTAGACCCTGATGATAAAGAATAGCTACCAGCTTCAGTTAAAGACTATGACCCCGATACGGCATTTAAAACCGTTGATCCTCCAACAGTTAAAGTAACTTTATCACAATTTACTTCAGTCTGATAATAATAATAAATCTTGTAAGTTCCCGCAGAAGTACAAGTTAATGTAGTGGTTGCAGTACTTGAATGTATACCGCCATTTGTAGCTATCCAGTCATTTCCATCTTGACGGAAATAATAATTTGAATCATTATTAATGCTAAAATAACTAGTTGCATTATTAGTTCCTATATATATCCATGAAGTTGTTGTTGATGAAGTTAAAGAACCAGAATAACCAATTCCACCATAGCCACCCCAACATTCTAATTGATAATTTCCCGTTGGAAGTTTTACTGGATTTACCGCTCCTGAATAGCTACTATTAATAATATCTCCTGGAATAAATTTAATAGAAGAATAATCTGTTATAGAAGTTCCAGAAGGATTATAAGTATTTGGCATTTAAATTCCTCCTCTATTAAGTGAAATACTAAATCCAAATATCTCCAACATTTCCGTCTGAAGCGGTGGGAGCAGAAGTAGATACTTTAATATTTCTTAAAATATTATTGTTTAAATAAGAAGAATTAGCAGTGACAGACAAATTAGACCCAATAGAACCATTAGTAATCTAAGCTAAGTCTAATCCTGGATTAATAGGTAAAATATAATCACCACTAGATGACCCTAATTGTATCTATCCAATAAAAGCTTCATCTTTATATAAAAAATTGGCTTCTACAGCAGTATTGCTGTGCCAACACCCTAATCCATTATTAGAATGTTCTTTTTTAATATAATATTGAGTTAATTTTAATGCTCCTAAATTATTTATATTTATCGTTATATTAGTAATTGGATTTGTCGCAATATTATTCATATTTGGAATAAGACCAATAATCATTCCGTCTTTATATTCTTTAATAGATTTTGCGGTTCCTGTGTAAGTTAATCCATCAGTAGAAATAATTGGAATAATTTCTAAACCGCCACTTCCACTACGCATATGTTCTATTGCTTTTGGAATTGCCATTTAAATGACCTCCTTATAAATTTTATTATTTCTATAAAATTTAAAAATTTATAAGAAGTCATTAATTTAATCTGGTTAAATAAAAAAAAAACTCCTTACTAAATAAAATAGTAAGGAGTTAAAATCAACTCAAACCAATATCGAGCAACTCGCAAAAACCTTCTAATTGATATTCTGGTTTAAAAAAATACGGAGTAATAGATTTTGCACAATGGTCAGCGCAATTGCGCCCAGAAATCTTAAAATTATTATATCCTTTTGGTAAATAAGTATTTAAAATTTCATCCATATAAATCATATCTTTATTATCAATTTCAGGAAAAACTGCGCCATTATTTTTCATAGTAGTACAATTACGCTGAGAGTCATCAATTTTTTTAAACAAACTAAAATTTGCAAAAACATTGTAATGAGTATAAAGACGAGGACAATCAATAGGACAACTTTCATCAGCAAGAATTTCAATTTTCTCTCTTTTATCTTTTGGAATAGAATCAAGAAGTTCCCAATTTCTATTGTGACGACGAGGAAGGACAATGCTTTCATAATTATCAAGAGCTTTTACAAAATCATAATCTTCTTTTGCTGCCGTAATACTTTTAGTCAACTTATAATTAGGAAATTTGTCTCGAAGATAGCGCTCAAGAATAGGAGAATTAACAATAATTTCATTAATACCATTATCAAAAAGTTTTAACATTTCATTACAGTATCTATCATAAACGTCAGTTTCTTCTAAAAGCGGATTTGTCAATGTAAAACGTAAAATAATATTATTTTTTTCATAAAAATCACGCATTGCGCAAAGATAATCAATATTATGCTCTGGACGTCCATCCATAAATCCGCCACCATTCCAAATCATATTAGGAAGACAGCCATATATATACTTTACCTTGGCTTCTGGATAAAATGCTTCTGGAGCAATTTCTTGTAATTCAAAAAGTTTATCATATACTTCAATCCCATAGTAAAATTCAGGGCAATTAAAATTAATATTCATATAATCTCCTATTAATAATTTTTAATCATTTCTTTAAAATCATTGCTTCTAAATGTATTATACATAGGCTCTAAAATACATTTTTCTACTAAATATTTTCTATCCGTAATATGTTTAAAATCTTCATCAGTAAAAGTATAATCAAATTCTTTGAAAATTTTAATCATATCTTCTTTAGTATATTTTCTACTGTGAACATATGCTAATAAAGTTAAATATTTTTTATAATAAGTATAAAAACAACTAACTGAAATATCTAAAGAAAATCCTTCATCTTCTAATAAATATCCTGTTGCATCCATATAAAGGTTTTTAACAAACATCTCATTAGGTGTTAATAATATATTTTTATTATTATAAGCAACTAATTGATCTCCATGAGTAAGTAAACCACAAAATCTATCTACAATTTTGTCAAAAGTAATATTATAATAATCAAGACAATATTTAATTACATCATATACTTTATCTTTATTATTTAAATAGTTTTTAATGGCCAAATGTTTATTTTTAGTTATAGTAATTGCTTCTCCAGTTTCTTTAACTCCTTGGCATCTATCAAAGAAAGATTTCCATAGCCCGTCAAGATTATCAACATAAATACTAATCGCAGATACGGTATCAATTAAAGATACATCAGCACAATAAATATCTGCTCCAATATTAGTAGCAATCTTTTTATTATGCTCTAAGATTTCATCATTAGAGTAATTTTTATCAGTATAAGATAAAAATACATCTTTATTAATAGTATTTACAAATTTCTTATTCAAGAATAAACTCTCAGGAAAAGTATTAAGATTTGTAATACAAGAACCGCCATCTATAACCATATCTTCTTTATCTAAAGAATAATACGGAGATACAACTGAAGTTTTTCTTGTATCAAAAGAAAAACAATTTTGATACATTTCAGTACAAACTCGCTCAACTGCAATTTCAAATACAGGGAAAGCACCAAAATTAATAGCTACAGTACCACTATATTTATTAATCAAAATTGCTACCATAACAGGCACATTATAAGTTCTTGACATATCAATAATATAAAAGTTATTATTATGAGATTTAATCGCACTAATAATATTTTTTAATTTTTCATCTTTAATACTATCTGTATCATAAAAATAAAAATCTTTATTATCAATATCAATATAAAAATTACTTAAAACATAATGCTCGAAAATTTCAGATAAACCTTGATTTAAGGCTTCATTAAAAGTATTGCCGGCTGCCATTCCCGAACTACCATGATAACGTTGAAGAAGACGAGGATCCATATATAAAGTTTTATTAATGTTGACTCCTTTAAATGGTATTCCAAAAAATTCATTATTATAAATAGTTTTAAAATAATCCTCTAATAAACCATTATCTTTCTTATTCAAACGATCAAAAAGTTTATATAAAAGAGTATCTTCTCCTCCAAGTGCCTCTTTATAACTTAAAGGCTTTTCATTTTTAAACAAAGAATAACCATAATTTTTTCTATTTAATTCAATTTTTTCCGCACAAAGAAAAGAATTACAAAGATAGTGCATTCCATTACAAAAACGCTCATACATTTCCGCATAACCAGAAGCTCTGGCGAATTCTTTTGTAACACCTTTGCCATAAGTTTTTAGCACAAAATGTCCTTTGTATTCAAGATTTAATACAAGACTCCAAGTAGTTGATTGTTCTTGTCGTAAAGCTTCCTCAACACAAGTAAATCCGCGTCCTTCTAAAAAATTTTTAATATTATTAACAGTCTCAATAGGACTTATTTCTTTATAATGTTGATTATAATTATTCACATAAACACACCCTTTTCATTTATCTTATAATTATAATACATTATTTTTTATTAAAAATCAATTAAAACCTACTATAAAAGTAGGTTTTAATAATTATTCATTTAATTTTAATAAATAATAACAATTAGGACATAAATATTTATTATCATTTATTTTAAAAAATGGTATATTCTATCCATTAGATTTAGACTCTAAACCGCACATTTTACATATTTTATTACTCTACTACACTATTGGAATATCTATAACAATATCCGGCTCAAAAATATTAGTAAGATTATTAAATATTTTCTCACTATAAATTAAAATTAAATTTTCATCATTCTAATAATTATACTAACAAATCCAATAGCTTATCCAAATACAATCTTTTAAACTAGATAAATTTATCTTTTCTATTGGAATAATTGTATTAAAATTTACTTCATTAATTTCTTCAAAATCTATTTTTTCTTTTAAAATATACTATACCTAATAAATGATAAATCTATCTTTTCTAATAATACCTAACTAAAAATAAATAAATAAAATCCAAAAATCATAAATACTATTGGGATCAAACCTTAATAGAAATTCTTTTAATAAAGTCCAAAAGTCAGACTCTGCCTATCCAAAATGATAATCAGTAAACCTCATTTATTTTCTCCTGCATCAGATTTATTAAAACAAAAATATAAATATTCATTTAGATTAGGAAGATTGCCTAATTTTGAAGGCATATTAAATAAATAAGGTTTATCTCCTTTAGTAAAATCTAAAAAATTATTTAGAAGAAAATAAACTTTTTCTTTATATTCTTGATAAGTTTCAATCATAAATACTCTCTCCTTTTCCATCTAAATAATTCAGAAACCATTCATAAGTAGGCACATAGCATAATTCATTGTTAAGATAATTTAACAATGGATAAATTTCATTTTTAATATCATCAAAATTAGTTATACATTCTCCTCTTAGAAGACTAAATTTAATTTTCTAACTTTTGATATCTTCTATAATTTGTTTATCTAAATTACACAAATTGGGAATATTATTAAAATCTTCTTTGTTACTATATAAATTATACATAGTATATAAAATATAATAAATTAAAAGAAGAATTTTTTCTAAAAAATAATTATTTTCATATCCATAAAAAGAAGAATCTAAATCACTTATTGATTTTATTTCATTAATAATTCTATAAAGATTCCGTCTTAAAGTACTTTGTTTACGATTTTCATCAATATTTTCTAATTTCAAAACATCAATAAAATTAGCAAAAAATACAATTATTTTATTAATATATGCTGTAATTACCATGTTAGAATTAGAATGAGATAAACAATTAGGATTGTCTTCTAACTAAGTTATATAAAGACCTAAATTCTAGTCTTCTAACTCATAAGATTCACCATAAATATCACATCTATCCAAGAAAATACTGTCTTCTCCAAAGAAAAATTTTGAATATTTTATATTATTTTTATTAAGAAAATCTCTTTTAAGAATTAAATTAATCTTTTCAACTGATTTATCAGTATTAGCTATTTTAAATACTCCAAAATCTTTCTCATTATGTTTTATTGAATTATATAAAATTTCTAAAACATTATCATTTGGGAATAAATCATCAGAATCCCAAAATAACACATATTTATTAAAAGAATATTCTAATCCTAAATTACGAGTTAGACCTGGTCCTTTTCGTTTTAAATTCTTAAAAAAGAAACAAGGAAAACTCGCTTCATCAAATATCTCAATAAGTTTTTTATCATAGAAAGAATGGTCGCTAATAAAATATACACAACAATCTTTTATAATTGTTTGGGTAGATAAATTATTATACAAATTAATAATTTGCTAATCATTCATATTATAATAAGGTATTATAATATCCATTTTTCCATCAATAAAACGAGTAAAACATTTTTTTAAATAATAAGTATTATATCTAAATTCAATTGGGCATCTGTTTTCTTTAAATAACTAATAATTTTCTAAAAAATTTTCTTTATCATTAACTAATTTTAAATAAAAATCATAATCTCTAAAATAAGCATCTTCCATTGGAACTATAAATTCCGATTTTGTATCATAATATTTGTGCCAAATCCAAGAGGCTTTAGACATAGTTCCATCGCAATATCTACAAATATTTTTAGGCTTAAAAATAAAATTATGTAAATCATCTAAATTATTTATATCCTCTAATCGCAAATAATCACTTTCATCTTCTGGAATATTTACATTATATTTTTTTCTATAAATATCCAAATGTGCAGAAAAAGGACATATATAAATTTTATAATTTTTTAAAGTAAAACAAGGTAACTAATGCGGGCATTTATGAAAATATACTTCATTTATATCAGTAGTTCCTGCTTCATTTACAAGCTATTGTCGCATAAATAATCTTGAATTATGATTAAAACCTAAACCATGACTGTCTAAATATTCTACCGCTTTATGATCAGTATATTTCCCATAAGTAGTAATATCAAATATTACTCCCATATCTTGATATTCTTTCTCATGTTTAAAAGCATCTTGTAAATGACACCCATTGCTTAATATTTTAATTTCTACTTTATTTTTTGGGAAAACTTCTCTAGCAATCTAACATATTTCAAATAATTTTGGATGCAAAGTAGGTTCTCCACCTAAAATCATAAAAAGTTTTATATTTGGAATTTTTTTATAAGCAAAAGTAATCTGATCACGGAAATCATCTAAATCAATATACCAAGGTTCTGCTAAAGGGGAAAAATGATTACATCCTGCGCAATTAAGATTACAATGATCTACAATATGCATTTCTAAACTAACACCATCATAAACCGATTTCCATATTGGATTAGTATAAGGAGGAATCCCTTGATAATTTTTAGTTCTATCTATTTCCATATTTATTCTCCAAAACATTTATAATATCTCTATTATAATTAACCAATTCTTTTATTTGGTTATCTCTTTCCTACAAAAAACATTCCGTACAAATTTCATTTATATCATTTAAATCACTATGAAAAAATTCACAACGATGTATTTTTCTATTTAACTGTTTACAATTTTTGTCACACTTTAAAATCTATTCTTCTTTATCGTAAATAATTGGATGTTCTTCTTCAAATCGTAAAGTTAAATATAATTTAAATTCCAATTGTCCCTAACTTGAATATAACATTGTTCTATAAAAAATAGATTTTACTGTAGATTCAAACGTAAATTTTTGTTTTTGATTAAAAACTAATTCAATAATTTTTATATCTTTATATTCTAAATCTTTTAATTGACTATATAGATAATTTAATGAAGAATATTCTATATCATTTGAATTATTTACAATTTTGCAAAAAGTAATTTCTTTTGGAAAATTTAATCCAAAAACAATATCATCGCATTCACGCTCGTCAAACTTTACTGATCTTAATAAAGTTTGACGAGCATTATATAAATTAATTAACATTAATGATTACGCCAATAGCCAGGAATTTTATATCCTAAGAAATGGCGATAAATTAAATAATCTTCACTCATATTAGGATCTTCATCTTCATTACAATTATCACAATTATTATTATCATTAATGCTAGAATCAATAATTCTTTTAATTAAATTGTTAATAAGAGAATTGACTTCTTCGTTTTCTCCATTATTTTCAATCCAATTTAAATAGATTACATATAATAAATCTTTATAATCTCCAACATTAGAAGGATCAAAAGTATCATCTAAGTGTTGAATTTGTCTTTTCATTTCTTCAATCATTATAATACCCCAATTTACGACATAAAGTAAGCCATTTTTCTTTATCTGCTTCACTCTTAAAATAATTTTTTTCAACTGCAATTTTAGTTAATCCCAACTCACAATAAGTCTTTACTAAAAAAGTTAAATGTGTTTTATGTAATTTACAAACGCTTTCACCGGGAACAAATAAATCACCTGTGGCTTCATACTGAGCGCCTAAACATCCTTTTAAACAATAAGGATCAAAAGGACAAGTTAAACAACCAATATTCATATGTGTATTATTCGTTTTAATTACACTATACACAGTAGGATTAATTGCAGTAATACCAACTACTTTGTCATCTTTTACATCAAGACGTCCACCAAGAAACTGAGGATAAGAAGTTCTATGGCAAGGCGCAAATTCAAAACTCGCCACATAAAGACAAGTCTAATGCGAAATCGCGCAAGTATATTCTTCACTATTCCAAGTAGAAGTTAATCCAATAGGGTCATAATTACCAAGACAAGGTAAAGAACCTTCTTTTCCATCTCCTAAGAAAATATGTCTTGCCAATTTATCTACAGACTCACCATTTTTATGAAATCTTACTTCAAGCATATGAGTTAAAAATTCAAGATAATGATCTAATTTCTCATCAGTCCATTCATCATTGCGGACTTCCAAATACATAGGTTGAAAATCATGAATGTCTTCACCAGCAAGATTATACTTTTCATATTGTTCGTCCCACCAATCAAAATTCTTAATAGCACTCTCAATATTACTTGGAGAAATCATAGGATGAATACCACAAGGATTTCTTTGAAGGAATTCAAGAATTTTAGTATAATAACTATCATCTTTATCGCGCTCGCGCACACTATTATAAGGTCCATCTATAGAACAAGAAAGGCTTATTTCCATATTGATAGTTTTAAATTTAGCTAAAAGCTCTTCCATTTTTTTAGCTTTTTTATCATCAATAGCAAAACTAAAATTATTAGGAATTACAATACGAGGATGGAAATTAAAAATATTTGGATGTTCATCAAATAATTCTTTATAATATTTAAACATTAATTCGAGAATTTCAAATCCAATATCATCATAAAATAAATCTCCAGCAAAAAGTTCCATTTCATGAAATAAAACTTTTCTTTCTTTAAAGATATAATTCAAAATAATATCTGTATTATGAACAAGAGTTTCCTTATCGGCGCGTTTCTCCATCGGATAGAGTTTATCTCCATACCGTGCAACATAACAATATTCACATTGTTGATTACATTCGGGTCTTATAATAAGCTCAAAAGACTCTCCATTAATCCAGTATCCTTCCTCTTGGTGATCCCTATTAAAAATATAATTATCTATAAATTTTTCAAAATATTTATTATTATCTAATTGACAACCTTCACTAATATTCATTAATTACTTTCTCCTCTATATTCATTCATATTTTCAGTATTTCGGAACCATTCTTCTTCGGGTTTAAGTAAATTATTTTCTCTATCTACATACATAAATAGTGCTGATTGAGTTCTTAAAGTGCCTACACTTCTTAACAACGCGCTACCAGAAGAAATAAAATTATTATAAGTACAAGCATCAATTTTTGTTGCAATTAATGCCAATCTTAATAATTTATCAGGATTATACTTGTAAATAGAATTTAATTGATTGCATTCATTAAGCATTTGTAAAGTATTTACAGTTGCTTGAAACATAAATGGGAAGGAATGTGTTTTATACATATTATATTTATATATAACTTTATTAATATCTTCTTCACTATCAGTTAAAAGATTAATGCAATCAGTTTTAGTGCGACGAGTGTCTTTTCTCAATTGTGCTCCAATAGTACCATCATCTTTAACATTATTACCATCAAGATCAAACATAAAGTTTTGACAAGACATCATAGTACCATCATAAAGTAATTTTAATTCATTAAAATTACCACTACAAAAATTATTTCTTGAAGCTACAGTAATTGCTTCTTGATTTCCTTCCATAACTAATCGCATTAATTCTTGGGGCGTAATTGGACGATCTTCTCCAGTAAATCCATGTAAATCAGAAAATACTTCTTCATAAAGATGACGATAACCAATAATAATACTAACTGGAAGATGTGGGTCATGAAAATCACTTACATCAATATTAACAATGCGTTGTAAGAAAGACTCATATTCAATACGTTCATCAACTGATCCATCTCTTGGATTCTCAGGGCAAATAGATACACTACTATTTACTTCAACTCTCTAATTAAGATTAATATCAGCTAATTCAAATCCAAAATTATCTAAATCTTTATAATAATCATGAACTTTTTGAGTTGTATTAAGTTCATGAATTAAAGCTCCAGAAAGAACACCATGTAATTGAATAGATACATTTACATTATGAAATTTAATTTTATTTAATTCTTTAATTACAGTTGAAGCAGTCTCAAAGATTTTTTCATTATTAGCATTTCTAATATTATTGGTTGAGTAAGTGCCATCATAAGAGAATTGAACTTCTAAAGCAAGTTCATTATTTGCTAATTCATCAACCTTTTTAATAAAATTAACAGTTCTTTCAGGAAAATCCATCCCATTAGTAGAATAGTCAATATGATTAATATTTGGGAAATAATTAAACCAATCTTCCAAATGATCAGTAAGAAGATGTAATGTCAATGTAGGCTCTTGACCCCATAAAGTAAAACATTCTATTTTATATCTATCAAGATTTAAACGTTTAAAAATACCTTTTACATTATTTAAAAAAGTACCATCATTTAAAGCTTTAATAGTTTCATGTTGTAAATTTGCAGAGCAATTATTTAAAGTATTCTCAATAAGACAATATTTACAATGTAAATTACATCCACATGAAGAAACTAAAGATATTGCTCTAATATCCATTTCTTTAAACATTTATATTATAAAACTCCTTTTTCTCAAAAAATTAAGAGCGTACTCTACCAGCGCCACTACGATTTGAACTTCTAGAAGCATAAGCACTTCTATAAGTATAATTACTTGAATAATTTGAAGAACGTTGAGAATTATTACTACTATAGTTAGAAGATCTATTACCATTATTACTACTATAGTTAGCAGATCTATGACCATTATTACTTGAATAATTAGCAGTATAATAAGTATAGTTACTTGAATAATTTGAAGAACGTTGAGCATTATTACTTGAATAATCTGAAGAACGTTGAGCATTATTACTTGAATAATCTGAAGCACGTTGAGCATTATTACTTGAATAATAAGAAGAACGTTGAGCATCATTACTTGAATAATAAGAAGAACGTTGACTATTATTACTTGTATAGTTAGCACCACGATAACCATTATTGCTTGTATAATTCGCTCCATCATAGGCGCAAATGCCATTTATAGTATCAAGTTTACTTCTAATTTCCTCTAAAGGGACTCGTTTCATAAGTTCATTAGCTCTTGGAGCGGTAAAATTAGAAAAAGTAGCCTAAGTTCCTACATAAGAAACATTTCTTAAATTTTCAATTTCATTTTTTAAAGTAGTAATGTCACTTTCTCTCGTACGACGCCCCTCATTTGAGGGAGCAGCCGTGCGAGATTGAGAAAAACGAGTCTAAGCAGTATTTAAAGTATCATATAGAGCGCGAACATCGCTCCATGAAATACGACTACCAGCCATTTATATTCTCTCCTTAATTTACAGCCTCGGGAGTATAAGTTATATTAAGCTCTGCTATAGTGTTATAACTATTAGCATATGACTTATCTCCAATATCATTATTATATTCGAATACCATTTCAGCAATATTGGCAACATTTTTTTCAAAAACTTTTCTATAATCATTAGAAACAGCTAAATAATATACACCAATTTTAGCAACCTTTGAACGATCAAAATTTCCAATAAGCTGAGCAGAAACTTTAGGTAAACTTAAAGTTTCAACATCATAGCCTTTTGAATATTCACGAAGTCTAAAAGTATATTTAATTCCGCTAGTTTCTCCATTAATACTTGTAGAAAAAACAATAGGACCAGTTATAATACTTTCAGTCTCTTTGCCTTCATTGTCAGTAACAACTACCTTAAAGGTATTATTTAATTCAGTCATTATTAAAATTCCTCCTAATAAAATAAATAATTAGGATACTATATATCCTATTTTTATTAAAAATTTATTTTATTTTATTTTTTAATTTCGGTTAAACCTAACCATTTATCATTTTTACTAAATAAATAATAACAAAAAAAAAGAGTAATGTCAAATGACATTACTCTTTAAATCAATTCAATCCTAATCTTGCCATCAAATCAGCAACATTTTTCTTTTCATCTGTAGTAATTTCAATCGGGGTTTCTCCACCTGCGGTTGCCCCATCTTCAAAATTCAAAACATTTGAATCCGTGGTTGCACCTGCTTCACCAACCGGAGTCTTTGGGCATGTCATACTAATAGCAATTTGAATTCGCTCACCATTCTCGTTAGCCCAAAGATAATACTTTTTATCTCGCTCGCCGATCCAATCAGCGCCAAATACTTCCGCCATTTTCTTGGCGATCTGTTCCTTAGCTACTGTACCTTTAGCCATATCTAATTCTCCTTAACTAAAATTATGTATAAAGTCTTTTAAAGACCTAAAATTATTAACTTTTTCTTCATCAGCATCTCTAAAACACCAAGGACATAAATACATATCAGTTCCTTTATGATAGTGAATATCTTCTGTATAATATAAATTATTACAACATTCGCATCGTTTACAATAAGTATCTGCACAACTATCGCAAACCAATTCATTCTCATCGCCTACGGAATTTGCTTCATCAAGGATTATACGAGAACCGCAACAAGCGCAATAACCGTAATTATCATCTTCGTTTACTCCATAATTGAATTCACAGTCTCCGCATCGCATATATTCTCCACTTTCGATAATAGTTTTACCGCATTGTAAACAAGGGACATCGCCACCAATAGACCAATGAGGAAGATCAGTCTCTAATGGATAATAATACAATTTTAAACTATAAATGGGTAAATAGCAAGAAGAATAAAGCAAATCATTATATTGAAGAGTATGCTCGCCAATATCTTCAACAATATCACTAATAGGATATAAACGAGATAAAATAGGAATCCATGTCTCGGATAATCCAATAGTTTCTTCATCAAAAGAAGTAGTGCTCATCCTATTAGAAACAGTATTAATACCTCCATCTACCCATTCACGCAACTGAAAAGTCTTATCAAAAGTATTGATAATATCTTTAATTTTAATTAAAGCATTGGTTGTCATAAAAGGATATTGACGACCAGCCATTAAACCACGTCGCTTATCTTCCATGTAAAGAAGCATACGCCATTTCTTAGAATTCCAAAGAACATCTTCAGGGAAATGCGGAAGTTTCTGATTCTCTGCTCCGCGCAAATAACAAATAAAAGTGCTTTTATCTACCATGTAAGATAAATTTCCTGCTCTATATTCGCCGTCAAGTGCATGGCAAGAGCGCCAATTATAAGTATTTTCACTTACGCTTAAAAAATCCAAAGGATGAACTGAGAAACATAATGTTCCCTCAATCTTGTCCTCTTGGATAATACGACTTGCGTAATTCTGAATATCTTCCAAAGAGCGTGGATTCTCTTCAAAATACTTAAAAGCCTTAACTAATTTCATTCCTCTTGGAATCTTTTTATCTTTATAGAAATAAGTATCTATAACTGTATTGTTAAAGAATCCTTCTTTATTTACTGAAATAAAATCCTTTAAGTCTTCATTATTATAAGTATAATTAATTGTTTCAAGAAACTCTTCAAGACGATGCTCTTTAGTTTTATCATCTAAGGAAAAAGATACCTTTTCCGGCCATTCATAAATTAAATGACCGTGAAAAAATTTAATTAAGTCTTTTTTGGCTTCGAGGAATCTTTCGAATAGTTCTTCTGTTTTTGGATTACTGATTCCTTGGGAGTAACTGATGACTTTGTTGAACTGTTCTTTAATGCTTTCGATGTCGAAGTCATATGACATTTGACTAATCCTCCAATACAATCTTTACAATACTCGCTGTGTGGGTTCGCAGGGTCAATCTCAAATGCCTCTTCACACTCCGCACACCATTCAACATTACTGGGAATACAATCAGGGCAATAAAAACATGTATGTCCATCTAATCCCTTTACTGGAAATGTTTCATATTCACTAAATAACTGACCGCATCCTCTACAATGAACGTAGAATCCATCGCCATCAGTTGGAAAATTCTTACAAATATTATCGAACCAAATACTATGATAATTACGATAATACTCAAAATTAGGAATATCTTTCTCTTTGAGCATGCGGATTACCTTATTAATCGTATCAAAAAGAGCACCCGCATTTAATGTTTCAATACGGTTATGTTCATTTTTATAACCTACTGAAAGATTCACGCCACAAATTTTCCATTCAGGACATAAAACACTAATATCACTAAACGTGCCAAAATCCTCTACAAATCCAAAAGATTCAATGTAATCAATGAATTTAGGATTGTAAAGGTCATAAAACACACAATCATTTGTGCCTTGTCTATCCAACTGAATAATATATTTCAGATTGGGAAATGGACACTCAAAATATTGTAATACTAATGCTTCGGCGCCCAATCCACCAATTTCTTCATCAGTGGTAAAAATAATAGAAGGACGCAAAGATGTATTTCTCAAAATATGAAGAATCGCATATACTCCTGCTCTATCATCTGCGCCAAGACCATCGGGCGACCAAAGCACATTTTTTCTTGTATCATAATATAAATCTTTGACCGGTTTCTCAAACACAGTATCAAGATGAGCTACTAAAGCAATAGGAATATCGCCAACCGCACAAACATACTCTTTAGTAATAACTACTTCAGTATATTTAGCTTTCAATACATCGGCAACATATTCTCTTAACTCATCTTGTGTCGAGCGAACCAGATATTCAAATAACCAAAGTTCATTAGTTTTAAAACCTCTCACAGTTTATTCTCCTATCTTTTATCTTATATTTATATTATAACATTATTTTTTTTATTTGTCAATTGAGTCTTCTTCCGCTTCGGGGATAGGATTATTCTGCTTACTTGCTTGAACGGCTTTATCTATAACACGAGAAAATATAAATGCGGTTTCACAATAATGACACGTCCCTTGTCGCTGACAGCGCTGACCGCAATTGATGCGGTTGGGGCCAAAATCTTCGGGAATTCCACGATTATCCACATTATAATTTAAATTAGTTAATAAAAGGTTTAGATTACCTTGCCAATGACCACTTTGATAAATATCCAAAAGCACAGCTTCTTTAGAGAGCGCAGGTTCATCGAATTCTAAAGTTGAGACATATGTTCCATAATAATCTACGTCTTCCGGTCGAACGTAAGAACCGCATATTCCATTTTCTCTTGGAAGGTTATCGTCATAGCACTTATTCGCAATCATACGAATTGGAACTTTTGCTTGCTAATTTAATTGTCTTAAATCAAATGTAAGCGGTGCCCCGATGAAAAGTTCGCTAACTCCAAGATCAAGGAGAACGCGGACTTCTGCCCACGTAGTAGCAGGATAAGCAAAATAATACTTTACATCAATATTACATCCATTGCGGGTAAGCATATCTTCAAATGCTACAATAAGATCGACTTTATCCTTAAATGAATCAATCTCTTCCCAATTCACTTCTTCATTTTTGCGGATTCTGATAATATATCGTTTATTTGGAAATTTCTAAATCATATCATACATAATATTTATATCATTATAATTAACCATAAGTTCATCAGCTTTCTCGCGAACAACATCAGGTTGACGCACAGAAACACAATATTTCAAATTATATCACTCCTTTATAATATAATTATAACAAAAAACTCCAATTTTGTCAAGAAAATTCTAAACGGCTTTTTACTTTTGGACTTTCGGTATATGCGACCAGCACCGGTCGAAGCAGATAACAAGAAAAAATGGACTGAAAAATTTTCAGTCCATTTAATCATTTAGCTCTTAGTCCTCAGCGACAATCTTTCGATAAGCCACTTTCTTGGACGCCTTACCGCCATCAGTACCCGGAACGGAAACCTCAGTCTTCTCCGCACGATTCTCGCTCACAAGAGTGCGAAGTCGATAGCTTGCCTTCTGCGCAGAGACATCCTCATCGCCAAGAGCCTTGACAATCTCGGGGATAGTCATAAACTCATCGCTAGAAAGAACATTATAAATCTGCTCAGTCAGCTCATCGCCCTCTGCCTTCTTGGCAGCCGCACGCTCCTTAGCCTTAGCAGCCTTCTTATCAAGCAGGTCAATCTCGTTCGCGCAGAACTCAGCGACAGCCTCGTCAGTGATGTTCTCATTGAAGTCTACCATGTGCAGAGCGCCACTCTCAGCCAGACCTTTAATTGCCTCAAACATTTCACGCTTAGAAACCTTAACTTCATTAGTCATAATTTTTACCTTAACCTTTCATAAATAACAATTTTATTTTTAGGAAGTATTTCTTCCTTTACCTTACATAAATATTATATATTATTTTTTTTAAAAAATCAAAGAAGGTCTTTGATTTGGGTTGGTGCCAATAGCCCAAGAAATAAATTCCTTTTCACTAATATTAAAGAGGTCTCTGCCCTTTTTAGTGAGAGTTTCTCCATCGACATAATAATTGGAGCGCCAACCATCTCTATCTTCTTCAATTTCACCACTGAAGAAGGTTTTTACTTTTTTATCCTCACAGCAATCCCAACAAATATCCGTATAGAACCCAACTGGCTTCTTCTGGAATCGAAGGCGGATTTGCTTCATGTCATCATAGTCTTTGCGGACTCCGCAACAAGGACAAACTTCTGTGTTTTCGTCATAACAATAAGCGCAGTAAGTTCTTCCATCGACATTATAAGTGTCATCGACATAAACAATATCGCCACACTTATCGCACTTTACTGTGCCCGAACAACTTGGGCAAATGGTCATTTCCGCGTTATTCTCTCTATCATCGAGAAGAGAATCATCAAGAAGTTCTCCGCAACACATGCACTCAGATTCACCCGAGTAGTTAAGATTAACGCTTTCATCCGTAGGAATTTTAGTGGAAACGTAAGCATTATGCTCTGAGTAGATATCATTATACATGAAATTGGTATCAAGATTGAAATAAATATTTCTGTCAAGCTCGCCAATAATGTTATTACTGTAATTATGAATCTGATTTAAATACTTGGTATAAGGGCCAAAACCAAGATTCTGTTCAGCGAGCTTTTTGATCCAAGCAAGACAAATGCTTTCAAGATTTTCATTACAATAAGGATAACCCTTAATGCCAAGAATAAGGCTTTTATCTACAATGAAAAGCTCGCGCCAACGCTTACTATTCCACATAACAGGCTGACCGTTCTTATACCAAAGTTCCATATCCTTATCAGATTTAAGGTAAGCTTCGAGGATAATGGGAGAATTCATCATCTCAACGGTTCCCTGACGATATTCACCACCACCACTCTGCCATCTCATACAAGAATCCCAACCGCAATCATTATCACTCATAGTGATATAGTCAAGAGGATGAATAGAAAGACAGAGTTCACCAGAGATATTTTTCTGATTAAGGAACTGAGAATGAGCGATACGGAACTTTTCATAGATATCGCGGTCAATCTCCAAGATATCACTCATCTTACCAAGCATCTTACTAAGCTTCATACCCTTATTAATCATAAGAGTTTTATTGTTATAAGTGAATTTAAAAGATTCCCCATCATAAATGTTAGACATTAAAGGCTCAACATCCAAAAGATTTACCAGATTAAAATACTGAGTATCAGAGATGTCTGTTTTAAGATAAAGATCTCTTACCTTATTATTAAAGGTATTTCGGAATTCATATCCATCACCATTTCTACCGAAATAATCATAAAAATCATCACTCATATCTTCATAAGTGCGAGAATAACTTACCTTACGAGAAATGATAAGATTATCTCCCAACATTTTATAAAGACTCTGCTTATTATAAGCCCAAAAGCGGAGAATGTAGTCGAGAGACGCCTTCATATCGGAACTATCTCCACCGAGGCCCGCAAAATTACGGATATACCATTCAATCTTTTCGCAATCTTCTTTGGAAAGGAGTTCAAATAAATTAGCCATATCTTATCAACCTCTTTTTAATACCTTTCTTAACTTTATATATATATTATATTATATTTTTTTATAAAAATAAAGAAAGCCCTTTGCGGTCAATCAAAGGGCTTTCTTGCGAAAGGGGTTTTATTATATTTACTTACAAAGATTACCCATGAACATGAGCGGAAGAAGATCATCCGCGTTCTTGGAGTCCTTCATAAGGAAATACATCATCATAGGATTCTTAGAGAAATCCATACCACCCTGACCGCCCATCATAGAGAGCATCAGCATGGTGTTCATGTCAAACTCGCCACTATTCTCACTCATCATGAGGAAGGGGAGCATATTGCCGAACGGTGCATCCGGAGTGGGCGCATCAGAAGTCATATTAAAGAGAGACACGACCTTCGTTGCGAAATTGAAACCAAACGGGGACTTGGTAAGCAGAATCTTCTTCTCCTCACCGGCCTGCGGATCAATCGCGGTCATACCCGTTTCAGACACATCAATCACAAACATCGCCTTGCGGTTGTGGATAACAATGTCGCCGACCTTAACGTCCTTGATGGCAACCGGCATCTTGTAAAGAAACTTACCGCCATCAAAGTTGAAGACATCGACGTCGATAATTTCCTTACTCTCAGGGTTATAAGAAACCCAAGTACCAGCCGCATTCTTCACAGCCAGACCATACATAGACATACGAATGTTATCATTGGTGCAGGGGCCAAAATCAAAATTAAACGCCTTCATTTTATTATTTCCTTTCTTATCATCAACATTATTGTTAAATGTATTTTGTTCATTCAAAACTTTATTGATTCGATCATTGATATAATCGGTATCAATCATAGCACACTTATCTTTAATTGCGTCAATTTGACTACCGAGTGTAATTGTGGTAGGATCAGTAAGAGTAGTAGCGAAAATTGTATTAGAATTAATCGAAGCAACCTTCCCAGTTTGAAGACTACAATCGCTATCAGGAACTGCCACAATAGGTGTAGTATGTAGCTTTCCAAGAATCTTCTGGGCTTCTTCATCAGAAATAGTATTCGTGCAAGAAAATTCTGTGTTCCATACTCCCTTGTCAAATACTTTGGTATAATCAAGTCCATCCCCGGGCTTACTTATATTATTATTCTTTTCAGTAGCCTTCTTCGCTCTACGCATCTTATACTCAAAGAACTTCTCAGAGCACTTGATTACATACTTATCTGTAAAAATATTACAAATATTATCAAGCAGATATTTACCAAAAGATCCATCAATGCCATCAACAAAAAAAGAATAATTTATAGTGTAAACATCAGGGTAAATATCAAAGAAAATCTTATCATTGAGGTCAGATTTGACAACAATTCTGACATTATTTTTAGAAGTTTTTAGTTTACGCCAAAAGACATAATCAAGTTTCTGATACTTATTATCTTGAACTGCTTGACTAAATCTATCTAAAATTTTATCAAAAATATTATGTGGGAATTCAAAAATTCCAATTACATTAGTTTCGGCCATTTAGTCTCCTCTCCACTTCTCGTCGGATATATTCCATATCGATATTCGTCAAAGTGAGCTCAGTCTGGAAAATCGTCGCGCCCGCACTAATTTCCTTGATAATTCTTTCAAGTTCCTCAGTGTGATTCGCATAACACATAAACAAATTATCCATTACTCCACCCATTCTTTGGCATTTTCATCGTCCCAAAATAGAATAAACTCAGTATAAGCTGTGCCATCCTTATCTTTCTCAATAAGGATATTTAGCATATCATTGTAGCCACTATTTTCCGGATAATCAGTTTCCCAAATTTCACGAATACTATAATAATCCTCATGCGGATTCGCCAAATGGGTAATAAATTCCTCTACGGTCCAAGTTTCAGTAGGCGAACAAAACACAAAGCCATGATGCTCACTATGAACCGCAATTACTCTTTTAACCATTGTTATCTTCTCCTAATATATCACAAATTGCCTGATGACTAAAAGTAATCTTTGCTCCGAGGTAAGGAACTGTTTTATCATCAGCGATAATAATTTCCACAAAAGCAATATCATATTTATAGAAATATACAATACGCTTAATTGCTTCCAAGTAATTAGAGGCTACTATTACGCCCTGAAAATCTTCCTTTTCTGAGTCTACTGCATGAACATGAGCTATGTAGTGATACTCCATAACAAATAACCTCTTTTTTTATTTTCTATATATATTATATATTATTTTTTTAAAAATGTCAAAAAGATCTTACCAACCACGACACACGAGCATGCTTACATAGTCAGTAATCCATATAAAAAAAGTCCTTTCTTAACTTTCTATAAATATTATATAATAATATTTATAAAAAATCAAAAAAGGACTTTTAATTTATTTAATTATTGAATAAATCAGTATCAATAATGGCGAAATTCGCACGATGAATATATACTGCCTTGCCATCAATTGTCAACTGAGTAGTCTTAGGAAGGTTCTTTGGAATGCCCCAAGAGACGTTATCCCCTACAAACATACAAATGGGGTCGCCCATCTGAGACTGAATTACTACAATCTTACTGCCGTCATCTGCATTGTTCAAATTCTTAGACTTCCAATACCACCAAGAAAGATCCCAATACTCATCCCAACTGCGGTCGGTAGGCGCGGAAATGCTGGCTCCATTGCCACTATTAGTCGAGGCTTCCGCGGGAATATCTACATCATACTGAGTGAGACGGCTATCAGCAAAAACAATAGTAGAACCGCAACTCTCAACACTCTTGCCATCAATGTCAATGCTTACAACCGACGAAAGAGAATAAGAACTAACCCAACTACCATCAGTGTTATAAGCCCATTCCTTTACCTTATTAGGCTTAATGTCGAAGGTCTCGCCTTCACACTGAAACCACTGAGCGCCGTGATTATCATAGAAAGTAGCGAGGAAAGAAAGCTTAACATCGCCATCCTCCGGCTCAGCAGTAATTGTAGTTGTTTCTGGACTATCGCACGCAGTCAACGAAAGGCAAAGGATAATTGCAATAATACCACAAATAAATCTCTTCATAATTTAATGCTCCTTTGGATTATTTTCCATATAATTTTTGATACGTTCACCATCAAATCGAGAAGGACATTTGAGACAAATATAAGTATTATAACTACTGCACCAATGCTTCTCAGTTCCATCAGGATTGATGGTAGGATTTAAAGTGTCATACGCACAATAAATAGGTTCCATTTCCATTATTTTACCTCACTACATCTCGTTAACGTGTTAATCTTTACATTCTTACGAACATCTTGTGATTTCACAGTTCCGCGGATATGATAAGTATTTCCAATAGTCCAATCACTCTTGGAAGAAGTAATCCACATAAACTGATTACCATCAGCATCACTCATAGAGTAAGCAATAGTATGACCATATTTGCTTTCAAGAGCGTGCTTATCATCAATCTTTACGGTAATATCAATGCGGTCGCCGATATTACCGATCCACTGAGCCAAACTTTCATCATATATAAGGGCATCAACCGCGTGCTTTACCACTTCTTCACGATAAAGTTCGCCGTCTGCTCCGCCGACCTTATCCCAATCAAGACGAATCGGTTCAACATCTGCGGGAAGCGCGGGAATCTCATCACATGAGCGGAAATACCAACCCCACAACCGCGTATAACGTGCGGAACTCATCTTAAACCAATCATTCTCTTCATCACAATTACCTTTGAAAATCGTGATGTAGCCTGCGTCGCCAAACCCAAGAACTTGACGATGTGGAGCCATCTTAGTTGCTACCTCTTGGGATTTTTCTGGGTAAAGCCTAGTATACTCCGCGTCTTCATACCAACGCACCTGGCGAATAGTTCCGGTTTTTGGGTTCTTCACCTGAATATATTTCTTTCCCGCAGACACATACACGTCGCCAATAAATTCAAATTTCTGAAAACTCGGAGCCACCATGCTTTACGCCTCCCACATACTAACTATGCTAAAATGTTTTTCGTGATCTAAGATATAAGCTTCAAGTGTTTCATATTTCTTAGAGTTATTACACTTATTATATAGCTCAAAAGAGTCTTTCATACTATCAAAATAATCTTCAATGGATAAATCGTGATAAACACAAGACCAAAGAAAATCACCATAAGTTTTTTCTTCATAAAAAGAAAGAAGCATTTCATATGCATCTGAAAGATCACCGCAAGCTAAAATGGGGCTAAATTCATCACATACTAAATAAACTCTTTTCATAGGATTGTCCGCTCCTCAATATAATATTCATGGCTCTTAAACTGAATTGCGAAACCTTCAGTCGTAGTATAAGGAGACTTCATTGCCTTAAGCTTGCTATACAAATTTTTCAAACTGGCAACCTCACTCCACCACTTTTCCGGTTCAATAGTAAGGTAAGAACTGGTGAATCGCACAGTATCATCAAGGAATCGCTCATACATTGCTTCCTCTTGGAGAGAAAGAACTGTCTCCTGAGCGTCATCAATAGTTTCTGTAAGAAGAACAATCTCCTCAGTCTCATTGTCCCTAATAGCGTAAATCGTTTTCATAATTAAAACTCCTTGTTAATTATCCATCAAATAATCAAATCCATAACCACACAAATGACCTTCCTCAATCCAAGAGACAAAGCAAGCACCACCTTCTCTATTGGGCCATTCAGCGCAAGAAAGATTCCATTGCTGAATACGAAGATGATTAAAATACTCAAGAATTTTATCAACTGCGATCTCGTCGCAAGTCATTACATCATAACCACCATGGCCATACTCAACGCAAATATTCTCAATATCTTCTTCAATTTTAGAATAAGGAATATTAACAGTGCCAAGCATAAGCGTCTCTCCTTTTTTTTATCTTCTCTTTAACTTTCTATAAATATTATAATATATTTTTTTATAAAAATAAAGAAAGACCTTATGGTTTATATAAGGTCTTTAATCATCGCTATATTTATCATTGTAAGCGTTCCAGAAACAGCGAAACGCCAGAACCAACCAAGTGATTAGTGCGGGAACCGCAATCTTCATGCCAATACCTTCCATAATATTGATGCATAAAACCCAGAAACAAAGTCCGCCTAAAATATTACCTAAAATATTATTTTTCATCATGAGGGCCCTCTGTATCTTTTTCTTATAGCCTGAGAAGAGAACAGAGCAAACCCGCAATCATTTCGCGGTTCTTAATATCTTTCTTGAAAGTCTCAGGGCAACAACCAGTAGTTTCCTCAATGTAAGAAATGAGTTCCGCATTGCGCGCACGACTCTCTTCAAGCTCTTTCTTCGCGGCTTCCAGTTCCTTTTGGGCTTCCGCAAGTTCTCTACAAAGTTGAAGATTACGCGCTTGAAGTTTAACCTTCTCGCGCTCAAAAGCAAGGTCTTTCGCGCTCTTCTTATACTTACTCGTTGCCATTAAGATTCATCTCCTTGTCATAAAGTTCCTTATAAATCTGACAAGTCTCAGGGTAGACATATACGCCATACTGCTTATTATATTCCGTGGCAAAATGCTCCTCAAAGGTTTCAATCTGAGCATCAATCTCAATATTAGAATAACCCTTAACCTTGATATACACCGGATCGCCAACATGTTCATTAGAGACAGAATTGTAATAATCAATGCGATAATACTCTTCGCGCATTTCATTATCTTCTTCCTCTTCAAGGTCATTAGCTCGATCCCAAAGAGTGTCAAGCATCTGCTCATAAGGGAAGAAACCAAACTCAGGAAACTTTTTACCGAAGACCATTTCAATGCCTTCGGGATACTCTTCGAACTCAGACACTTCAAATGCACTAAGGAAATCGTTGACATTATTATATTCAATTTCCTCATTGGTGCCGATCTGATAAATAAATGGCAGACCACATTCAATATCTGCAACGATCGCATTTACAGTCGCAGTATAGTGCTCGTATTCCTTTTCGTCCATAATGGAAAAGCCATCAACAAACATTTCATCAGCCCAGTTATCTTTATAATTAACATAATAAAACATATTGATCACTCCTCCATAATCTTAATAAACATCAATGCCTTCAACCGCATCTTCGCAATTCCAAAGAATTTCGAAAGCCTTTACAGTATTTTCAGTATGAAATAACTCAGTAGAAGAATCCATTACTTCAAAAGCTTCTGCGACATTGCTTTCTTCTTCGAGGTCTTCATAATGAATGGTCTTAAAAATATAAGTTTCATCATGACAAATTGCAATCTTATTAACAAAAAGACAGAAATTATACTTATGAATATCACCTTTGCAGATGACAAACTTATCGTGATAGCCATCATCAAAAACGATTGCATTAATAAACTTCTCCATAATTATCATTTCCTCTCTCACTAATATTTATTGATTATTCTTTTACATTTCGAATAAAGCTTTTGAGAATTGAAATATTCGAAGTAAGTTCATCAAGCTCATCGCTATCAATGACACCTTGCCAGTAAAGCATATCAACATAGGTGTCAATTGTTTCAAGAGCCTCAACTGCGTCTTCCTTAGTACAGGGCTTTTCTATCAACTTCATAATTATCATTCCCTTTCTTAACTTTCTATATATATTATATATTATTTTTTATAAAAAATCAATAAAACTCTTTTTTGGAGGTATCATACAATCAAGGATTTAGCGTATATAATATAGCCTATTCAAGTTTGTTAGTAGAACTATCATACCCACTTATAATCTAACCTTATTGAATAGCACCCTTGGGCGGTATGGACTGAAACTTTATCCTATTGGGGAAGAGAATGCCCTTCCAGAGTTTTATATTAAGTATTGTGGATATCTACACAACAATACTCATCAATAAAGAGACTTTTACCGAGGTTCGCAAACTCGCAGTCAAGCTCACTGACGGAAAGTCCAGTGTTATCGCGGACGGGCCAGACTTCCCATTCAATGCCTTCCTCTACTTCTTCCAGGTCGTAATCCTCAAAGGCATGACTATAACTATCAATTACATCATAAGCCATTCCTTTGCCAATATCATCAGCTTCTGCGGCACTATCAACCTCGAAGACACCGCCAGTATTTATACCGTGGAGTCCGCAATAGACGCTTTCATAAGCATAAATCATTACAACCATTAGGTAGTCTCCTTATCAACTTCCATAATCTTTACATAGTAGTCGCCGTAGCTGTGAACGAAAAACCCATCAAATGAAGGCTTTTTACAATATGAAATAGACTTATTTTTTTTCCAACGTTCTTGCGCTTCCTTTTCTTTTTTTCGTCCTGCTTCAAAAGCCTTTTCCTCAGTAGAATAAAGGCCAAGCACCGCGGTATCATCACCGCCAAAACTATCATAATGATAACAAAGAGCATAAATAGTCATTAATGACATACCTCCGTATAATAAGTTCCAAGAGAGCCATCTGCGTTAATCCAAGAGACAATTAGCACGTAAACCATTTCGATGCCGATTGTGTCGAAGACGCAGGGGATTTCAATATTATACTCGCGGATTCGACCCTCGCCCTTAGCCTTAGAGAAAAGAATCTCAACCGCGTTGGCAATATGAACGCCATCCTTAGAAACGAGCATTGCGTATTCATCATCTTCTGGATCAGTATACTTTCTACCAATTAGATCCCAAAGCTCTACATACATAATTTTCATTTCCTTTCTTAACTTTATATATATATTATATTATATTTTTTTATAAAAATAAAATAAGGACTTATGAATTAACATAAGTCCTTATTTTATTTAATGAACTGAATGAGCGTCGCCCATGTAATAAATAGTTTCGCCTACATCGGTGATTTCGCCACAAACGGTAATATAAGAGCCTTCCTTGGCATTCTTAATGAAATCATAAACATCAGAGTCCTTGTCCATACTCCAATGGATATTATCTAAGAGAGTAAAATCATCAGGATCGGATACAATAGTAAAATATTTACCATCGCTATCAACGGTGTCAAGATATCCTGATACCTGAATATACTTACCGGTATACTCTTCCTCAGCCTTAATAGGATAATCTTCTACCATATCAATCATCTTAGAAAGAGATTCGGATGAGTATTCCGCGGTTTCCTGCTCATCGGTCTCTTCGACGGGATCAACCGAACTCTGAGACGAGGCTCCCGCGCTTTCTACAATCGGAGGGCTATATACCGTGGGTTCAGGATTGGGATTCCTAATGACATAATCAATTCCCGTAAAGATAATAAGCACAAGGAGAATATGGAACCACGTCTTATCATAGAAAGGAATCTTTACATTGCCTCCACAAAACGGACAAACTTTTGACTTATCAGAAATGGGCTGACCGCAATGTTTACAAATAATCATTTTTATTCTCCTTACTTTAACTCAATAGGTTCAAGTCGATCAACATACTCTCCCGCAAAAACCTTCAACCAAGGGTTCGCGCGATTAGCCTTTGCGCTCGCAAGGTCTTCATTATATTCCTGAATTTCTTTATAAAGTTCAGTTGCACCAAGGTTATTGTCATTATCAGTATAGTTCTGCTCAAGTCGCCATTCAAGAGTAGCCTTACGAGTTGTATATTTCTCGTAAAGAGCATCACTGCATACATTTTCATTGACAACCACAATAGTAGAAAATACTATTACGATTCCAAAGATAGCAGTACCAATGATGCCGACAATCGAACTAATACAACCAAGATCAGAATATCTATAAAAACCCCAAGCTGCGAGAGCAATAAAGGCCACGAACGCAAGAATAAAAACTACATAAAGCATAACTATCTTCTCCTTAATGAATAAAATATTGAATTACTCCATACAATCCTAAAATGATTGGGAGTGCAGAGATTACAAGTAGAAGGGTTCCGGTAATGAGACAAGTATCAATCAGAAACATATCTTCAAAAGGGTCAGCGCAGTCGGTAAGGTTGAAGATATATAGGGCAAGCCTTATTACAATTAATCCAAGAATAATTTCTATAATAAATCCTACCATATATCCTTCTCCTTAATCTAAGTCATCGAACAAAACGGATAAAATGCCAAGAGCGCAAAAACAAAGAATTATTATTTTAAACATAAAAGACTGACTGAATAAAACCGGCAAACAGGCAAAGCAACATGCCCATACCGCAATAATAATACTTCTCATTGAGAGGCATAGTATCATCATTCAGTAGATCCATATACATAAAGCCGAAAAATACTAATATGATAAATAGCATAATAATCATTTCTCCCATATCTTTTTACCTCCTCGCTTCTGCTTTCTCTTGGTCGCGGTATCAATCGTCTTTCTATGGACGCTCTCGATCTTCGCAGTCGGGCCATTTTTCATGAACTGATTTAAGTTTAAAGGGGCGGGGCCAAACACATCTATACAAACATTCTTGTGATAGATGTCCGTCTCTTTATGATTGTGGTCATGGCCGTGAAGATCGAGAGCCCAGTCCTGCTTAATTGGTTCGTGAGAAAGCATAAGTTTCTCACCAATAAGGAGCACGCCATCATATACTTCGTCGAAAAGACCATTATCCGCGGTAATCTCCCAATATTCAAAGGGAGTGCAGAAATTAAATCCCGAATCAATAAAATACTTACAATCAGGATAAAGACGCTTCATTTCCATAAGCGCTTCGTCCTTTCGATAGTGATTCATAGAGAATCTCTTCTTGACAATTTTGCGCTTATAGTTTTCAGAGCCAGCATCGTGGTTGCCCTTGATGAGAACCTTATAACCGGCGCGCAGTTTCCGCACATAAGAGATATCACCTACATCACCGAGACAAATGAGTGTGTCTTTCCGACCTGCTTTGCTATTTAAAAGTTTTACAAGATCGTCATCAGAAATGCGGTTGGGGTGGCCAATCCGCAAATCTGAATCGCCAAAATGCCAATCAGAGGATACCCAGACCGTCTGACCACCCCAGCGCGTATTAAAGATTTCATAAAGTCCAGGAATCATTTATATTCTCCTTAAAACGTATAAGCATTAAATTTATGCATATAGAACTCGCTATCCATAAGACGAAGTCTATCAACTTCTTTCTGATAATCCTCTTCTACTCGCCACCAATCGGGCTTAGGAAGAGGGAGATCGAAGTATTCGATTCGCTGAGTTTCCATAATATCTTCTTCGATTGCGCCTTCAATGAAAGCGAGATATAACTCTTGTATTTCTGCTTCAGAAATATTGGCGAAGGTCCAAGACTTACCAATCACTCCATCTTCAATTTTATAACAAGTAATTTCTTTCATAATTATTCTCCTTACATTTCAATCGCATCAACGAAATCAATAAAAACATCATCGGCGACGTTATTCATCATATCGAGATAAGAAGAGAATCTCTTCGTCCAATCACCAGTCATCTCGCCGTGATAAAGATACCAATCATTATCAGAGTCTTTCTGAATTACCTCGAACTGATGCTCCATAAGACTATCATCGACCATATCTCGACAATACTCCATAAACATTTCCTGCATATCGGCCTCAGATGCATTCAAGAAATAGAAATTATGGTCTCCCGCCGTATCACAAAGAATGCCAATGGAATGAGTTTTAATCTTAGAATTAGAAGTAGTCATAATTTTTATTTCCTTTCTTTACTTTATATATATATTATATATTATTTTTTATAAAAAATCAAAAAAGGATTTGCGGTTTGCGCAAATCCTTTTAAAAATTAGAGAACGGGAGCATAATTATAATAAATAATCATATCTTCCAATGCATCTTTGTAAAGTCTTGTATCAAATTTACGACAATGGAATCGTTTCTCAACATTCTCTTCGATCGCGGACATAGCGATTTCGAGAGCGTCAGATCCACTTATATTTGTGGCGCAGTAAATCTCATCACAGAACGCGTCATAAATGAATAAGACAGGCATATGCTTCATATATTATTCCTCCATTAATTGATTTTACCCAAAATTTTTGTTATAATATATTTAGAAATTAAAAGATTTCAATCGCGCCTTCAAAAAGATTGAGAAACTCTTCGGCAGTTTCAGAAGATACGAGAATGCTTGTTGAAGCATTGAATTGCCAATCAATGTAAATAAACGAGAGCGGACCACCGCCTGCTTCCGCGATTTCTTTTGCATAAGTTTCAGAATTCACGGGTCGAATTTCGACGGCGTTAATATTGTTAGTATTAATAAGATACTTAGAACCGCGGAAGTTGTGTAAAATTACAATCATTTGAATGCCTCCTCAGAAACAAAATTTTTAAGTTGTTTTAGAATTGCGGTACCATTAGAATACCTATCATCAAAGACATATTCATAATGAGATTTATCATTCATATAAAAGTCAAGTTTTGTTTCAAAAGTTTCAGTAGAAATACTGTCATCATCTGAATTATCCTTGGCAATATGAGAAACAAGAACCGCAACGATTTCATTTACGTTGAAGAAAACACTGTCGCCGTTAGACATTTTTAAATAAATTAAATCACCTTTGTTCATTTTATTTCTCCACAATATAATCTTTCGCTATATCTGTTCCTTCTGGAATATAAAGGTAAGCTCGCGTTGACTTAGAGCAGACAAAGAACCACTCTCTCCAATCGCCATAACGTGGGAGACGCTTTTCAATGTGCGGAACCTGATTAGAGTAAACAATTACTGTGTCATTCACGGGATGGGTCTCAGTGCTCATAATGCCATCAGTGCTGAGTGTAAGATAAGTGTAATAAACAGTCTCACCTTCAAAGGCACGGTAAGTATAGATATTGCCATCGTTATCTATACTTGTTAGCTCTTGGGCTTCCGTAATCGTATAATCATACTTAGAATAGTCATCAACAGCCGAAGACATCATAACTCCGCCAAACATGCCTACCGCGAGGTAAAGACAAACGCCGATCCAAAAGGCAGGAATAATTTGACGGAGAATATCAACGCGGTCGCGATGAGACCAATTGCGGAAATGCTTGGCCTTAGGATCGGAAAGAGTGCTATAATACCTATAACTACGATAAGCAGAATGAATGGCGAAAATTAGAAAAATAATTAAGGCCGGTAGAACAAATCCGCCCATCAGCGTTTTCAAGAAGAAGATAAACATATTTAAAAACTCCTTTAAAGAATAGGGTTAAGTTTATCGCAACAATTGAAATCTCTCATACAGCCATTTTCTTCGTTAAAACAAGAACAACCTTTCTTACACGTCTTTTCGACAATGTCGGGATTACGGACATTCGTGACGGCTTGCATATTTCCAACGATTTCTCGCTTTTGGACCATTTTCGGCGTGTCGGGAGAATCATTAAATGCGCAGTTCACATTTTGTTCACAATTAGCGCATGTGCTAAGTCTTGCGAAACATTTATCGCAATAAGTATTTCCTTTGTCGTCAATAACCATTTGCTTATGGAAAATTGGGTTATGACAAACTTTACAAGTATACTTAGTGTCGCTAAAGCTATTACAAACGGGTTGATTGGGGTCGGGTGAATATCCTGCTATTGGACAAGCACCATTAGACAAAAGGTAAGCGCAATTCTTACATAGGAAAGTCATCATAGCACTTTAGCAGAATATGGAGCATCTTCGCCGTCAAATTTTAGAATCTTGTTAGCAAGATCATGATTGACGCGCAAAGGGCCCTCGTCAAGAGGGGTAAATGCGATAGTGATAAGATCTTCGAAATATTCTTCTGCCCAACGGCCGGCTTCTGCGAGGGTTTCCGCGAAGATAAAACCGCACGTAAGTCTATCCATTTTATCAGAATCGTCCCAATAGCGTGCTTCATAATAAACAGGGCATTGTTTCATATTTATTTTCCTTTCTTTAAGAAATTGTAGAGATTAGAAAAATCTCGGGATCATCAAGGCTTTCGATGGGGATTTTGAGAAACTTTGCGTAAGCTTCCTTCATTGTGTCGTTAAGGCGATAATACTCCTGCGGAGCGATGAAGATGTTGTCGATGCGGACGGCCTCGCCCGCGGAAGACTTACCGAGAAGATAGCCGAAGATAGGATTTTCGTCGTTATCATAGCAGCTTGCGCGATGCCAATAACCTTCTTCGGTAAGCTGTTCAATAGCCTCAGCCATATTATCATAGTTCTCAAGAAGGTTCTTAGAGACTTTGTAGCCACACACGAGCTTAGAACCAAAATCAACAGACATATTACTTATCCTCCTTAAAAATAGAATTGATAAAAGTGCTATACTCAGTGGGTTTTACATAATACGCGGTTTTTGTTTCATTGTCCCAAAAAACCATCACAAGTTTATCCGACCCAGAATTCTTTACGGAAATTGAATGAATATGGGTCGTATTGATGATATGAGTTTGACCTTGATTATCAATAAGTTTAGCTAGCATTTTTTATCACCTTTAATAGTTTTTCTTTATTTTATATTTATATTATATATTAAAATTTAATAAAAATCAATAAATGTTTTTTGAATTAAATAAAAAATAAAAGCGCTTGGGCAAACATATTAAATGTAATTAAAATAGGTAAAAATTGTAGGCAATTTTTCATAGTCGCTTATGTAGATATTAGAGATCGCTATGCTTAGGATAGAAGGAACATTAGACGGGAAAACCGCGTTAGTTAAAATTGTAGAAAATTTTTACCATTTTGTATTAAAATGTAAGACAAATTATTACTTTTAGAAAAATATTTAAAAATTTGTGGGCAAACGCAATTAAAAGTATTAAAAAAATTTTTATTTATTATAGAACAATTAAAAAGAAAAGGAGGAGGACTTATAAATTGACTAAAAAGGAATTGATAACTTTTTTCCACGACAAATACTATTATAAGAAAGGTAGTATGAGAGCGGTTAAAGATATTGAATAGATTGCTGAAAAGGAACATTATCAAGTTATAAAAAATAGTCCTGATAATTATGATTTATATGAAACAGGAGCAGTATTAGATTTTACTAAACCTATTAAAATAAATAGAGAGATTCCGCCTTTGGCTTCACATAAAGCATATAATGGAGTTCCGCTTTATTTATTTACATACACATTCGCTTATTATATTAACTTTGAGTTATGGTGTTATGTAATGAATAAAAAGGATGGAGATTATATTCATTTTAATGATATCTTAAATACAGATATTTAGTATTGTAAAGATATAGAAGATATTGTATTTAATTTTGACTTATTAGTTCATCATGGATACCTAAGAGAGCGTAAAGATTGTCTCGAATTTTATGCTTATCCGATTAAAGATGGAATTCAACTTCCATTAGATTATATTTTTCAATCGGAACATAATAAAAAAGTATCAAGATTGGCTCCATTTAAATATTTAGAATAATATTTTAATTGCTTAAAGGAGTCGCTAATATGCCAAATGCCAATAAAATTATATATTCATTAAGAATATATTTAGAATTAGAAAAGAAAGGAATATATCCAATAACAACAACCGCAAATCCGCGGAAGCCTAACTTTATGTGTTGGATATATGAAAAGACTCCGGAGTTAGTTTAGGCTCTGGATGAATTAATGGGCAAGAAATAATGAGCCTATTTAAGATTCATAAAGAAGTTTTATAGAGTGGTAATTTTACTTCAATAAACACTCCTACGTTGGGTTAGGCTACTGGGAGTTTAACATTGAATGGTTTAAGATTATATTTATATTTAGCTGGTAATACTAATAATTTTGTTTGGACTATGAATCCGACCGCTTATGCCAATTGGTTAGGAAAAGATTATTCAAAGGCGAGTGAAGCAAGGGCAGTCCGCAAGGCTATTGATGCTGGTATAAATGATTTAAAGAATAATAACTATTTAGTCGAAACCGCGGAAGGAAAATATGATTTTTATGATAATTGTAATGATTTTCTGGAACAAAAAGTTCCGAAGGGATAGGTTGTTATTCAAAAATAGATAATTAATAATAGTAAAGTGGAACAAAAAGTTCCGAAAGAAGACAAATTTGAATTTTAACATTAAATTCGGAACCGTTAGTTCCATTCATTTAAAACGTGATGAATTATTAGGGACTGCGGAACCGTTAGTTCCAAAATGCCCCTTATGTTTGGAACCGTTAGTTCCGAATTGCCTATATTTTCGGAACAAAAAGTTCCTATTAATATATATATAATAGATAATATTTAATATATATCGGCTGGGTAATTCAGGGGCAGTAATGAGAGCAAAAGGAGTAAAAAGTAATGGAATATAATTATGAAGAAGTAAGGGGCGGAAAAGGCAATCCTTCAATAGTAAGATTTGTAAGAGGAACGCAAGAATAGTTTGATAAGATGATAGATAAAACAAATATGATAAAACCTGATTTATATATGAAAGATAATACTATTTATTTTGTTGTTCCAGATAGTACAAAACCAATTAAAATGAAATATGAGGATAGACCTGAATCAATAGAAGAAAATCCATTTCTTTAGGAGTTTATTTGATTTATAATAAATAATATATTATAATATAAATAATAAAAGAAAGAAATATAATTTTAAAATGGAATACCGGGGTAGGTTATTTCTGCGTAAAGCAGGGGTATTTGTCTCGGGGAACTATTCAAAAAATGAAATGAAAGTAAGGATTTGAAAACTGAAATGAAATTTACAACTGAAGAACTGAAAAAGAATAATGGAGAAAAGGTAGGCGTTTTCCGCAATTGGAATGTAATTGCTACTACTAAGAAAGAGTTTTTTAATAGGGAGAATACGCAAGGCGCATATCTTATTTGGGATGACTGTAATAAGTTGGTTTTTAATGGTAAGGTTCTTGGTCGAATTACTGAGCAAGGTAAGATAGAATATATCGAGAATGAATATAGATATGTGAAGCCCGCGTTTGAGAAGCAGCCGCAGACGACTTCGGACACAAGCGCCCTCGTTAATGGGGTTGCTTCTGGATCAGAAGATGTGGATCTCAGTAAGAGAACGCTTGCTGATGACATTCTTGATAGTGTATTTAAGACAAAGTTGGAGGAGTTGCTTGTATGAGTGGTATTATTTGGTTTTTAATTGGTGTGGCTGTTGGATATTGCCTATGGAACGCTGGAAGAGACCGTTAATAGACCTATATTGGTTGATTCGCTTTTGGATAGTAATTAAAGGTTTGGATAATTCGGACGACGTGGAATAATTGTAGAAATTGCTAAAATAGCGAAAATTGCGAGAGTGTGGTGCCGATCGGTTTTACTAAACCACCAACCACTTTTTCCCGTCTCCGATCTCCGAACCTAAAAAAAAGAGAGACTTTTTTTAGTCTCTCTTCTTTCATATTAGGCAATTCTTGGTGAAATTGTCAATTCTTAGGATGAAAAATATCTCACCCGACACATTGTTCACTTATTAATGAAAGTGTTCAAAAACTCGGCAATTACATCATCATCAGTTTTCTTGACCTTCTTAACCTTTACCTGTGTGCTCTTGGGGAAAAGCGCGTCAATAAGATCGTTGACCCCGTTCATAAGACCGTAAACCTCAGCAAAGATAGTCTCCACATCGGACGCGGTCAACGCGGAATCCTTGTGGCCATTAAGAGCGGCATACTCGTTAATCCGATCGGCGATTTCTTGCGCGAGCGCGGTCTTCCGATCGGCCTGCTTGGTTTCCTTCTCCACCTGCTTAATCGCATCATTCAGAGCATTTTCCATCTCGTCCGCAATAGTCTGAGCGTCCTCACCATTTTTCAGACGAGCAACAATATCATTCATATCCATATGAATACCTCTTTTCTTATTTTCTATATATATTATATACTTTTTTTTTAAAAATGTCAAGATTTTTTTGAATGAAAACATACGCGTGAAACAATGTAAGGGCGAAGCAATTTTTAATTAATCATAAAGGCATATGATCCTACGCGGGCTTAAAAAAGTCTTTTTTTATCATTATAACATATTTTTTATAAAAAGTCAATTTTCGGGATTTTTTTGGGCCATATGGAGAGGTGCTAGAAGTATGAAAAATTTCGCATATGGGTATACCGATCGGGAAATCGGGCCGGGACGTCCCACCCCGGCCCGGCCAGCCCCGCCTTTATTATACCACAAACCGCAGGCTTTGTCAATAGGCATTTTACACAAAAAAAAATTCGGGCAGATTTTTCTGCCCGAAAATTTTAATCATAATCTGTGTAATCATCATCTTCATCCCACATCGATGCGAAATCATCGCAATCGTGGAATGGGTCTTCCAGCGTACACATACAAGGCTGAGGGTCGTCTGTGTAGTAAGGACAATCCCAACCATTTACAGGGCAATGATAATGTTTCATTTTTCTTCCTCCTCTGGTTCATCATCGTATTCGCAAGGGGCGGGCCAGTTGGGGTCAGCATGGCAGATTTCCATCTCCACGTAGTCATTCCAGTAGTAGTACGGACATTCAACACACCGCATTTTGTATCACTCTCCCTTTCTGTAATTATAAGATACTACATTTTCGGGATAAAATCAATAGACAAAATGCACAAACATTTCGCTCAAAAATTGTTGAACTTGCCTATTGATACGAAATTCCGGCCGTGGCGTCAGTTTACGGCCGGCCAATTATACCACACTTTTCCCCGCTTGTCAATAGGCAAAATGCACAAAAAAAATCAGCAGGTTTTAGTCAACCTGCTGATTGAATATTTATGCAAGAAATGCGCTTACGATTTCATCGAACACCGTGGGGCTAATGTCCACATTAAAAAAGCGGTCATTCTTTCTAAACGCTTTGGGATAGCGTCTAATCAGTTCCGCACGCAACGCGCTTTCCGCGCCCTCGGCGGGGTAGTCTCCGCAAGAGCGGATTCGATGAATTTCAACTCGCGTGATAGGATACTTTTTTGAATACTCGCCGATTTCATCACGCAAGCGCCCTACAACGTCTTTTGCGGAAGTGCCTACTTTATTAAATTCAAGTTTGTTGTTGTTGTAAAACTTGAAAAAGTAGACCGCTTGAACGTCTTTCAGATTCTCGCCACAATCGGGCATAAACTCCATTGAAACAGGCGGTCTACCGTCCTTAAATCGGCGTAGTTTAATAGTAATCTTTTCCATTGACACAAAATCCTCTCTATTGATTGAGGTTTACCATCGTTCTCTCAACCATTATTTTTTGCATTTTTTGACTTGTTTTCGGGTGAAAAACCGCATTTTTCAGCGGTTTTTCACCCTTTTTTGTCAGTTTTTGGGCTTTCGCTTCTGAATCAGGGTCAATTCATAGTCATTTTCGCCCACATGGAACGCAATCATGCGTTCAATGTTCGTGATTTCCACGTTTTCACACGCATTTTCGCTGTTTTCACGCAAAAAAGTTGCAAGTTCAGCGATAATCGAGCGTTTTGTGGGATTTTCCTTGCGCTGTCGCTTCTCAAACTTATAAGCGGTCGGCGCTTTGCGCGTTCCAGTCTTAGAGTACTTGTTAGCTTCTTTGAGCTTTTCCGCGGACAGGTCAAAATCTTTGGCAATTCCATGGTCAATGTCATCATCGTCCATGAGAATTTCTTTTGCTTCCTCGGCAGTACAATCCAACTTTTTCATCAGATTATCAATCTTTGCCTGAAAGTCTTTTTCACTCATTTTAGGCATTTTCTTTGCCCCCTTTCAAGTATGATTATAACACCGCCGTTAGCAAATGTCAAGAGAAATTTTTGGGAGCGCCTAATTTTTTTTAGGCGCTCCCGCTGAATCAGTGGGCGAGACGGAAATAGGACTTGCGCTTGTCGACAATCTTCTCGACACCGTTCGCTTCAATCATCTGACGCAGAAGAGCGGAGACGCGCTGATTGGAGAGGTCACCCAAACCGTCCACAGTCTTAATGAGTTCGGTCACAGTGTAGAGCTTGTCAGGATTGGCGGACAGCTCGGCAAAGATAATGTCCTTGTAACCATCGTTGGCAATCTGATTCGCGGTCGGCTTCTTATCACCGGCATTCTTGCGAGCCAGCAGGTCAATCTCGTGATTGATAAACTCAACCATGGCGGGGTCAGCCTGAACCTCGGACATCTTGAGCAGAGCCTCGAAACGGTCGCGCTTAGTGAGCTTCTTAGTAGTAGAAGTAGACATAGTATCAATTCCTTTCTTTGGCGGTAGGTCGCTACCCTTTTGATATATTAAGTGTACCACACTTTGAAATGTTTGTCAAGAGGTTTCGCAAACTTTTTACACGAATTACTACCCCGACCTGACGGATAAGGTATTGCCCGTTGGCTCAGTCTATCTGTCAGCGAAAATCGCTTCAAGTATAGCTGGCTCACTCTCACTCACTTTCGCGTTCAACGTTTGGCTTTACAACGTGGTGTATTATGTTTACTTCCTGTACTTTCTCAAGGTCGCGCGCCCTCGGATTTCTTGGGCTACTCCCTCTTGACATTTTCTATTGTAGCACACTCGCAGGGGTTTGTCAAGAGGGAATTTCAAATTTCTTTGAAAACGGGTCAGTTACCGAGTTATCACACCCATCAGCGAAGCCGTTCGGCAATTCACTGTTCCCTCCTGACATTATCTATTATAGCAGATTGCCCACAGAATACAATTGACAGAATAGCCAAATTACGGGAAAAAATTTTTTTCATTTTTGTGCAACTTTTCTCTTGACAAAATTGGCGGGGCGTGGTATAATGGTGAGTTCGGCCCGCTTTGGGCGTTAGCGGGCCGACCATTTTATCACAAAAATCCGCATTTGTCAATAGGCAAAATAGACAAAAAAAAACTGCCCATTTTTGGGCAGTTTTTTATTTATTCCAGCAGGTGGAAATCCAAATCCATTTTCAAAACTCCCTCTTAATTGCTTCTTTCCATGCGTAACGACCGGATTCTCCCTTGCTATTCAGCTCTTTGCCAATGTCTTTTGCGGTCAGCAGGTCAAGCTCGTCCGCAATTTCGTCTTCAAAGTTTACCCAAACGTCATAGGTCTTGATGATGAAAACCTCATCGACTTCAAAGACGCCACCGCATTCAGCGCAGATAACATAGTCATGGTTGATTAAAATGCCCATGTGAGGGTCATTTTCATCGGGGACTACAAAAAGGACTTGTTTAGCAGTCATGTGGAACACCTCTTTCATTTGATGTATTGATTATACCATAGGGAATAGGACTTGTCAAGCCCTATTCCCTATTTTTTTAGCTCATGTTTATCATAGGATTTTCCTTAATGTTTCGCATGAGCGCGCGCTGAAACTCGGTAGGCTTAGGGCGTTCCACCGTGGAATTTTTGAAAAGGGACTTTTCCATTTTCTTGTGCTGTCGGACGCAATAGCGCAAAATCTCAACTTCAATGAGGACATCTTCAAGTCCCGTGTGGGACTCATCAAAACTATCTTCACCGCTGATAAAGCGGTAAAGAATTTCTGCTGTAAAACGGAGCTGTCCGTTTTTGGTCTTGTAGCCATTCTTTTCGCAATAGTCGCGGTAAGTGGGCATTTTGCCAATAACCTGTCGCGCCATTTTCAGCGTGTCCCAAACTTCAAGGCCGTAGGGGAAAAAATAGCGATACTTGCTTTTCGTATCCCATCTTTGCGCGTTATTACAGGCGTTAAGGTCGAACCGCATATTATGAGCGCAGACAAAAGAGCAGTTATAACGCTCGACACATTCACAGAATGCAAGACGAATTTCGTAAAGGTCAGCCATAATGCGAGTGCCGTTCTTAATATCCTCGACATAGCGGGGAATTTTGTCGGCGTAGTAGGCAGACTGCATGAGGTCGCGCTCGTAGCAGAAAATATCGCGATTCACAAAAGAATGAGTTTCATAAACATTTCCCTTGGAATCAATGACCGCCCAGCCGAAGTCGTATGGAAGCACATTTGACATATCCAGCTTATCGCCGTCTTGAATGGTGTTTGCGGTTTCCGTGTCCAGCATAATGCCGTAGTTTTTGCGCCTATCAATACCCATTTTACCATCTCCTATTGGAAAAGTAGATTGAGATTTACCATCGTTCTCTCAACCTCTGATAATAGTATAGCACTTTGCTATTGGTTTGTCAACAGTTTTTTTATAGGGCAGGGGATTTTTTTTATCCCCTGCCCTTGCCCTCACGCGAGGGAGAAGTAGGACTTGCGCTTGTCAACCGTCTTGACAACCGCGTTGGCGTCAATCATCTGGCGCAGAAGAGCGGAAACGCGCTGATTGGAATACTCCGCAAGTTCGGGAACGCCTTTGATGAGTTCGGTTACAGTGTAGAGCTTGTCAGGGTTTGCGATCATCTCGTCCAGAATGACCTGCTTCACGGCGTCGTTCTCCATCTGCTTAGCCGTGGGCTTCTTGTCGCCCGCGTTCTTCTTGGCGAGCAGTTCAATCTCATGCTCGATGAACGCCACCATATCAGGATTTGCCTGAACCTCGGACATTTTGAGCAGAGCCTCGAAACGGTCACGCTTAGTGAGCTTCTTAGTAGTAGAAGTAGCCATAGTATCAATTCCTTTCTGGTTTTTGAGACTGTCCTTGTCTTTGATGTAGTTATTATATCATATGCGGAGCAGGTTGTCAATAGGTTTTGCGAATTTTTTTAGGGGCGGTCGCGAGCTTTATTACTATACATCTTGTTTATACCTCTATCTACAATCTTTAAGTCAAGAAATCAAATCAGTTTTTAAGGCGGTGGGCGAGCATTAGAAGTCATCTTGTTTTTACCTCTCTCATTTGATGTATTCATTATACCATAAGTCGAGCGGTTTGTCAAGGGGTTTTTCAAACTTTTTTTTGAAAGTTTGTTCGGCATGCCACGCTTGGAACATTCCTTGTGTCGGCTTCTGGTATAATGGTCAAGGGAACTGCCTTTCCGTAGGTCTTACTCTTTCCTCCTGACATTATGTAGTATAACAGATTGGTCTTGATTTGTCTATTGGTAAAATGACCAAATAACGGGAAAAAATAAAATTGAAATTTGTGCGAAATTTCTCTTGACAAAAATGCTGGCAGGGTGTATAATGGTGAATTCCGGCCGTAGCGCGCGGAAACGGCCGGCCCATTATATCACATTCAAGGAACTTTGTCAATAGTCAAAGTAAACAAAAAAATCTCCCCATTTTTGGGGAGATTTTCTTTTAGCCAATTACATTGACCTCGGTCTTGACTGGCGTTACCATCTTTTCGCGCGGGAACTCGCGAATCTGACCCGTTTCAAGATTCACAGCATAGCAAAACTGCGAACCTCTCGACCGGACAAACGGCGTGTTGTTATGGCTGTCAATTTTGAGATACATTCCCATACCGTTACCATTGGTGCGCGGGTCGGTGAATGTGCCACCGCTGAGAATGTTAATAATCTGAACCTGACCCTTAGTGCCAAAATTTACTTTCATTTTTGTTTCCCCTTTCTTTTACAGCAGATGAGTATTGACCCAGTCTGCGGTCACAAGTCCGATTTCCTTAGAGACAACCGTTTCATAGCGATAATTACCACCGGCAGTTCGTCCGGTCACTTTGGCGAGAACGCCAAGAGTAAGCCAAAAATAAGGCATCATTTTTCACCCCCTATTACTACCGCTCGGGAAGATAGTGCTCAGAAGCAGGAGAATAATCCAAATTGCGAGTGCCAGCTTCCACGAGAACACGATGGTGAAAGTGCCGATTGCGGTGATACCAATGGCAGGGAGAAGCCAACAGAGAAGCCAAACTAAACCAGAGATAAGCAGGAACGAAATTGTGAGAGACAGCAGAATTAAAAGAACAAACATTTTATTTTCCCCTTTCATTTGATGTATTTATTATACCATTGGAGTAGGGCTTTGTCAAGCCCTTTTCTCCAAAAGTTCCGAAAGTTTTTCGATAATGTTTACTGCGGTCGGGTCAATGGTAGCGCCCAAGTGCCAACCATTCCGAACCTTTTCATTATCGTCAACCAAGATGGACACGTCATAGCGGTCGCGCACGCTGTCGGCTTTGGTCGCGCCATACTGGACGCCGTGGAAGTGGTCATAGTGGAAGCCCTGTTCTTCAAGCCACGCACGCTTTGCTTTACGCACGAGGTTTTTGTATTCCTCGCTCGAATCTTTGGAAAGCCAAGTGATGATGTTGATTTCCCAACCCTCGGCGCGGAGAAGTTCGCAAACCTCATTCAATTCAGCCATATCGCACATAGGAGCGGCAGTCCGATAGGGTGTGGGATTTTCCGAACGGAGAAGCGCGAGCCAATCCTTGACGCCGTAGAGGTCAGCGATAGTGCCGTCCATGTCAAAGTTGATAGAGCGTCGAGTGGTCACAACGTGAGACTTGATGTAAGTGATTTTCATTGGTGTTTACCCCTTTCCTTTACTGTACTTACATTATAGCGCATTTGCTGTATTTTGTCAATACTTTTTTTTCAAATTTTGTTTAAGACTTCTGCGAGCCTTGCGCTTGATACGCTTTTCCAGTTTATTAGAAGATTTATCGTGAGGGCAAATGTTTCTACAATTCAAATCCCAAGCAGTATAATCTTTTACAGTGGCTTTCTTGAAATTATCCATGTTTTTCACCTCTTTCTAAATACATTATAGCGCATCTGCTGGATTTTGTCAAGCACATTTTGGGAAAAAAACTAATTAGATTTTTGTGCATTTTGCCGATTGACAAATTTGCTGGCTTCTGGTATAATTGAAGTTCCGGCCGTGGCATACGTAAACGGCCGGCCATTTTATCACACTATTGGATTTTTGTCAATAGGCAAAATAACCAAAAAAATGAGGTGAATTTTCACCTCAAATTTTATCTGTATCTGGCAGTAATGGTTTTGAAAATTTGATAGATATTTTCATCTTCCATCAACTTTTGGATAAAAGCATCGGCTTTTTCTTCGGAATCAAAATTAACCCGATTGTCGTAATACTGGTCCCAAGGATTTTTACCGCTATAATCAACCTGGAATTTCTTTTCAATTTCCATTTTATTTGCCCCTTTCCTTTGATGGTTTTATTATAGCACAAGGGACTTGTTTTGTCAAGCCCCTTGTGCTATTTTTTTAACGTTCAGACACAATGCTGAGGTAGCGAACAATCATGTCCATTTCACACCCCATGTCTTGCTGGTCGCAAACCGCATAACCCACAAGGTCGCCGTCCGCGCAAACCGGATAAACGCCATAGGTATTATTGAAAACAAATGGCTTTCTTTCAAATTCCCACTGGGTCGGGACATAGGCCGAAAAGTTTTCCATGCCCCGCAGTTTTACAGTAGTATCATAAATTGCGATAGGGCGTAGACCGGAATTTGACGCCATTGTAATAGCGGTTCGCAGAGCCTCTTCGGTCAACGAACCAAGCACTGAATACCTCTTGAAGCAAACGCAGTTGTCCTCTCCAAGGAAGATTTCAAGCGGGTCGCCCTCGCGGATCTTCAAAGTCCGGCGAATCTCTTTCGGAATGACCACACGTCCAAGGTCATCAATTCTGCGAACGATACCAGTAGCTTTCATTTTAATTTTCCCCTTTCACTTGATACGTTAAGTATAGCAGAATAAAAGGCTTTTGTCAAGCCCTTTATTCAAGATTTTTGCTTTCCGCAACAAAATATTTTGCTTCATACTGATTAGCGATAGCCTTGACTTTTGCGCTTTCCTTTTGGGTCGCGCAGTAAAAATTGAAAAGCGTATGTTTATCGCTCAATTCAATGTAAGAATGTGGAACATCATGTAAGTCAAAGTCAATGGTATTAGTGTATCTTGTCGGTACGGTAAGCTCGACTTTCCATAATTTATCTTTACGCGCTTTTTCTTCAATCCACTTGACAAGGTAAACGCCTACGAAATTACAAATGGCAGTAATAGCCATTTTTAACCAAATAGGCATACCGTCCGCAGAAGTCAGCACAATCACATAGGAATAAAAACCATAAGTGAGAGCGTTGATGAAAGACGCGCTAAGTTTTCCGCCCTTAACAGTCAAAATGCTTTTGATAGTTGACAGAATAACATTCACCGCCGTGCAAAGCGCGAACAGAAGAATTGTATTCATTATTATCACCCTTTCCTTTTTCTATTATAATAATATCATATTATAACAAAAATGTCAATAGAGAGTTTTTAATTTACTCCTTTAATTTTTCTAATAGGTCATCAGCACATTCATAACTGATGCTCCGGCGGTCGCACTCGTTGGACAAAGGACAACAAGCGCAGTCATTAAAGGTTTCCGTCCAAGCGCGCAACCACTCAATTAAACATAAAACATTAACTCTTTCACCCATTGTTTTCAGTTTCCTTTACTCGAATAAAGAATACCTTGTTATAGATTTTTGTTGCTTTAAGGTCAATCCAGAAATACACGTTTCCGCATACTCGATAGATTTTACAAGTTTCTTCGCTAACCTTTTTGACTTCCTCAAACTTCTCTCGCGTAGTGGGGTGGAAAACCGTCAGTTTGAGAAATATGCAATAGAAAGTCAAAGGAACGAAGCCGATAATCAGAGCAATCCATGCAAGAATGTCAGTTAAAGTGTTTTCCCAATCATACCACTCATCAGTGATTGTAGCGAACGCAATACCCACGCAAAACGCGAGAATTAACCAATACCATGCAACCATCATTTTAGCCCCCTCTATTTGTTGTATACATCTTACCACATTATAGGATTTTTGTCTATTGGCATTTTACACAAAAATTCGTGCGAAAATTTGTTGAACTTACCTCTTGACAAAAAACTCGGCGCGCCACAATCGTCCGCGCGCCGACGATTTTATCACATTCAAGGAACTTTGTCAATAGTGAAAGTAAACAAAAAAAATCACCCAAATTGGGTGATTTTTCATTTAGTTTTCTACGGCTTCAAGGTCGACGAGAATGGGAACGAGCTTGTTTTCAAGAAGCGCGACACGTTCAATCATGTCATTTGCTTCTGTCCCGCCCGAGGGATATCCCTTCTGAATGCCGTATCGTGCCATCAAGCACACAGTTTTAACAACCTCACTAAGTTTCTCATTCTTCATCTTTTTTATCTCCATTCAATTTATTTTTTGGAAAGGGTGGCGGTTGTTTTTTGGGGTACAACCGCCAAAGCCATAGGAAAGGGGGAGAGAAACGCGGACAAAGTCCGGTTTTATCAGGGAATAATCAGTTCCGCATCGTAGATGGGGAGAACCATATCTTTTAGGCCGAAACAGTCGAGAGCGTAATTGTCCAAATGGAGACAATTCCATTCATCATCACCGGTATTTTCATCGACCTCTGCGGCGATTTTGATGTAATAATCTTCGGCGGTCGGGTCTTTGAAAACTACGCCCTTGGCAATTTCTCCAAAGGGGGCGAGTTTATTATTCTTAATAGTAATCTTCATTTTATTCACCCTTTATAATAGTATTTGTAAGCCCATTCGATAATTTCATGGCTCGTGGTAGTCCATTTTTCTTTATGGTTGTCAAACTTTTCCGCGTTTTTTTCAACATAATCATTGTATTCCATGCGCGCGGTGTCGTATGCTCCAATAGCTACAAGCAAAGCGTGCTTCGCTTCTTCGGCGTCAGAGACGGCTTTCTCGCGGTCAGCGCCATTGGGGTAAAGGTTAATCACCCCTACGCGCGTAATGACTTGCCTTGTCTTTTCATAAAGGCGGTCGCGCGTTTCCCATACTTCATAAAGCGCATCGTCCGCGCGTTTTTCATATGGATTGAAAGGCTTCTTTTTCTTACCGAACATTTTTCTTTTTCTCCTTTTCTTGCTTATTCCACATTCTATCAAAGAACGCGTTTGCGAGAACCCGCTTGTAAAGGTTATCAGGCATAGGGCGCTCGCCGTGCTTATTTCTCCATATTGCGGTGATTTTATCAATATCCGCGATATAGGCTGTAATGAGTGTTCCGTCCTTAGCACTACGAACAAGAAGAATACCTGTTGTAGTGATAGTGTAGAGAACATCGTCCTCAACACTGTCGATATACGGTTCGCCGATTCCTACATTATCGTAGATGAAGAGCAGGCGGTCAATGCGGTCTTGCGTGGCGTGTTTTGACATTTTGATAAGCATTTGTTTTACCTCTTTCTTGATTGTATATGTATTATATCATGCGAAAGGGCTTTTGTCAAGCCCTTTTTATCAGAAATGATAATTTCTGATGATGGCGTCGAACTTGGGAGCATATACATTTGCCCACTGTTCTTCAAGGGCATGGTCATTCGTGCGATATAACTCCCACGAGACTGCGCCATAGGCGTTATGCTTGAAAAGTTCGGCATCGCTGGGCATCTGCTCGGCATGGAGAAGCTGGGTCTTGATAAAAGAGTGAATGTTGTAGTTAGTCATTTTATTTACCTCATCTTTCTGTTCCCTTGGAACAATTATAATATAACACACTCTTAGAGATTTGTCTATTGACGGATCGCACAAAATTGGGAAAAATAATTTATGCAAATTTTCGCGACTTTTTGCTTGACAAATTGCTGGCCCTGTGATATAATTGAAATTCCGGGCGCGTGGTCCGTGCGCGCCCGGCCGAACAATCATTGTTAAAATTTTAACAAAAATGAAATAGAAAGGGCGCGGTAATTATCGGCTACCGCGCAAACCATAGTATGAGAAATTTGTTCACTACTTCAAGAGGCTTACCACTTCCTCTTGACATGATTATAATACCACAACGGGGTGAGTTTGTCAATAGTTTTTTGAAAAAAATTTTCAGGCGAGATAATTAAATCTCGCCTGAAAATTACACGTCCCACATGGTTTCCGCAATCCAAGAGTACTCATAGCGGAGCTTTGATTGAATCGCAAATAAAGCGTCCGCAAGTTCTCCGCCGTCTCTGCGGTCTTCCTCGTCTGGAAATTCCTTGCTTTCTTTCGCAATTCTTTGAGCTAACTTTTCAATGGCGTCTGCCTGTTCTCTCAAAGCCTGTGGGATAGTTTTTTCATTCATTATCTGTTTCCCCCTTTGCAAAGTTAGAAGTTAACTCTAACGTATGACCGCACTCATCGCAATACCAATAGTAATAAACTGTTCCATGCCGACCATGAGAAGCATTTACAAATTCCATTTCATTTCCGCAAATGGAGCAATAGCCGTTGTTCCATGCTTTTCTATCGGCATTATGTTCTGCGACTAACGCGCCCGTCATGCCATAACCGATGGCGCACGAAATAAGGATACCAACTAACAATCTGACTATTGGGTGAGACTTTTCCATGCGGCACCAACAGACAAGGCAGACAAACAGCGCAAGGACTGCGCTAAAAATTCCGCCAATAATTAAGAATTCCGTTCCCATTTTTATTTCCCTTTTCCGCATTTAACGCATTGAGCATGTGTTCCGCACTTTCCATCGCAATAAGGACATTCCATTAATTTATTCCCCTTTCCTTTATTGTGCTTTTATTATAACATCTGCTTTTGGATTTGTCAAGAAGTTTTTTAGAAAAAGAGGGAAAAATTTTCCCTCTTTTACCTTACCACCTTACGGTGAGAACGCCGTTTGAATAAGAAGTTGTATAGCCATAATTCCGCAAAAGATTTTTTAAGGCTTCTTTCACGGCTTCATCTTCAATGGCAACGAGACAGCGAGACAGATAATTCTCGCCTTTTTCCGCGTGGTCTTCAATATCTTTCATCAGGTTTTCTTCAAGATAGGCGCGGGCCGTAGCAGTATCTTTGGCGCGCTTGGCGGTGCGGATGTCCTTAGCGATAGCCGCCATTTCGTGAGCATATTTAATTTCCATGTTGTTTTCTCCCTTTCCTTTATTGTGCCTTTATTATAGCATAGAGGGCTTGTTTTGTCAAGCCCTCTATTTAATTTTTTAGCAGTAAGCCAGATTGCCGCGCGCCCAGCCATATACACTGATTTGGTTGCACGCCTTGCCGATTTCAAGCGCCTGCTTCTTGGTCTGCACCCTCTTGGACTTGTCAACATAATAAATGCCGTTCGCAAACCACACGCCGCAGTTGCCGCCATATTCCTTGACCGCGTTAATGGCTTCGCGGGCGGTCTTACATTCAACGCCATTAGTGGCGACCTGCCAGCCGGACTTGTAATTGACCTTCTTGCCATGTTTGAGGGTCAGACCGTCATTTTCAGCGAGTTTGAGAATAGAACGAATGTTAATCATGTTGTTATCCCTTTCCGGTTTGGTAGGTTTTCCTTCCCTTACTGTGATTATAGTATAGCACCAATTCGGGATTCTGTCTATTGACATTATGCACAAAGATTTGCCCCAAAAATTTGTGCAACCCGCCTATTGACAAAAACTCGGCGCGCCAGGTCCGTTCGCGCGCCGGCCGATTATACCATGAAGTTTTGGGATTGTCAATAGATAAAATGTACAAAAAAATCTCCCCATTTTTGGGGAGATTTTTAATTCAAAAAATTTAATTTTAGCCATCAACATAAATAATGAGAACGTTATCTCTGGCTTTCAAATCGCTGACCGGCAATCCCAGCACCCACTCTTCGCTTGCGTCTAACACATCACCATTCAAAGTCATGCGACCTTTGCGGTCTTTGAGATAGCGACCGCAAGTGTTTTCGTTTATCACTTCGACGCCATTCCCCTCATAGAACATCAGCGCGCCTTTTACCGTGCCAATTACATTTTTAATCATGTCCAAAGTCATTTTGTTTATCCCCTTTCCTTTTATACTCTTATTATACCATAGATTCGAGATTTGTCAAGAACTTTTTTCAAGAAAGAAGCGGGGCTTAGTAGCCCCGCTTTTCCAAACGGTCCAGGCGTCCAGCAAGAACTCTCGCAAGAACGGGCTTTGTCCACTTCATCAGGCTATCGGCAGTGCTTTGGCAGTTTGCCCAAATATCCCAAGTCTGACCCTCGCGAATAATGTCAGCCTTGCGCATCTTCATGAATTTCTCGTAATACATTTCGAAAGTATCCATAGCTAACCTTTCTGGTGTTCGGGATTTTCCTTTCCCTTTCTGATATTATAATACCACTTAGGGCAGTAAATGTCAATAGTTTTTTGAAAAAAGTTTGAAAAAAAATGAGGGCTTTTTCAGCCCTCATTTTCTTCATAAACGATAATATTGTTGCCTTGCTTTTCAACGCGGGAATCTTCGCAAAAGTGATAAGTGAATTCCGCAAAAAGATGTTTGAGAAATTCGCGTTTCCATTCGCGGGATTTCGGCTCTAATTCAAAGAGAATGTAGAGCGTTTCCTCTAACCGGTCAAGGAAGTTTTCAGTATCCGCAACGTTGAACTTGCCCGCGAGCTTCGGTTCACGAGAAGGGCCAATAGTGAGAATGTTGTAAGTAGTCATGGTTTTTATCCCCTTTCTTATTGTATCTACATTATAACATCTACTTTTGGATTTGTCAAGTGTTTTTTCAAAAAATTTTGAGGCGGTGGTGGGAGTTGAACCCACATTTTCCAATAGCGAACGTTTCCAAGTGAGCGACACTTTTGTATCTCAGCCATCTTTGTGGAAGTAGAACCGTTCTACCTCACCGCCATCTGTACCCTTATTGTATCACACTCTAAGGGGTTTGTCAAGAGGTTTTTTGAACTTTTTTGTTCGGTAGGGAGATTTTGTTTTACTTCACCCAACTACGCATTGGGGAGAGGTTGTTCGCTCCTGTCTGCCTCTTGACATCCTTATTGTATCACACTCTAAGGGGTCTGTCAAGAGGTTTTTTTGAGAAGTTGGAATTTTTTTATTCTCTACTTTTGCGGACAGTGCGCGCCCTGTCTGGTCGCTCCAACTAAGCGTTTTATCAAAGGAAATGGCTACTTGCCACACACCCTTTGGGAAGTAACTTATCTCTTCCCCTCTTGACAATTATAGTATAGCACCGGCTGTTGGATTTGTCAAGTGTTTTTTATAAAAAAAGAGAAGTTTTTCAACTTCTCTTTCTGCGATGAACCGCTCTCTTTACGCGGTGCTCCACGTATTCGATGAGCGCGCCCGCGCCGATAACACCAACATAGATAGCGAGAAGAACAAGACCATCGTGAATAGACATTTGATTTACCTCTTTCTTTCTTTTGATGATACTATTATAGCATTTCGGGATAGGAATGTCAAGTGGTTTTTGGCAAAAAATGGAAAAAATTTTGCTTTAATGCTTTACTGTGATAAAGTTCGGGCTGGGACGCTCTACACGCGCCCCACGGCGCAAGAGAAAGAGCGGGGAGCCCGCTCCCGCCCTTAATACATTTCGCTACTGGGTTCAACTGTGAAATACTCAACGTTCCGCAAGTCGAGCTTGCCATAGGACTTATCATTATACATCGTAGCACCTGTCGCGAGTAAGTCGTTCATCTTACCTGCAATCTCCATAGCGCGCTGTTCTTCGAACGCTTGCTGGAAGAGATAGCCCTGACCGCCCTTAGTATAATAAACAATGCCATAAATCATTTTTCTTTCCCCTTTCCCTTTGTGATTATAGAATACCACATTCTAACTGATTTGTCAAGACCTTTTTGAGAAAAATCTTTGTTAATTTTTTAACAATCTACGCCGTTAGAAAGGGAGCATTACTGCTCCCTTATTCTTCGTAAAGACCCATCAATCCATTTATCTTATCAATGGCTTCATCAATGTCATCGAAGTGGTTGTCTGCTAACATACTTGCGTAGCTGGCTTCCTCATAGTTATCATACGCGTTGCTGAGTTCCTGCGTGCCAAACTTACCCAAGCTTTCAAGGGCATTGACAATGTTCCATGCCTTTGACATCTCACCATGCTTAATCTGGCAGTCGCGGGATGCCTGCTTGCTTTCGTTCATCAACCGTTCCTTTTCTGCTTTGAGAGCATTATAAAAATTCTTATTAGTCATCTGAGTATTCCCCTTTCTTATTGTATCTACATTGTAGCACATCATTGCGCATTTGTCAAGAGTTTTTTACTCTTCTTTGCTTGTTAATTTTTTAACAATCTTCGCCGATCCGCAAGAAAGAGAGAGACTTAGTAAGCCTCTCTCCATACCTTAATGATTGTATCATCTTCCACAGTGTCAGTGTCATTGTCGTTAATCCACAAGAGCAAGAAGTCGTTGTCATCAATGTTGAGTGCTTCCACGTCCCACAGATTGCCTTGCTCATCAATGAGCGTCAGTGTATCGCCCTCGCGCTCATAGACCTCTGCGCCGACGAAACGGATACTTCCGCGCTCCGTGCCTGAACCGCACCAATTCTCAATGACCGAGAGGTCGTAGGACTGGGGCGCTTCCTCACAGGCTTCCGCGGTTGTGTGGTCGTGGAACGGGCCAAAGAAAGACACGGAGAGAATGATAGCAATGGCCATGGTGATGATTTTGGAAATGTTCTTCATTTTGATTTACCTCTTTCTTTTTGATGATACAAGTATAGCACATGGCTACTGGATTGTCAATAGTCATTTTACCCAAATGTGATGGCGTAGTTTCGGGCATTTTGATGTTTGTGCATTATGACGAAGTTTCGGCGAGAAATTTGTGCAAACTGCTGATTTTTATAAAACTCGGCTCGCCACTACCGCCAGCGAGCCGAGCAACGTTTACCGGGGCATTTATGCGGGATGGGGTCTTGCGTTCCGCAAAAGAGCGAGAGTAAGGCTGGTATACTCTCAGAGAATAAACAAGTTAGAACCTTATAGGGCGGGGGTGTATTTCGGGAAAAAATTTTTTTTTATTTGTGTTTTTCCTTTTGCGTGGTCAAAACGCAATCTAAATCAATTTTCAATTTCAAATCACGAAGAATAATTTAAATTTATCTAAATCAATTTTCAATTTCAGAATACGGTTAAAACAACAAATCAATTTTTAATTTCAAATCATGATTTCTTTTTTCTACCTCTTTTAGGTTTCTCACCCTGCATAAGAGTGTATAATCCAGAAGTAACAGAATAAGTGACTTTCTGCTGACACTTTTTAGCAATTGCCTTCAAAGGGCTGAGTGGTTTCCGCATTTAATTTTTTCTCAATATATTCAATTAATTTATCTTTATATTTACAACTATCAATATATCTATTAATAGTATTTATATCATATTTTTCCATTAAGTGCTCTAATACATATTTGTATTTGTTTAACTGATATTCTTCTTGTTCTTCTTTGGTGCTTAATTGAGCCTTTTCCGCGTCTGATAAAGGTCTGTAAGTAATTGTTCTTGACCCATTATCCTTTTTCTCAATACGTATTGTTTTAAATAATTTCCAATCTCTTACAAAAGGATCTTTATCTCTTGTTGCGTTAGAATATTCTTGTTCTAATCTAAATATTACCGCATCTATTCCTCTTACTTCAAAAGGCTGGTTCCGACCCATTTTCAATATCCTCCCATTCAAATGTTCCATCATCTAATTCATATACAAATGCTTGTTTATAAAATGATGAAACAATTCCATCATTTGTAATTCCTTTTGGACTATTTTTCGCTTCATGAAAACAATTATAAACAATTAGTCCTTGCGTTTCATATCGCGAAAAATCTACTGCTCTTCCCTCAAAGTCATAATTATAAAATATATTTAATAATAACATACACTCATATTGCGCGATTGGCCATTTATTTAATTCTTTTTGCTGATTTGCCATTTTTTGGTATAATACCCAAAAGGCTTTTCTGTATAACCATAAAAAAAGGAGGGATACTACTAACGCACAACTCAATAATACAATAAAAATAATTTCCATAAATACTCCTTTTCTTTTTCTTATAATAATAATAAAATAAAAAATAAAAAATGTCAAATCGTAGGGCGTGATTGGGCAAAAGTTATTTGTTTTGTTAAAAAAATTTTTAAATATAAAAAGAAAAATTTTTAAATGAAACTTGACAAAAAAAATTTTTTCGAGTATAATATAAACATAGACTGGAGGTAAAAAATGATAAAACTTGATTATTCTTTACAAACTCCAGAAGAAAGAAATCAATTAGTCGAACAAATTTTGGCTGATAATCCAGATCCGCCTGAAAAGTATTTAGAAATTTTAGCAGACTATTTGGTTCTTTGTATGGAGAAACAAGAAAAAAAGGAGAAAAAATTATTAACTGATAATCGTATGGCTACAGTTAATAAACGTGAGACTTCTTTTGAAGGTCTTGTTTCCCAACTCGAAAATGGCGAAGATGGAATTTATAATTTAATTACAGATAATAGAAATACAATATTTCAACCACATATTACAATTACAAAAAAAGATTTAGAAGAGATACCAAGTTTAAATTAGTTAAGAGAAGCCATTAATGTTTGGGAGGCTAAATTAAAAGTAACAGAAGGTAAAGATGCTTTTGTTATTAAAAAGGCTCTTATTGAAATGCGTAAAGATTAGTATGTTATAAAAAATGCTTATCGTCGTCCAATAGTGCCTACAAAATTAACCAGATCAAAGTCTTATATTCCATTAGATGATGAAACATTTATTTTTGATGATGATGGTTTTCCCATTCCTGATGGAATTAGTTTATTAAGACCTGAGATATGTTCTGCGATTTTATGTAATTATTCCCGATTAAAGCAAGATAGTTGGGGCGAATATGATAAAGATTTATGGTATTTAATGGAGGATTTTGATAAACTTTGTGATAAAGCTTTAGCTAATTATCCTCTTTATGATAGAATCGTTGAATATAAAATTGATGGTTTACAAAATATTGACATTCAAGAGAAAATACAAATGGAATTTGGTATTAAGCACAGCCTTGAATATATTTCAAGTTTATGGCGTAATAAAATTCCAAAATTAATTGCTTCGACTGCGGAAGATGAATACTTAGATAATTATTATTTAAATGTTGAAAAAGGTAAATATAAAAAATGTAGTCGTTGTGGCAAAATAAAATTAGCTCACAATAAATATTTTAGTAAAAATAAAACAAGTAAAGATGGCTTTTATAGTATTTGTAAAAGTTGTCGAAATTCTAAGGCCAAAAAATCTTAATATTGTCCTTTTGTTTATAATAAATAATTGAAAGGAGAATATCTTATTTATGGCTGAAACATATTATTGCGAAAAATGTAACCGCACAATGAATGGCACGGAATTTTATTCATCTAATAATTTAGAAAAATATCCTAATGATGGTAAATTCCCTGTGTGCAAAAAATGTATGACAATGCACGTCGATAATTGGAATCCAGATACTTATTTATGGATTTTACAAGAAGCGGATGTTCCTTATGTCCCAGACGAATGGAATAAATTAATGGAAAAATATGGGCGCGATCCGCAGTCTATGACCGGTATGACAATTCTTGGACGTTATTTGTCAAAAATGAAACTCAAATAGTTTAAAGATTATCGTTGGAAAGATACAGAATTTTTACAGTAGATGGCAAATAATAAATTAGAGCAAACTATGAAACGCCAAGGATATGACGCTCAATAGATTGCAACTGCTATTGAAAAAAGTTCTATCGCTATTCCAGAAGGAGAACTAAAAGAGCCGGTTTATGCTCCACCACCTAATGCTCCTACGGAAGATTATTTCGCACAATAGAGTGGTGAAGTGGAACAAGAATTAGATTTAACTGATGAAGACCGCACTTATTTAAGACTTAAATGGGGCAAAACTTATAAGCCTGAAGAATGGGTTAAGCTTGAATAGTTGTATGAAGAAATGATGGCTTCTTATGATATTCAAGGTGCCGGACACAAAGATACGCTAAAATTAATATGTAAGACATCTTTAAAGGCAAATCAATTGATCGATATTGGTGATATTGAAGGTTTCCAAAAGATGAGCAAAGTATACGATAGCTTAATGAAGTCTGGTAAATTTACCGCTGCTCAAAATAAAGCAGAATCAGGTGAATTTGTTGATTCAATTGGTGAATTAATTGAATTGTGTGAAAAAGAAGGATATATTGAAAGATATTATGTTGAATAGCCACATGATAAAGTGGATTTAACTATTCAAGATATGCAACGTTATACTCGCACTCTTATTGAAGATGAAACTAATATTAGCACAATGGTAGAAAAGGCTTTACGCGAAAATGCTAAAGAAGATGAAGAGAAAGCAAAGAACGTGGAAAGTGATATCGTTGATGATGCTGATTTAAGTATTGAAGAACTTGAAAAAACTATTAAAGATAGTGATTACGCGGACTTTGAGGAATTTAAAGAATAGGAGTCCGCGCAAGATAATGAGTTCTTATAGGGTTTGAATAAATAATGGCATTACAAGATTTACTGTAGTTAAGTGATAGCCGTAGAAAAATAGGTTTATCACCGGAGCGAGTAGAGGCGGTAATGCCCATCATCCGAAAATACGTTGCTTTTTGGAGAGAATATCCTGATTTATTTGTAGATTTTATGGTGCGAGGAAGACGCACTGAAATAAAAGATGGAGAATTTAATTTTTATTTTTATTAGAGAGTATTTCTCCGTTCTGTTATGCGTTATTAGTATGTTTACGCGGTTTTTCCTCGTGCTTATTCTAAATCATTTTTGTCTGTTATGGCATTAATGATTAGATGTATTTTGTATCCTGGTGCGCATCTATTCGTTACTTCTGGAGGTAAAGAACAAGGTGCTAGTATTCTTCATGATAAAGTTCAAGAAATATGTGAACTTATTCCAAGTTTTAATCGAGAAATTGATTGGAGCCGAGGAAAAACTCTTGAAGGAAAAGATAAAGTTAGATATGTATTTAAAAATGGTTCAGTTTTAGATAACCTCGCAGCTCGTGAAAGCACTCGTGGTCAGCGTCGTCATGGTGGACTAATGGAAGAGTGTGTTGGTATTGATGATGCCATCCTTCGTGAAGTTATTATTCCTGTTATGGCAATTTCCCGTAGAGCTAAAGATGGCACTACCAATGAGCAAGAGCCATTAAATAAATCACAAATCTATATTACTACTGCTGGTTATAAGGGCACGTTCCCTTATGATAGACTTATTGGTTTCTTAGTTCGTATGGTAACTTAGCCCGATCGTTGTATGGTATTAGGCGGAACATGGCGAACTCCTGTTGCGGTAGGATTACAAAGTAAGACATTTATTACTGACCAAAAGAATGAAGGAACTTATAACGAGGCCTCATTTGAGCGTGAATATGAATCTAAGTGGTCAGGAACTGTTGAAGATGCTTTCTTTAATGGAGAGCATTTTGATAGAAATAGAAAATTATTATAGCCTGAGTATGAAGCTTCTGGACGTGCGGGCGCGCAAGCTTATTATGTGCTTTCTGTAGATGTAGGCCGTAAGGGATGCGATTCAGTAGTTTGTGTATTTAAAGTAACACCACAAGCTCAAGGTCCAGCTATTAAATCATTAGTAAATATGTATACTATGTCAGATGATCATTTTGAAGATTAGGCTATTAAATTAAAGAAATTATTTTATAAATATAAAGCTAAAACTTTAGTTATAGACGGTAATGGTTTAGGTATTGGGCTTTTAGATTATATGGTAAAATCTCAAAATGATGAAGATGGTGAATTTTTACCTGATTTTGGCGTTGAGAATGATGATGATGGATATTATAAAAAATATCGCACACCAAATACTCAATTTGATGCTATGTATGTTATTAAAGCAAATGCTCCAATAAATACTGAATGTCATGCTAATGCTCAGACTCAATTACAAGCGGGTAAGGTAAAATTCTTAATAGATGAGAGAACGGCTAAAGAAAAATTATTAGCTACTCAAAAAGGTTCAAAAATGACTCCTGAACAAAGGGCAGATTATTTAAAACCATTTACTTTAACCTCCATATTAAAAGAAGAAATGATGAATTTACGCGAAGAAAATGAAGGTATTAATATTATTCTAAAACAAGCAAATCGCGGAATTCGTAAAGATAAATTTTCGGCTTTTGAATATGGATTATATTATTTAAAACTTGAAGAAGATAAAAAGAAAAAACGTAAAAAGTTTAATGCAGCTGATTGGTGCTTTTTAAATTAAGGAGGGTGGAAAATGCGTGCTTCAAGAGGAGAAATTAAAATTGAAGAAATCTTAGAAGAAGCAGGACTACCTTTTAAAATGGAATATATCTTTCCAGATTTAAAAAGCCCCAGCGGGCGTCCGCTTCGTTTTGATTTTGTTATATTTGATGATGATGGAAAAATTGATTTCATTATTGAGTATTAGGGAAAATAGCATTATGAAGCCAGTTCTAAATTTGGCGGAAAACGCGGTTTATACCAGTAGCAATATAATGATAATCAAAAAAGACGTTTTTGCGCTTTACATGATTTTAGATTAATAGAGATTCCATATACCGACGAAAACCTTATTTCTTATGATTATATAATGAAATTAGCAGGTTATTAAAGGAGGTGGAACTTTGGATACGCAAGATCGTAATGATTAGATTCATGCTAAAGGTTTTGATATTTATAATGGTCGTTGTGAATATAATTATAATGATGCTACGGATTATGCCAATAGAAAAATAAAAGTTGGCACAAAAACTTTAGATGATGCTATTTTAAAACTTGGTGATTATAGTAAGATTAGATACCCAGGTCAAAATCGTATTATTACGAAACCTGATGTGCTTCGCGCACTCGCAGAAAGAGATTTAAATACTTTGCGATACATTTCTAATTTTTATTATGATATAAGTGGTGTATATCAACGAGTTTGTAATTATGTTGCTTTTTTATACCGCTATGATTGGTATATTGCAGCCGAAACTTATGATGATAATGTAAAAGAAGAAAAAGTTTTAAAAGATTTTTATAGAATGTTGAATTATTTTGATAATAGTTATATTAAAAAGATTTGTGGAGATATTGCTTTGCAAGTTGTTAAAAATGGATGCTATTATGGATATATAGTTCCTTCAGAGAAAAATCTAATTTTACAAGAATTGCCAGTTAGATATTGTAGAACACGTTATAGTGTAAATAATATCCCAGTTGTCGAATTTGATATGCGATTTTTTGATACTTTTAAAGATATGAATTATCGCTTAAAAGTATTAAAATTATTCCCAGAAGAATTTGCTAAAGGTTATGTTTTATATAAGCAAGGAAAACTTGCTTTAGAAGATGCGGTTGGATGCTAGCATACTGGTAGTTGGTATGTTCTTGAGCCAGAAAATTGTATTAAATTTAATATTAATAATAGTGATGTTCCTATTTTTGTAAATTCCATTCCTACTATTATGGATTTAGATGCAGCGCAAGATCTTGACCGCAAGAAACAAATGTAGAAGTTGCTTAAAATTTTAGTCCAAAAGCTCCCAATGGATAAAAATGGTGATTTGATATTTGATGTTGATGAAGCCAGAGATATCCATAATAATGCCGTTTAGATGTTATAGAGGGCTATTGGAGTAGATGTTTTAACTACATTTACTGATGTAGATTCTATTGATATGTCTGATAAAAATACTACTACAACGACAGATGATTTAGCTAAAGTTGAACGTAGTGTTTATAATTCATTAGGTATTTCATAGAATTTGTTTAATACTGATGGCAATATGGCTTTAGAAAAATCAGTATTAAATGATGAATCTACAATAAGAAGTTTAATTTTATAGTTTAATATATTCTTTAATAGAATTATTGAAAAAAAGAGTAGTAATAAGAAATATAATTTTAGATTTTATTTATTAGAAACTACTCAGAATAATTATCAAACACTTTCTAAAATGTATAAAGAACAAGCGCAAATGGGACAATCAAAACTATTGTCTTAGATTGCTCTTGGACATTCATAGAGTTTTATTCTTAATGCAGCTCATTTTGAAAATGAGATTTTACATTTAAGTGAAATTATGATTCCTCCTCTTATGAGTTCTACTATGGGTAGTGAAGATATTTTGGGTTTAAAAGGTTCATCATCTAATAATAAAACTCAAAATAATTCAGGAAGCTCAGGTTCTGGAACTGCTAAAGTTTCTAATGGCGAAGCAGGACGTCCGGAAAAACCTGATGATTAGAAAAGTGAAAAAACTATTCAAAATAAAGAAGCAATGAAATAAGGAGGATTTATGAAACATACAAGTATTAAATTAAATACACCTTGTGAGTTTATAAATATAACTCCTGTAAATCCTTTAATTTCTAAATGCCAAATTAAGGTTTGCTATGTAGATGATAAGCCTAATCGTAATAAAAGCGTAATCACTAAAGATGTAGCGACTGAGATGGCTAATAGTCTTCCAGGCAGTCCTATTGTTGGCTTTTTTAACGAAAATACCGAAGATTTTGAAGAACATAATAGGATAATTGAATTATCTAATGGCGAATTTAGAATGAGAGATAATACTCGCCCTTATGGTTTTGTTGATCTTGGAGCTAAAGTTTGGTTCTAGAAATTTTTGGATGATGGTGTTGTCGAACGTGAATATTTAATGACTGAAGGTTATTTGTGGACTGGTTAGTATCCTGAATGTAAACGTGTAGTTGATAAAGGGAATAATCATTCTATGGAGCTTGATGAAAAAACATTAAATGCTACGTGGGCAAAAGATAGTAATGGAAAGCCTTAGTTTTTTATTATAAATAAGGCAATTATTTCTAAACTTTGTATTTTGGGAGAAGAAAATGAACCTTGTTTCGAAGGCTCCCAAATCAATGTGAATTTTTCATTCGATGATGGTTTTAAGAACACTTTGTTCTCCATGATGAATGAACTTAAAGAATTTATGAAAGAAGGAGGACCCAAAGTGTTTACACAATATGCTGTTGAAATTGGCGATAGTTTGTGGAATTCTCTCTGGTCTTATATTGAGACTAAGTATCCTGGCGAGCCTAGTAGTTATTGTTCTATTTATCGCATTGAAGGCGTTTATGAAGATGCTGGACAAAAGTTTGCTATTCTTCAAAATAGACAAGATCAAAAATATTATCGCATGGACTTTTCTCTTACCGATGCAGAAGGCTTTGTTCCTTCTGACGCTTTAACTGAAGTAACTAAGTCTTATACTCCGGCAGCAGAGCCTCAGTTTGCTCTTGCTGATATTGAAGCTTTTGAGACTAATTATGCTTCAAAGAAAAAGGCTGAGGAAGAGGACAAAAATAATAAATCTAATGGCCAAAACCCTGATAATAAATCAGAGGGCAATGATAATAAGAAGAATCCTGATAATGGAGAACCCTCTAATAAGTCTGACAAAGGCGACAAAGGCGAGAATGATGACGATGATAAAAAGAAAAAGAAAAATTATTCTCTTGAAGATGTCGTTGAATATACTGAACTTAAAGCTCAGTATGATGAATTACAGACTAAATTCGCGGCTCTTGAAACTGAAAATAATAGCTTGAAAGAGCAAATTGCTCCACTTGCTGAATTTAAAAATGCTGCTGAGAAGAAAGATAAAGAAGATATGATTGCTAAATTCTATATGCTTTCTGATGAAGATAAGGCTGATGTTGTTAAAAATATTGATAAATATTCTCTTGATGATATTGAAGCTAAATTATCTGTTATTTGTGTTCGCAACAAGGTGAGTTTCGACCTTGACGAAAATAATAAGCCCAATGGTGCTACTACTTTTAATTTGAACAATAATGGTTCAGAAGATGATGATATGCCCGCTTGGGTGAAGGCGGCTTTTGCTACCGCCAACAAAAATTAATAAGGAGGACATACTAAATGTTTAAAGACTTTTTGAATAAGAATCTTCCTATTAAGTCTCAGGCAAAGTATGTTGAGTTTGGTTACGGTCAGGTCGAGCCTAATCACCTTTCCGCACAAAGAAATGCTCAAATCTATGCTCAACTTCCCGCCAATAAAGACATTGAGATTCTTGAAAACGGTCAGTTTGTAAAGTATGACTATGCTGCTAATGGTAATGGTATCGGCGAAGTCAACTTTACTGGCGAAGGTGAATGGATGCTCGTTTATAACGAGATTAAGCTTTATCGTGATCATTCTGATGGCAGTAAGCAGTGGGATTGCGAATTTGCTATGCTTAAGGATGACTATCAGGCTCGTGTTTATAGCCCTTATGATTGGGAGCATACCGAGGTTGAATATGGTGGTCGTTTCTGGAACGGCGTTGATGATAAGGGTCAAACTTATAAATTGATCAATCAGACCGTTTCCGCTGATCAGGGTTTAAAGACTGTTACTATTGCTGGCCGTGTTTATGATGTTGATGAAACTGGCAAGTTTACTTATGATGGTAATGAATATACTCTTGATAGTAATCATCAGGTTGCTAATGTTCCTGTAAAGTATTACTATGATAAACTTCTTACTGATGTTCCTGATATATATGAAGCAAATTGGACCAATGATCCATATCATAAGTTAGGTATCTATCATGAGAAGTTCATGGAATCTGGCACTTCTATGGTTCCTCGTGTATTTAAGACCATGATTGGTGATCTTTACACTACTAATATGATTAATGAAGAGACTCTTGCTGTTGGAGATAAACTTTCTCCTTCTGCTGCTACAAAGGGTATTCTTAGCAAAACTGGTGACGATTCAATGATCTGGCAGGTTGTTAAAGTTTATACTATGCCTGATGGTCAAAAGGGCGTCAAGGTAATGCGTATTAAGTAAGAAAGGAGAAAAGGATAATGTTAGATAAAAATAATTTAGTTGCTCTTATGAAGCAAGTTGCTAAGGCTGATCCTTCTGCTCCTGTTGCTTATAGTTATGAGGGAAAAAATCTTAGTTATGAAGCCTTAAATGAAACTCTTCGTAATGAAATGAATGAGTTGGCTGGTACTTACGCTCTTTATCGTGAAAATAAGAATCTTATTTTCTCTATGATTGAGGAGACTCTTGATGAGGTTCTTCCTAAGAAAGTTATTCAGCAATATGATCAGTTTGCTGAGGTTAAGACTTTCGCTCAGGGTGATAAGCCTGTCTTCCGTCGTCCTCTTAATAATCGTGCTCGTGCTAAACAGTTTGTAACTCGCGTTGGTCTTGCTGGTATTTATGAAGTCTTCAAGCTCGGACCTAAAGAGAATGAAGCCTTCGAGGTACGTACTAGCGCTATCGGCGGAGCTGCTCAGATTGGCTTCGAAGAGTTCCTTGATGGTCGTGTTGATTTTGGTGAAGTAACCAAGATCATCATGGATGGTATGGATGAACTTATTTATAAAGAAGTTGCTGCTGCTCTTAGATCTTCTATCAATCAACTTCCTCCTGCTAACCGCGTTGCGGCTGCCGGATTTGATGAAGCGGCTATGGATCGTTTGATTACTATTGCTTCTGCTTATGGTACTCCTACTATTTATTGCACTTATGAGTTCGCTGTTAAGATGATTCCTCATGAGGCTTGGAGATATACTGAAGCTATGAAGAACGAGCTTTGGAATAATGGTCGTCTTGCTACTTACAAGGGCACTAAGGTTATTATTCTTGAGCAGGGCTTTGAAGATGAAACCAATACTCGTAAGGTTATTGATCCTGGTTATGCTTGGGTTATTCCTACGGGCGCTGATGGTAAGCCTGTAAAGATTGCTTTCGAAGGCGGCACTATTGTTGACGAGTTTAACAATTATGATCGTTCTCGTGAGATTCAGGTTTACAAGAAGGTTGGCGTAGTTTGTATGCTTGCTAATAACATCTGTGCCTATGTTGATACTTCACTTCTCGGTCAGATGTATACTTGGAATTATGATGGAGTCACCGGTAAGGTTGTCACTTATGATGGCCGTCTTGATGGCAATGTCTAATTTAATATAAATTATTCCATGGGGAGAAGGGATTAAACTCCCTCTCCCCATATTTTTGTTTTATGAGTAAAAGGAGAAATTGAATAATGATTAATAATGAAGATATTTATAATGTAAAAAATAGAAGCACTAGCGTAGTTGTTTATACTATTCCTGATACTAATTTGCGTCGTGAATTTGCGCCCGGTGAAACTAAACGTATTCCATTTGGTGAGTTAGAGAAGTTAACTTATCAGGCAGGCGGCCGCGAATTGATTGCTAATTTTTTACAAATTTTAGAGCCAGAAGTAACTCATACTCTTAATGTTCATACTGAACCTGAATATAATATGTCAGAGCAACAAGTTGCTGATTTAATTCTTAATGGCTCATTAGATGCTTTCTTAGATGCTCTTGATTTTGCTCCTATTGGAATTATTGACTTAATCAAGAATTTATCTGTTAGCCTTCCTATTACTGATATTAATAAGCGTAGAGCTTTGAAGGAAAAAACTGGGTTTGATGTTGATAAAGCTATTGCTAATGATATCGCTAGTAAAGAAGAAGATACTATTGTAGAGAAAGAACCAGCAGCTAAGCGCCGTGTAGTAAGAGAAGAACCTACTACTCAAGGTCGTCGCACAAGCGGTTCTGGATATAAAGTAATTAATAAAACCGAGGAAACTTCCTCCAAGAAATAATTTATAGGAGGGCGATTAAGTGGGAACATTATTCTCAGCTGTTTATAATCGCTTTCTAAACAAGGTTACTGATGACATGTATCTGGAGTTGACTCCTGAAGATACTTTAAGAGATTTATAGAATCTTATAATAGATGCTATTCCTGGATTTGAATTTCCGCGAAAAAATCTTTTAGATTATAATTTAGATGTTGCTACTATTAATGAATCTGATGCTATGCCGGATGATTTTATTGTAGGAACGGTATGGGGAGAACTTCCAGAACCGGGTGAAGAACCTCAAGTTTTAGTTGATAGATCTAGTTTTAATTGTGATCTAACTGAAGAAGAAATTAATATTTTAGCTATTTTAATGATGTGCGGTTGGACGCAAAGGCAAGTCACTTCAATTGAGAATACTCGAATGAAATATAGTGGCTCTGATTTTAAATTTACTTCTTAGGCAAATCATCTATCAAAGCTGTTAAGTTTGTTAAGTGAATGCCAAAGACAATCTCACCATATGTAGCGTTTATATAAACGCAGACGTCTAAATGACAAAGGTGAGTATGAATCTAATTGGGATGTGTTTAAAAGTCGATATGATTACTAAATATAATTTTGATATTCCAATAGAGAGTATAAAGGTAAATTGTTTGCGCTTAACCAATCAATTATGGAAATTAATTCCAATGCGCGAAAATAATGAAGATTGGCATAAATAGCTAGAAACTGTTATAAATGAAATTGTGGGGTTTAGTGTGATTTTTAACGCTGAACCCCTTTATTTATAGTTATTAAATAAACTTGAGGGATTGTAGAATCGAGATACTGATTTTAATTTTTATCGTAAGACTGTATTTGAAACGATCAGTCTTTTATAGGAGATAAATTATGGCGTCAGGGTTTGATTATAGTAGTAAGCAACCTTTTAGATTATAGCAAGGTCGCTTAGGAATTTATGATAAACCACCCTTTGAAGGTAGCCCTGTTGAAGGCGTTAATTATATGGCGGTTCGGCTCGGTCAAATGGGCGGAAACCGCCAACAAGAGCGTATGATTTTATCTAAGCGCAGAAGCTTGGATAGAGCAGTATGGAATTCATATCAAGCCGCAGAAATTATTAAATAGGATGCGGAATATAAAAAACCTATTAGGTGTTTAATTAATCCCAATAAATTAAAATAGGATTATGATGACAAGATTTTGTCTGTTGGAAATGAGTATTAGTTTAAACCGGGAGATATCTTTGAATGGTGCGGAACTAATACCTATTGGATTTGTTATCTTTAGGATTTAACTGAATTGGCTTATTTTAGAGGAGATATTAGAAAATGCTCTTATAAAATAAATTGGGTAGATAATGGAGAGAAAAAATCTACTTATGCAGCAATCCGCGGTCCGGTAGAAACGAAAATTAATTATATTTAGAAACATGAAATTAGTGTAGATAATCCTAATTATTCATTAAATATTTTAATGCCAAAAAATAAAGATACTTTAAGTTATTTTAGGCGTTATACTAAATTTTATTTAGATGGTTAGGATGAGGGAGACAATTTAATTTGTTGGCGTGTTGAAGCTGTAGATTCAATAAGTATGCCAGGTATTTTAGAAGTTAATGCGACTGAATATTATATTAATGAGTAGGAAGATAATTTAGATAATAAGACTGTTGGTTCTTTAATTGCGGAACCAATTGATCCAAATCCTACGACAACTGATATTATAGGGGAAACATTTATTTTCCCAAAGAAAACTTATACTTATTATTTTGATGGTGAAGTTGTTCTAGAATGGAAAATAAAGAATAATAAAAAGTTGCCAGTTTCTTTAAAAGTTATTAAAGAAGCAAAAAAGCCAACAGTTGAAATAAGTTGGACTTCTGGATATAGTGGATAGTTCGATTTATGTTATGGAGATTATAAGAAAACGATTGTAGTTCAATCATTGTTTTAAGGAGTAAAAGGTGTTATGAAAATTAATGGTGTAAATTTACCTAAATCAAGTTTTCTTTCTGTTGAAAAAGATTTAGAAATTATTGTAAGACATCTCTGTAAAAATGAGAGATTAAAGCGATTATTGTATTATACAACAAAAGATGCTATTGATAAGCCAGATCTAAATGATGAACAAATGATTCAATTATTTAATAAAAATATTAAATTAATTCCTAAGCTTTATGTTGATGGAAGTGTATTAAATTATTTAATTATTAATTTTGATAATTTTACACAAAGTGGAAATCCTGAGTTTAGAGACAATATTATTGAATTCGATATTATTTGTCATTTTGATCAATGGCATTTAAAAGATTACCAATTGCGCCCTTATCGTATTGCCGCAGAAATTGATAGCATGATAGATAAAACGCATTTAACCGGTATTGGTAAGTTAGAATTTCTTGGAGCAAATCAAATTATTTTAACTGATGAATATGCGGGTTTGTGTCTTATGTATCAGGCAGTTCATGGTGAAGAAGATAAAAAATCTATGCCAAATCCTAATGACGAGGAAAGATTTATAGAAGATTTTAAAAAAAGAACTGAAGAGTAATGGATATCAGACTTGGATTAATGACAGGTATTGATTTACCAATACCTGAATTAGAAGTCACTATTCATTAGCCATCTATAAAAGAAATTTCTTTTATAGGTGAAAAAGATCTTTTCTTGGGGATTTAGTGTTTATGTATTGATAAAAACATAATAGAGAATTCGGGCGAAAGTCTTTTAAGAGAAACAAATAATTTTTAGATATTTATGACAATGATGAAAGAAAAAGAGATGGCCGATAAAAAACAAGCATCTATGTAGGTTCTTACATTATTGTTTCCAAAGCAAAATGTTTTATTTACCCCTAGGTCAATTGTTTTACAAGGTGACCCACAAATAATGATTGACGAAAGCAATTTTAATATATTATAGGAATATATTAAAGAAATATTTTGTTTTAAATCTAATGCTTCGCAAGAAATGGGATTTAATCCTGGAAGTGCGGCCGCGAAAAAGATAGCCGATAAATTAATGCGAGGTAGACAACGTGTCGCTGAATTAAACGGCACGGCTAATGCTAGTATATTTAGTTAGTATCTTTCAATGCTTACTATAGGTCTTGATTCAATGTCTTTACAGGATTTAATGGATTTAACAATGTTCCAACTCTATGACCTTGTTGAAAGATATCAACTTTATATTAATTGGGATATTGATATCCGGTCTAGATTAGCAGGCGCAAAGCCTGATAATAAGCCGGATAACTGGATGAAAAATATCCATTAAATTTTTTAAGGAGGAAAAAAACCTATGAAATTTGGTGTACGCGAAATTTGCGATGTCGTTTTAAAGGCAAAGGCTAATCAAAAGATTGGTAATAAGCAATTTTATAAGAATGAGCCAGTTATTTATTTCGACACTTTAAAGACTTCCAGTATGGAAGGCGCTGCTACCACCGTATACGCACAAGGTGGTCGTGGTAATACTAACTTAGTCGCATGGGAAGGCGAGCGTACTGTTACCTTCACAATGGAAGATGCTCTTATTTCTCCTGAAGGTTTCATGATTCTTTCCGGTGCTGGTCTTGTTGAGGCTTCTGCTGATAATAAGATTAAGCAACATATTACTCAAACTGTTGATAAGACTAAAGACATTGTCCCTGCTAACGCTGGAAAAAACATTAAGACTGATGGACTAATCGTTCCTGTTTCTTATGCCCCTTATCTTGATAATGAGCATAAAGATGACGATTATGTTTATGTTTTCTTTATGAAAGATGGCGAAATTATTTCTGAGCCTTATCTGGCGCATGAAGGAGTTACTACGGGAGAGACTGGTTTTAGTATTACCGTAAAAGGATTTGATCGTGCTAGTGGAGTGGCTTATACCACTAACGATTTAGAGAATGATTATGCTAAATGCGACTCCGTAATGGTTGATTATTATACTGAGCGTGAATCTGGCGCTAAGCAGATTGAAATTACTGCTGATAAGTTCGGTGGTAACTACTATCTTGAAGCTTCTACCTTATTCCGCAATCAAGACGGCGTAGATATGCCTGCTGAATTTATTATTCCTAACTGCAAGATTCAATCCAACTTTAACTTTACAATGGCTTCTTCTGGTGATCCTTCCACTTTCACTTTTACTATGGACGCATTCCCTGATTATACTCGTTTCGATCATAGTAAGAAAGTTTTGGCTGCTATTCAGATTATTGAAGAAGACGAAACTGTTGACAACGATATTCGTAGAAAGACCGCTGCTAATAGCACCATTGCTATTGGAGGCTAATTAATATGGTTGTAAAAGGTCCAGTAAAATATACTCCACCAAAACAGCCTAAAAAAGAATCTACTAAAAAGCAGCCAAAAGTAGAAAAGGCTGTAAAGAAAGAGCTTATCGAACCTATTGAGGAAGTAATTCTTCAAGAGGAAGATGAGGTAAGTAAGATTTTATCTGAATTAGATAAAAAAGATTAATTAATGGGAGAGAATAAAAATATTCTCTCCCATTTTTTTGTTATGCGGAAAAGGAGGATTAAATTTGGTAATTAAAAATAATTATAGCGATAATAGTCAAGAAAGTTAGAAAATTGCCGAAGATTTTATTTATTGGACTGAAGATATGGTAAAAGAGTAGTTATAGTAGGAACATTTTAAAGAATTATATGAAAAAATAAGAAAATCATCAGAAATATTAATTAATCATTTTACTATTTTTGATAATATTTAGAAAAAGTATAATAGTAAAATAAATAAATCAATGACTATGACTTTAAATCTATTAGAGTAGAAAAAAATATTAATCTATTAGGAATTTTTTAATTTATAGAATTTAATTAATGAGTTTTTAAATCAAGAAATAAAAATTACTGCTGTCTATGTCGATCCAATTACAGGCCAAAGAGAAATTAGATTAATGGATAATGATATAAAAAATATTCAAGCAGTTAAAAAAACGTCTGTATAGGGTTATAATTATGCTAAATTAGAATATGATATGAATTAGCATTATGAAAATTTAAAAAATGCTTTGCCGGATGATGATAATAAAGGATTATAGAATACAGCAATGCAAGTAGAATTAAGATATAATAAATATAAAAAGAGAATATTATGGTATAAAGATTCGTGGAAAGGATATACAATGTCTACTCGTGGTCCTATTAATGAAGCATTTGTATCTTTTTATATAAATAATATTAAATTTAATTCAGATCTTGAAACAAATATTGATTATTTTATGTTAGATCCTACTATGGGTGCGATTAATGCTGATAATATGAATGGATTTTTAATTGGAGATGTATCTGGAGGGAAAATCCAATATGCAGTTAAGGGTGAAGGCGGATCTCCATAGAAATATACTACTATAATAAAATGGTTAAAAATTTTAAGAGATAAATAGTTTTCACCTCAAAGTTTTGCTGATTTCATAAATCGTTTCACTATTGAAGAAAAAGAAAAAAGAATTAGTTAGATAAGAGAATTAAGTCAAAAAAGTATTGATGGATTAGTCCGCTATCATGGCGAAAAATTAACTGAAGAATTATTATTTAATAAAAAATAATTGAATTTTGACTAAATAAAAAATTTTTTGTATAATATAATAAAGAGTAAAAGGAGGCTAATTATGGCTAAAATTTCATATAATAAATTAGGAATTACTAAGGATGAACTTAATAAAGTTCAAACTGTTGAATACAATGATTAGACTATTGAAGTAAAGCAATATCTTCCCATTGCGGAAAAGAGTGAATTGATTACTCGTGTATTGAATAACTCAGTGGATGAAAATACTGGATATTATAATCTTTTAAAGTTAGATATGAATCTTGGTTTAGAGATTGTTTATGCTTATAGTAATATTTCATTTACTGAAAAACAAAAGGAAGATCCAATGAAGCTTTATGATATGCTTAATGCTTCTAAAGTGCTTAATCTTATTATTGGTCTTGTGCCAGATGGAGAATTTTATTATTTAAATAAAACGACTCATGAAATGGCTAATAATATTGTGACATATCGCAATTCTGCTATGGGTATTATGGAAGCAATTTCCGCAGATTACAGTAATTTAGATTTGGATGCGACAGACATTCAAAAGAAGTTAAATGATCCAGATAATATGGCTTTATTGAAAGATGTGCTTACTAAATTGGGCTAATTAAATTAGTTAATAATATTATTTTTTGAAAAATAATAGAGTGATGGGGATAAGAGTATAATTGCTCTTATCCCCGTTTTATTTTTATATAAAGATAAAACTTGGAGAGAAAGGAGATTTCTATGGCTAAACAATTAAATAGTTATTAGGTTAATTTACAATTTACTACTGATGCTAAATCAGCTTAGAATCAAATTAGAGATTTGCAATTTTAGTTAGATAATTTATTGAAGTCTTCAATAAATGAAGTTCAAACTCAAAAATTACCTATAACAAAAGAATTGACGGAAGCACAAATAGCCGCTTCTAAGTTATAGACTATTTTATCTCAAACGGTAAATATAAAAACTGGGAAAATGGATTTGACTAAGTTCTCTTAGTCTTTAAGATAGAGTAATTTAAACTTAGAAAAATTATAGAGTAATTTAATGGAATTAGGACCAGAAGGCCAAAAGGCCTTTATGACTTTATCTCAATCTATTATTGAGGCTGACGTTCCATTAAAAAGAACAAGTGCTTTAGTATCTGAAATGTGGACTGTTATGAAGAATACAGTTCGTTGGCAGATTTCTTCAAGTGCAATTCATAGTTTTATGGGAGCAGTTTAGACTGCTTATGGATACGCTCAAGATTTAAATAAATCTTTAAATAATATCCGTATTGTTACAGGTTAGAGCTCTGATTAGATGGCTAAATTTGCTAAATAGGCAAATATCGCGGCCAGAACTTTAAGCACAACTACTACTGAATATACTGACGCTGCTTTAATTTATTATCAATAGGGTTTAAATGATGAATAGGTAAAAGAACGCACTGATATTACTATTAAAATGGCAAATGTAGCTCGTGAAAGTGCTGAAATAGTTTCAGATCAGATGACTGCTGTTTGGAATAACTTTTATGATGGAAGTCAATCATTAGAGCATTACGCTGATGCGATGGTGCGCTTAGGTGTAGATACCGCATCTAGCTCTGACGAAATTGCTGGCGGTCTTGAAAAATTCGCCGCTGTCGCTGATACTATTGGTTTAAGCTTTGATAACGCAGCTGCCGCGTTAGCTACTATTACTGCTACTACTCGTCAAAGTGAAGATGTCGTAGGTACAGCTTTAAAAACTATCTTTGCTCGTATTCAAGGCTTGAAGCTTGGCGAAACTTTAGAAGATGGTACTACATTAAATCAATACTCATAGGCTCTTGAAAAAGTTGGAATTAATATCAAAGATTCTAATGGTGAATTAAAAGATATGGATAACATCATCGAAGAAATGGGTAATAAATGGCAGAGTATTAATAAAGATTAGCAAGTGGCTTTAGCACAATAGGTTGCGGGTGTCCGTCAATATACTCAATTAATTGCTTTGATGGACCATTTTGATTATTATAAAGAAAATCTTGCTAGAGCATAGAGTGCTGATGGATCTCTTCAAAAACAAGCTGATATTTATGCGGAATCTTGGGAAGCTGCTAGTAACAGAGTAAAAGCAGCTGCATAGAGCGTCTATGCTGAGCTGATTAATGATAAATTTTTTATTACATTAAACGATTTATTAGCCGACGTTTTAGATAAAATAAATGATTTAATAGAAAGTATGGGTGGCTTACCAGGAGTAATTGCTGCTGTTGGAATTATATTTACCAAAGTTTTTAATAAGCAAATCGCTTAGGGATTAAGTAATGTTGGATTTGGTATATAGTCTTTGGTAGGATACACTAAACGCTCTGCTGAGTAGATGAAAGAAGAAGCTTATACTAGAGCATCTAATATGGCTTTTGATAATGTTACTGAAGCAGATGCTGTTTCTGGTGAACAATTAAAATATACTTTAGAATTAAAAAAAGAAATTTAGAAAATTTCTGGTGATATAACTTCACAAGAAAGAGAATAGTTAGAAAATTTAATTAAAATTAATTAGGCTTATGGAGATTAGGTTATTAAGGCGGCTTAGGCTAAAGACTAGGTAACTGAAGAGTTATAGAGCATTAATACTGATTTAAGATCAATTATAAGAAATGATTCTAAAAATGGTAGTATAGAAAATAATTTAAAAAGTTATTCACAAATAAGACAAAGTTTAAATGGTGTCGTAGATACAGGATACCAAGGAGCGGCTGCTTTAAATACCATTAATGAAAAAATTGGGATTTTAAAAAATAGATCTACCGAGCTTCATGCTGAGTTTGAAATATTAGCTAAAGCATTAGATTAGGTACATTTAACAGAATCCGCTAAAGCAGTGAGAAATTTATCAGCTCGTTTTGAAAATGGAGAATTAGATGTCAAAGCTTTTAGAGAAGAATTCGAAAAGTTAGAAAATGTAAATGCGGGGGATTTATTATCTGATACTGCGATTGAAATAAGTGCTCGAGTACAATTTTTAAAAGAATAGTTTGGAATAACTGGTAAAGCTGCTAAAGAATTTGACGATTTGGCTGAAGCTTTAGGAAATACTCTATTAAAATTAAAAGAAAAAATTGAAATTGTAAAAAAAGGTCACGAAGGATTACGTAATTAGTTTGTCGAGATAAAAAGTGCTATTAGCGGATATCAAAGTGCTTTAAATGATTTTGGTAAATCAATTACTTAGAGTTTTACAGCCCTTTCTTCTTTATCAATGGGGTTAATGTCTTTAAAAGGAGCTATTGATACCTTACAAGATGAAGATATGAGTATTGGAGATAAACTATTATCTATTACTATGTCTTTAAGTATGGCTTTAGTTTCTTTAACTTCTGCTGTAAATCAATTTAAACAAGCAGAATTAAAGAAAACTGCTGCTCAATTAAAATCAACAGCATAGACATTACTTGAAACTATTGCTATAAATGCTAATACTGCAGCGGGAAAAGGCAAAATAGTTATTACTAAAGAGATGACTTTAGCAGAGATTTAGGCTGCTCTTGCGTCAACAAAATTTGCTAATAGTTTATTAATTTAGACGGCAGCTTTATTAGCAGCAAAAATGGGTATAAGTTTAGTTGCCGCAACTGCGCTTATTGCGGCTGGAGCTTTTATTGCTTTAGCGGGAGCTGTAACTTTAATTGCTATTGGATTTAAAAAAATGCAGGAAAGCACTCCAGAAGCAAAATTAAAAAAGTTAGAAGAGAATGCAAAAGCGAGTTCTGAAGCTTTTGATAAATTAAATAATAATATTGATGAAACTAACTCAGCATTAGAAAAATTATAGTCTTATAAAGATACAATTGGTGATTTAGTTCCTGGCACAATTGAATGGTATAAAGCCATTTCTGATGTTAATGCTGAAATTACTAAATTATTAGAGAAATATCCTGAGTTATCTAAATACGTCAGCATTGATGAAAATGGAGCTATGGATATTAGTGATGAAGGGCGAAAATATTTAGGAGAATCTCAAAAAGAAAATCTTAAAATTTTTACTGCGACAAAAATAAGAGACTAGATTGCGGTAAATGATTAGCAAATTACTAATAGTTATAATCAATTTAAAGATAGTGATTAGGGTATTTAGAATATTATTGATTTAGTGTCAAGTAAAAGTATTCTTACTAAAGCAGGTATAAGTGAAATGATTTAGAATGCTGCTGATAATCCTAACTTTGGTAATATGTTATATACTAAAGAAGGAGCAAGAGAGTTATTAACTGCTATAGTAGATGCCACTGGAACTAGTATTGGAGCTATTAGTGATGAGACTGCTGAAGCTTTTTATCAATTTATTTTAGAAAATAAAGATTAGATAATTAAAAATTCTTCTTTAAAAGAATAGGGAAAATTATTATATAATAATTTATTGGAAGCGGAATTTTCAGCTCTTGGAAGTGATAGGACTGCTGATGAAATAAATGACTTATTTAATGGAGAAGATATTTATAGTCAAACTGTTGCAGATTAGAAATCTAAATTATAGAAAGATTTTAAATGGAATAAACATATAAATTATAGTGGTAATGAGCAAGAAATTCAAGATTATATTTAGTTACTTAAATAGCAAGGATATGAAGATGTATCTTATGTTGCTTAGCGTAATGGTAATATGATTTTGAAAGTCGATGATGAAGAATTAAAAGTTAGTGCAGATCAATTTTATAGTTAGTTAGCAGAAGCTTATTCTTCTCCTGAAGTAGCTGAAAAATTTACTACAGCTTTATAGAATACTTTGCAGAAATCTTTAAACGGTATAGATTTAAGTAATTTAGATTTAAATCAATTAAATTATTTAGATAGTTTTTAGAGAAGCTTACAAGAATCTTTTGGTGATACAGAATTAGGTACTAAGTATTTTAATAAAATCGTTAAAGCCTATGGTACTTCTGAAGAAGATTTATAGAATTTTAGTGAAAGTATTAAATATATAGACAAACAAAGCGAAGCTTATCAAAGATTAGTATAGCAATTAGCTAATGGATAGGTAACCATTGATGAATTTAAAGATGGTCTTAAAGAGTTAAATGCTATCGGAGAATTAAATAGTATGTCTGATTTCTTTACTAATGCCGGTAAAGAAATGGGACTAAGTGATGATGAAGTTTAGTCTATGAAAGATTATGCTTCTTATATTCTTGAAGTATCTAAAAATTCATCAGAATTTGATGATAGTGTTTCTTAGAATGCTAACGCAGCTGCCCGTTTAGCAGTTTAGATTACTCGAATGAATAAAGGAGTAGAAACTTTATCAGGTAATTTTGAAACTTGGAATGATATTTTAAAGAATAGTACTAAGGGCAGTCAAGAATATTTTAATGCTTTAACTAAAACCCGTTCTGCTTTATCTGATGTCCTTGATGTTGAAGAAGAGTTTATTTCAGATGATTTTGTTACTAGCCATTTAGATGAAATTGCTAAAGCAGCTAAAGGCGATGAAAAAGCTATTGATTCTTTAAGAAATTCAATGGATGAAGAGATTATTGCTAGAATCACTTTAGGACAAGATGAAGAATTTACTGCTTAGATAAATTCTTTAGACTAGAAAGTTAAAGATGCTTGCTCTAAACTTGATCCGACCATTGAGATTGGAGCAAAAGTTGATGATGCTGATTTCTTAGAAGCAGCTAATAACTTAGTTAAGGAATCTTAGATGACTGCAGATGAAGCTAATGCTTATTTTGCAGGAATTGGCTATGAACCAGTCTATAACGCAGAAGATATTGATACCTCTGCGGAAATGCCAAATGCTGAAACTATTACTCGCGTAGTAGATATTAAGGCTGACAATCCTAAAACTTTTGATCTTGGATTCTTAGGTAAACATACTATTAATTTACCTTCAATTTCAACAATAACAGAAACAAAAGCTGAGGAACCTACAAAATCTCCTGGCGGTATGCGTTTAGTATCTTTTAGCGGCGGAAAAACTCCTCCTAAAATTTAGGGATTTCATCGAAAAGCTACCGGCAGTTCGAACAATCATTCTTCTACTAATTCTGGAGGGTCAGGAGGAGGAAGCAAATCAAGTGGTGGTTCTTCTTCTTCTAAGCCTTCTAAAATTGATAAATCTAAAAAATCTGATGTCGTTGATAGATATAAAGAAATAACTGATAGCATCAATGATACTACTCGTGCTTTAGATAAAGCTAATAAATCTGCCGATAGGCTTTGGGGCAAAGCTCATCTTGATGCAATGGCTAAAAGTAATAAATTAACTCTTAAGGAAGTTGATTTATTAAAACAAAAGCAAAAAGAAGCTTAGGCTTATTTAAAGACAGATAAAGCTACTTTATAGCAAGCTGCGAAAAAAGCTGGAATTACTTTCACATTTGATGAAGATGGTGATATTTCTAATTATACTGATTAGATGACTAAACTTTATAATTAGCTTGTAGCCGCTTAGGATAAAGCAAATTCTTTTTCTACAAAAGACGCTCAAGATGCTTATAAAGAAGCAACTTTAGATCCGATTCAAAAGAAAATTGATGAGTTAAAAGACGCCATTAGTCAATATGAAGATACAAGAGATTTAGTCGAAGAATTAACTGATAATATTCAAGATAAAATAAATGAGTGGCAAGATAAAAATTATCAAATGCTTACTTATGAAGTTGAAGTAAAAGTCCAATTAGATGAAAATGATACTAAGAAATTAGAATATTATTTTGATAAATTAAGTGATAATATTTATAAAGCTGCTGAAGCTCTTGGATATTTACAAGGTCAATTTGATCCAGTAATTAGTCAGTTAGGAACTTACGAAAATTTCTATGGTCAGTTAAATAATGCTTATTCTAATGGAGAAATTTCTCAAGAAAATTATATTGAAGGCTTACAAGATGTATATGATAATACATTAGATAATTTAAATGCTTTATAGGATTTAGATAAAGAAATGCTTGAATATTATGGTAATACTATAGATTTAGCAAATGATGAATTATCTAAATATACAGATCATATGGAGCATTTGACTAGTGTATTGGATCATTATCGTTCTATTATTACTTTGTTAGGTAAAGATAAAGATTATGATAAAGTTTTATCAGTTTTAAATGGAACTGCTTAGACTAAGAAAAATAATTTTGATGCTTCTAAACAATGGTATGAAAGTTTGAAACGTGAACGTGATGCAGCGGCCGCGGCTTTAGCCAGTTCAACTGATGAGGCTGAGCGTGAAGTGCTTCAAAAGAATTATGATGCTATATTAGCCGCGTTCGATGAAGCGGAAGAGGATATGCTTTCTAAAGCGGAAGAATATGGTGAAGCATTAAAAGAAATTCTTACTACAAAGATGGAACAAGCTGCGGATGAAATGAATAAGCAATTGAGCACTACTAAAGTGAGTATTAATGGTAATAACTTTAATATTTCTGGTTGGGATGCTTTAAATGATGCTTTGGATAGAATGTCTTCTTATCAAGATGAATATTTAACAAAGACTAATTAGATTTATGAAATGAATAAACTACTTAATAATGTTAATTAGGCTATTGATAAGACAAATAATCAAGCAGCTAAAAATAGATACCAGCAATTTACTAAAGAAATTGAGTAGTTAAGAGATAAAGATAAATTAAGTCAATTAGAATTAGAAATTGCTTAGGCTAAATATAAAGTGCTTGAAGCACAAATTGCATTAGAGGAAGCTCAAAACGCAAAGTCTACAGTTAGACTGCAACGTGATAATGAGGGTAATTTTGGTTATGTGTATACCGCAGACCAAGAGAAAGTAAATGACGCGCAATAGGCTTTGGCAGACGCGGAAAATGACTTATATAATATTCGCCTTGATGCGACAAATAAATATGGTCAACAAAAACTTCAATATGAGAAAGAGTTGGCTGAAAAGCTTGCGGAACTTGATTAGAAAGCCGCGGAAGATGCCGTTTACCGCGAGACTACATATCAGCAAGAACGCGCATTAGTAATTCAACAATATACTGATTTAATTACTACTGCTGGAAATCTTTATGCGAAAGCGCAAGAAGAAGACAGTAGAGTAGTTCAAGATGCTTGGGTAAATTCTTTTGATATTATCAAAGATAACAGTAATAGTTGGAAAGACACTATTACTGAAAATACTAATATTATCAATGATACATTTAAAGAATGGCAAGATAGTATGGATGAAATTAGTAAAATTGTTGGGGATGATTTAAAAGACACTCAATAGAAAGTTAAAGATGTTACTGATGAAAGTAATAAACTTTATCAAGAAGTATCTAATAGAGTTATTCCTGCTCTTGAAAACGAGTTAAGTTCCGTTCGTAGTGCTACTGAAGCTTGGGCACAACATCGTCAGCAATTACTTGATACTATTAGAGCTTATGAAGAGCTTTTGAACGCTATTCAAGCAACATTGCGCGCTTAGAGCGGATTTGGTAGTGGAAGTAGTAATTCTTTAACAAGAGTTGATTGGTCTGAAAAAATGGGTCAAGTTGAATATGGTTCTGACAAATATAATGAATATTATTAGAATCGTGAAGACGTTATTAGGGGAGGATATGACGTTGAAGCTGCTACTACCGCCCGTGTTGATGCTTTTTATCGTAAAGGATTAGCATTGCCGATTAGTTATAATGGAAAAACTTATAGTCATTTTACTGATATTCCTGATAATGTTTGGAAACAATTAGTTGGATTTAGAAGTGGTGGTTATACTGGCACTTGGAATGATGATGGAAAATTAGCGTTCTTACATTAGAAAGAATTAGTTCTTAATGCTGATGACACGGAAAATATGTTAGCTTCTATTCAATTAGTTAGATAGATCGCAAAACAATTAGACTTCAATAGTCAACAAATCTCTACTCTTTCTTCTTCTGGATTTACTGTTAATTCTCAAGATGGAACATTAGAGCAGAATGTTAGAATTGAAGCTAGTTTCCCGAACGCTACTGATAGATACGAAATTCAAGAAGCATTTAATACATTAGTTAATGTAGCTTCTTAGTATGCCAATAGAAAATAAAATTAAGGGTGAAGTCTTATAGGCTTCACCCTTTTTCTTTTTGGGTAATTATATTGAATAAAACTAATTAATTTTTTAGAAAATTATAGAGTAATGAGTAAAAGGAGGGATTATTTTGGCTGATAAGGCACTAAATATTCAAGAAAGTTTATGTCAAGCAATGAGTATTATTGCTAATTCAAGTGTTGATAAAGTTAAATTTGATAGTACCATTGAATGTACCATTATTGATGCAACTGATAAACTTATTGGTAAGTATAAGGTTAAAAATGAATCTTATGCGGAATTTTATGCTTATTCCCAAATAACCACTTATAATAAAGGCGATAAAGTCTATGTATAGATCCCAAAAGGAGATTATAATAGCACTAAATTTATTGTCGGTAAAAAGACAGATAAAAATGAAGATAAGCCATATAATTTTGTCAATCCTTTTAATACTTTTATTGATTTAACTGGTAATTTCTTTATTGCCAAAGATAATAATAAAGAAGTTTGGAGTATCTTAGCTAATGGCAATGAAGAGGAAATTGAGATTACCCCAAATGGCGGAATTACTTTTACTGATGAGCAATAGGGATTTACGCGGTTAGGGCTGCGTGCCGATTTCCGCGCCTGGCTTGAAACGCTCGGCGTAGTAAGTGGTAATTATGGATTAAAATTAAATATATATGGTATTAAAGATGATACTGCGGATAATATTAAAAAAATAGAAAATAGTATTAAAAATAATGGAGAAATCCCTTTAATTGCATCTATTGATTTAGATACTAATGATATGTATGGCAATCCTTATAATTTTGAAGGATACTATTCTCAAGAAATTGTTATTGATACTAGCGCAGTAGCTAAAATATATAATATAAAAATATTTTTATATCAAAAAGGTAATTTTAAAGATAGTAATAATAATTTAATTAGTTATGCCAATGATTTTAATATGTCAATTCCGCCTAATAATATCTTTGTAAAAGATATATATATGGGATTAGGTATTTCCGCGGACGAAATTGAAAATGAATATGTAAGATTATATTCATTAGATGGAAGTACTTACGTAATTGATGATAAAGGTTAGATTGATTCTAAAATTATTAGATTAAAATGGGTTCATTTTGATGAAGATGGCAATAGAACTCAAATAACCGAGCATAAAAAAGATGATACTTTTGAAGTCCGTTGGTATAGGTATGAATTTGGAGCGCCGTCCGCAGACGAATATTCTGGTGTCTATTGGACTGCGATTGAAGATAATAAAAATAATTTTTATTATTAGCTAAAACCGCGCTCTAATAAAAATCAAGAATAGGTTAAAGTAATTATTTTATATAATGGAAAAGTTTATAGAAGTAATATAATTACTTTTAATAATGAAAAACAAGTTCCTAATGATGCGACTATTGATAGTTTAAATGCTTTGTCTATTCACTGTGGAGATTAGACTAACGGTAATTATTTAATTTATAATTAGGCTAATTATTTGATGAATAGATCAGATGGAAAGATTAGTCGTAAATTAACTTTACATTTTGATTCTAAGACTTATGCTATTAATAATGGTATAATTGGTAAAAATTAGGATGGAGAAAGTAAATTAGTTGAAGCTTAGAGAGTAATTTGGCAAATTCCTATTAAAAATACTATGCTTAATTTTGGTGTTAAAGATGATGAAACTGATGCTACTTATAAAGAAATTATTATTGATTTAACTAATGAAAACGTCAATGTTTCTCCTGGAGAATTTTCTTTAAATTATACTATTAATACTTTTTATAGTAGTAATAAATCTAATAATACCGTAATTGCCAAGGTGGAAAAAGATGGTATTGTTTATACCGCCATTAAAGATTTCACTTTTGGATAGGCAGGAACTAATGGTACTGACTGTACTTTAGTAATTGATATGATAGCTCACGAGAATTTAAATAATAAAGTATTTACTGCTATAAAAAGTGGTGTAAGAGATAATTATACTTTTAGAGCTTAGCTATATGATAATGAAGGTAAGGAAATTACTGATTTTAAAAAATGTAATTGGACTTGGAGCTTTATGTCTGGATCAACGGTTAATAATGTTGATTTATAGAATACTAATAATTAGAATTGCGTGTTAAGAGTTAATACCACAAATTCTATAATGAATAATTTAATTATTTTATAGGTAAAGTTATCTGGGTGGGGAGATTATGATTTAACTGCTTATTATCCAGTTCCTATTACGATTTTAGATAATGCTTATATAAATGGTCCAACAGAGGTAATTTATTTAAGTAATGGTGAACCTACATTTTCTAAAGAGCCTTATAAATTATTTATAGATGGCGAAGTAGATGAAACTGCGGCTTGGAGTATTTATCCCACTGGATCTACCGATAAATTTATTGGATAGATTAAATATAATGATAAGAAAAAAGAATATAGATTAAGTCCTATGAACTTTTATGTTGATGGAGTAAGCACTTATGGAGTTCAAGGAAAATAGGGAAGCAAGATAGTTTGGAGTCAACCTATTTTAGTCATTTAGAATAAATATCCATCAGCAATGGTAAATAAGTGGGACGGATAGTTAAATATAGATAGTGATAATAATTTTATTGGTGTTGCTCAGATCGCGGCTGGTAAAAAAGAAAATAATAATACATTTACTGGTGTCTTAATGGGATCTTTTGGTGATAATAAATCAGATAGTAGTCTTAGTAAAAATACTGGTGTTTATGGATATTACCAAGGTAAATAGGTTTATGCTTTAAAAGATGATGGTACTGCGACATTTGGTAAATCTGGAAATGGTTAGATTGAAATTAAAGGCGATTCTGGGAAAATAAAATCCGCTGGTTATGATAGCGGTAATGGTCTTTTAATTGATTTAAAAGAAAGTAAAATAGATGGTAAAAGTAATAATTATAGTGCTTTTTTATTAAATAAATCTAGTCCATATTTAACAATTAAAGACCCTGTTAGTAATACTACTTTAATGAATGTAGGAGATAATAGTTATTATTTAAAGTCTAAAAATTATACTACAGATGGAACTACAGGAATGTATATAAATTTAAATGATGGTTCTATTACTGCCAATACTGGTACATTTAAAGGCGACATTATAATTAATTATACCGGTAGCACGGGTGATGAATGGACTTATGGCGATCGAAGTTTAAGTTATATTTTAAATTAGATTGGAAAAGCCGCCAAAGAAGCTAGTGATTTGGCAACGGCTTCTATCACATGGACTCAAGATATAGCTAATGCTTAGGCAAGGGCGGACGACGCTATTAGCCAATTAGCATATGTAAGCCAAATCCTTAATTATAAATAGGGGTCAGGAAATGTTTATTTACATTATTGGAATAATGAAGAAGGCGCTAAATTTATTGTTTAGGGAAATGGAACAGTTGGTATGATGGGCGGTTCAGGATATTATTTAAATGTAACTAATAACTCTATTTATTTAGACGGCCCTGTTGTAATAAATGGTTCATTAACTCTTAATGGACGAGACATAACAGGTTAAATATAATAAGAAGGAGAAAAAGGAAAATGAATGAGCGAGATATTAATTTTTTAAAAGTTTTATATAATACTCTTTCTTTAGTGACAACTAAAGGAGAAGATACTATTCTTATGGGAGAATGTTTAAAACAATTAAGAGATTTTACAAATAGATTAGTAAGTCTTCAAGAGGAGAAGAATAACGAAAATAATTAGGAGGGATAAAATGGTTAATAAATTATATCCACCTATTATACCTGGAACTTTACCAGCATTTGTTGGATAGGAAATTACTATTCCATTTCAAATGAATCGTGCAGTTAGTATGGTAGAAGTTTCAGGATTATGTTATATAATTAAAACAGTGTCAAGCAATGTCGTAATTGCTTAGGGGACAACCGCGGATTTTACTCCAAGCAAAGTCCGCGGTTGTTTGGAACAAGGGTCTATTACTTTCAATATAAATCTTAAATCAATTACTAATAGCGGAAAACCTATCCAATATAAATTAAATCCAGGATAGTCTTACAAAGTTCAGTTAGCATATATTAATACTAATGGAGTAGTTGGATATTATTCTACGGTTGGTATTGCTAAATGCACGACTAAGCCCGCAGTTTATATAAAAGGTTTTGAAGATAATTTAGTAGGAATAAATAAAACAAATTTTATTGGAGTATATAGTCAAAAAGAAAAAAATGATGATATTACTGAAAAAGTTTATTCATATAGATTTAAAGTATATGATGAAAATGGTAATATTTTTGCTGATAGCGGAGAGCAATTACATAATTCAATTAATGATACAGAATTAAATGAAAGTTATGATAGTTTTGAATTAAATAAAGAATTACAAAAGAATAAAAATTATTTTATTCAATATTCTATAACCACTATTAATAACTATGAAGCAGAAAGTATTCGTTATCAAATTATTAATAGAGAAACTATTAACCCAGAATTACAAGCAACTCTTTCTGCGATTATGGATGAAAATAATGGATATGTAAAAATTAATTTAAACGGAATTCGTGATAAAAAGACAGGATTAGAAATTCCCGCGACAGGAGCTTTTGCTTTATTAAGAGCCAGTAGCGAAGATGATTTTAATACTTGGAATACAATATTAAAGTTTAAATTAATTGGTGAAACTCCTTCAAGAGAATTGTATAAAGATTTTACTGTTGAGCATGGATTTAGTTATCAATATGCGGTGTAGCAATATAGCGATGAAACCGCTATCCGCAGTAATAAAATTTTTTCTAATACGATATATAGTATTTTTGAAGATAGTTTTTTATACAGTAATGGGCAGTTATTAAAAATAAGATTTAATCCAAAAGTAAGTAGTTTTAAAATCAATACTCTTGAAAGTAAAACTGATACTATTGGAAGTCAATATCCTTATATTTTTAGAAATGGAAATACTTATTATCACGAATTTCCTATAAGTGGTTTAATTTCTTACCTTATGGATGAAGATCATTTATTTATGGACAAATTGGGCGATGATGAAATTAAAGATTTTACATCAACTGATTTGACTGATTATAATATTAATATAGAACGTCAATTTAAAACTAAGGCTTTAGAGTTTTTAACTGATGGAGAACCTAAATTATTTAAATCTCCAACAGAAGGAAATTTCATTGTACGTTTATTGAATGTGAGTTTAAGTCCAGAAGATAAATTAGGTCGTATGCTTCACACATTTAGTGGAACCGCATATGAAATTGATAAAGTTAGTTTTGATAATCTTACTACTTATGGATTTATTGATGCGGACCCGCCTGAAAGTGAAATTCTTAAATGGGATAGTGTATCTTTTGATGGATGGTATAAAATTAATGGCTATATTGATGATGTAAATACTTATATTGATAATTTAAAAAATGAAAATTTAACTTAGGCAGAAATTAAGAAATTACAAGCGAATAAACAAACTTGTTTAGACAATTTATTACAAACATTAAGTTTTTATCCTATGTTTGAGTTACTTTATAATGGAGATCATTATAGTTTATAGACTAAAGATATCTTGGCTAATTCTCCTGCGATAACTATTCGATTTGAAGGTTTTGCTCCTGGAGATAAATTTAATGTTGATGGAGAAGAAATTGTTATTGGTATTACAGGAGCTTATTTAATAGATCATGTAGCTCCTATTCATAGTGTAAAAATAATTGAATTATCCGACATAGGATTACAGCAAGGAACTATTGTATATTCTTATTATGGTAAACAAGCAAGTAAATTTGATACCGTTAGTGATATTCAAGTTGCTGATTTACCTTTAGAACAATATTATGGTACTGAAGGTAATATTTTAAATCTTTATAATGATAATTTCAAATATAAAATCACAAAAATTTATTTCTTACGTTTTACGAAACGCGAAGTATAGAAACTATATACTAATAATAGAATTAATTTTTATATAGCTCCTGATAGGGCATTGGAAGATAATAATTATACCATGGAGATTAAGCGCGAAGATTTTGATCCAACCTTAATTTATCATGTGTATGTAGTTAAAGAAAATGAAGAAAGAGATTATTATATTGATGGTTATACTAAAAAGGAAATTTATGATTCAGGTATTTTAGTAGATGAGAAAAACTGGGCATGTAATATTAGAATAAATGAAGATAATAAATAGATTATTGGTATAGACCATAAAAATGAATATCAAATAAAAGATTTGACTGATATTACTTCTATTGAAATTGATCCTGGCGTTTTATGTGAATTATCAGTACAACGTCAAGAAATAGTTTATTCTTTTGAAAATGATAATCAAACTACTTATAGAATTTTTAATGGTTAGACTTATACTACAACAACTATTTATCAATTAAAGCAAAATTGGTTAAGAGCTAAAAAGGCTTTAAAAGATTTTAAAGAATTAGAACAAGATAAAAGCAATCCTGATTTTTCTAATGATGATCCATTTTATAATGTAAATCAAAGTAATATTCAGGATTGTATAAAAAAATACAATAGAAGAGTAGTAGAATTACAAAAGACTATAGATGAAACTTATACTTTATTTATTGATACTTTAAGAAAGGCGGTAGAGGAGTATGAAAACTCAAAGACAATATGATACCGATTTTCTTAAAAAGTTAGATGAATTTAAACATAAAGTAGTTTATGCTCGTATTGAACTACTAACATTTGATGAATTACCAATAGAAAGTATAGAGGGTAAGATAACCGGCGGATCAATTAATATTGATGGGACATCTGCGGTCCGCCGGTCTTGTTCTCTTACTATGGTCACGAATGAGAAATTATATAAACAATATTCTTGGGGTTTAAATTCTAAATTTAGTTTGGCTATTGGATTAGAAAATAAAATTGATAATAAATATCCAGATATTATTTGGTTTAATCAAGGCATTTATTTAATTACGTCTTTTAATACTTCTCAAAGTGCTAGCTCATATAATATTTCTATCCAAGGTAAAGATAAGATGTGTCTATTAAACGGAGACTTAGGAGGAGATTTACCTGCTTCTGTAGATTTTGGAAAAGAAGAAGTAATTACTTATAGCTATAATAAACAAAATAATATAACTAAAGATAATTATATAAAAGGTAAATATTGTTATATTGTTAATAGTGAAGAAGAAGCTAAAAAACATAATATTTATTATATTTCTACTTAGAATAAACGAACTACTTATTATGTTTTAGATGAAGAAGAGTTTAGTAATAAAGAGTATTATTTAAGGGAGAGTCATTTGAATTTAATTTCAATCCCTATTTAGACTATTATTAAAAAACTTCTTACAGTTTATGGCAAAGAAAAAGAAAGTAATATAATTATTAATGATTTAGATCAATATGGTTATGAGTTATTAGCTAATAAATGTGATGAAACTATGTATTTCTTTAAAGATGCGCAAACGAATAGAATAGTTAATGCTTCGATAGGGACAATGCCTACTTTATTAGATATAAACAATAATGAAATAACTGATATAAGTAGTATTAAATTTGATAATTTAGATAGTAATAAATTATTAGATGACGTTTCTGAACCGACTAAAGTAAGGCTGGTAAATAATGGAACTATTTACACTATTATAAGTCGAGTAACTAATGAAACAGTTGGTTATCGTATTTGTGATTTAGTCTATGCAGGAGAACTTATTACAAGTGTTGGTGAAAATATAACTAGCGTATTAGACAAAATTAAAAATATGTTAAGTTGTTTTGAGTATTACTATGATATAGATGGTAGATTCATTTTTTAGCGAAAGAAATTTTATGAATACCAATCTTGGAATAATATAGTAAAGAATTCTAATGGAGATAATTATATTGAGCCTGCGGTTTATTCTTCTTCTTCAATTTATTCTTTTAGAGATGGATAGACGGTTATTTCTTTTAATAATACTCCATAGATTGCTAATCTAAGAAATGATTTTTCTATTTGGGGATAGAGAGAAAGCGCCAGTGGGGCGGAAATTCCTATTCATTTAAGATATGCAATAGATCAAAAACCTATTCAATATACTACAATTATTGTGAATGATAATGATATAAATAGGTATAAATCTACAATGTATAATAATGATATTTTTGATACTATGAATCCACAATTAGAGCAAAAAACTTATAAAAACAAATGGTATCAAAGTGAAAATGAGCCGGGAGTTATTTATTGCGATTGGCGTGAAGTTTTATATCGTATGGCTGTAGATTATTACCAATATAATTATGCAGATGATTTTACTAGTAAAGTGGCAGCCGCGAATCCTGATTTTTATCCTTCTGGAATAACTGGCTATGAAACTTATTATGTAGATTTATTTTCTTTTTGGAGAGATATCTATGATTATGATAAATTAGATTTTAAAGAAGAAGTAAAGAATAATCCTGAGAATTTAAATTTTTGGTTTGATTTTATTGGGGAAGAAAACGCGGATATCGCTAAATACTCAGTTCAATTAATTGGAGATAGAACAAAAGCAATTAATGATACTAATATAAAAGTTATATGTTATAGAGATACACCTGATGTATTATTTATGACATAGACAGATTATGATTCTATTATTTAGAATAATTATCCAACAGAAAGTGGGTATATTTGGATTAATATTCCTTCTGGATATGATAATTATTTTAAAATTAGTCCTAAAGGTAAGAGCGCAGTTGATGAAATTGAAGATTTGCTTTATACAACAGCCTATTGTACGGAAAGTGTTTCAATTTCTACTATTCCAGTTTATTATTTAGAACCTAATAATAGAATTTATATTGAAGATAAAAGAAGTGGCGTTGAAGGAGAATATTTAGTTAATAAAATAACTATTCCATTAACTTATAATGGTTTAATGTCTATTAGTGCCACCAAAGCAATATCAAGAGTATATTAAGGAGGATCACTAAATGGCAAGAAAGATAAGACAAATTCGATATTATGGTGAAGGTCTTAATTCTAAGAACTATCCAAGTGATGTCAATATGAGTAAACTAATTACAGGAACTGCATTTAAAAATAATAATCAAAATGTGTTGATTACTCAGTTGGGTATTTAGACTTTACCAGGAACAAAATTTTATTTGAATGATAGTGCTAATGCTATTATTGTTGGGAATACTGGTATTTATGAGTTAGATTTAGAAGGTATTTCTACTATTAATTTAATTAAATTTGATAGAAGTTCTATGAATTTGATTAATCAAAATAAAGAAGCATATCTTATTATAGATTATTTATTTGAGGAGGGTTGATAATGGGTTTTTATGGTAATATAAGTAATACTTCAAAAACGACCTTCACTTTTGATAGGATTTATAATAATAGACTTCAAATGGATAACAATTGCGCAAGCGATGGAGTATTTTTAGGTCGCTATGTTTTAGTTGAGTATGGCCTTCCGGCTTCTTAGTATATAATAGGCTACCTTGACAATAATGAGATTATGTATGATGATCCTGTTGATAGAAGTGATTCTCACATTATTTTATGTGAAAAAGGTAAAATGGTAAAGGTTAATAGAAATAGATATTGGTATTTATATACCGGAGATACCAAATCTGATGGGTCTCCATATTGGAGATATCTTACTAGAATCACTAATGACAGAGTTGATGATGAATAGTATAATAAAAATTATCAAATAGATTATCCAGTTTATGGACGAGGATATGATTCTACAGTTTGGATAAAACAATATGTTAATAACCAAGAAACTTATATTTAGATTGCTGAATTAAATACTGTTGTTCCGAATTTTTCAATTTATCCATTACTTCCTCAAGACCCATATGTTGCGGTTGATAGTACTAATATTGTATATCAGCCAGGTAGGTATTATTATTACGATGAAGCTGACAGTCATTATAAATTAGATAATAATGATACTAAAACTGAAGGGCGCGTTTATTATTTAGAAAGCGAACTTGGACCAGCAATAACTGCTGATCAAAGTAGTACAAATTTACTTTATAAATTAAGAGTTCCTACTAATTTTCAACTTGATTTAGATAATAATAATATTTATTATAATAAAGAAGGATTTAGTAAAACAAAACGCTCTTATGATAATATTACAGAAAATAGTATTAATTATAAATTAAGTTAGTCAGGATATAAATTTTATTATAATGTAGAATAGGATAATGTTGTTGGTGAACCGATTGAAGATGGCTATGATCGCAAATCACTTGTAGTAAAGCTTCCTGCTCTTGGTAATGCGGTATGTGAAACTTATGATTTACTTTATGGTCAAAATCGTAATGATTCTGTTACTAATTTTGATAAAACTAATGTTAAGGGAGCTTTAAATACTCTTAATAAAAAAATGAATTTAGAAAAATTAGAGACCAATAAACTTATTTACTTTTCTACTGAAACTGACAATGATATTAATGATAATTATATGAAATCTGCAACTATTTAGGGAGATAATCTAATTTCAATAGATGCAGATATTGAAAAAAATGGTGGAGCTATTATAATTACCCATAATAATTTAGATGTAAATAAAGCATCAAAAAGTTATGGTAAAGATGTTGATTTTAATACTTTTGGTTCTTCCATTAATTTACCTAAATTGTTTACTGATAGAGCTGGGCATGTTGTAAAAGAAGAAACATTCTCAATTAGTATCCCAAAAGGCTCTTATGAAAATACTAAAGAAGGTAATGTTCTTACTTCTTTAAGTTTTATTGATACTACTGGAGCTTTAAGTAGTGAGAAATCTTATTTAGGTACTTTAACATTAGGAACTGGATATATTACTAACGATAAATTAAATACTATCACTAAAGATACAACTCTTAATGATAGTATTACTAAATTGATTGATAATAGCGATAGTAAATATAATACTTTATTAGGTCAAACTAATAATAGTTTTGGTAAAGATACTGTCCCAACTCTTTATGGTTTAAGACAAGGAATTAATAGTGATAGAACTAGTATTAGTAATTTAAGTAGTAAAATTGATATTTTAAATGGAGATGTATCTACTACTAATTCTGTTGCTTATAGTATTAAATAGGCTATTGATAAATTAGATAAAGCTGATAACAAGGTAGATAAACAATTTGTTACGGCGGTAGAAGAAAAAGATGGTTTAATAACTGTTTCAAGAAGTGCTTTACAAGAAAGTGATTTGCCTATTACTTTTGATGGAACTTATAGTAATAGTAATAAAGTTGCTACTATGAGTAGTTTAAATACTTTAAAAGCAAATCTTTTAGGTGGTTATACTGGCACATTAGCTGATGTAAATACTTTAGCAAATAGTAAATTAAATGAAAGCGCGGTGCGCAGTCTTACATATAATGCGACTTCTGGAAATAATGGAGCTAAAACAATAGCAGAAATGTTTGATTTAATTGTAGAATTATAGAATAAAAATACGTAGTTAAATACAACCATCAAAGCATTATAGAATAAAGACATTGAATTAAATAATTTAATTGTTGGATTAAGAACTGATGTTGATGCTTTAAAAAATAGCTCAAATAATACTGATACTCCATCTGAGACGACTTAATTTAAATAAAGGGTTTGGTCTTAACAGGCCAAACCCTTTTAGTATTGATTAAAAAGATTTTATAAATAATAGGAAGGAGTCGATTATCTTGCCTAATACATTAAATAAATATGTAAAATTTGTCAGAGGTTCTAAAACTGCTTTTGAAAGTTTAGGAACAAAAAGAGACAATGATACTTTATATTTTATTTATGGGGAAAATGATTCTTCTGGAGAACTTTATTTAGGTAGTCGTCTAATTTGTGGTGGAATTAGTTCCGCAGGTAAGTTAAGTGATTTAAGCGATATTGTCCTCAATGAAGTTAAGACAAATCAAGTTTTAACTTATAATGAAGAACAAAAAAAATGGGTTAATTAGAGTTTAGAAAATAATGAGACTTTAATTAATTCTATTGTTGAAAAATTATCTACAGAAGAAAATTTAGCTAAATTAGCTCCTGTTTTTAAGGGTAGAGTTCCAGGTTTAGTTCCAGTTTCTTTGCATGAAACTAAAGGAAAACATATCCTCACTGATGCTGGTACATGGATTGATATGCCAGTAGGAACATTAACTTAGGGAGATATTGAAACAATTAGTATAGCTAATAAATATTTAGTAGATAAGGGTCCTGATAATTTGGTAACTCGTGTTGAAGCGGTTGAACAAACTGTTTCTTGGGCTGATATTTAAAGGAGTGAAAAAAATTGAACGTTAAGTTTTTAAAAGGCTCTCAAGCCGAATTTGAAAAGGTGGCAGGTAGATATAAACCTGGTGCGTTTTATTTAGTAATTAATGACAATAAGTCCGCCGAAGACTATAAAAAACCAAGCCGTCTTTATTATGGTGTAGATGAAAATAATTGCGTCCCTGTAAATCAAGGCATTAATGTAGTTGATACTACCGCAGATTTACCTCAAAGTTTTAACCAAAATACTGCTGGCGAATTTTATTATATAAAAGATAAAAATATTTTATGTATCAATAATGGTAAAAATTGGATTCAAACTAATACTGATACTGTTTTAGATACTAGAAAAGAGAATAGTAATGTATCAGTAAATAACAATCCTGAAAGACCTAATGGAGCTTCTATAACTAATACTATTGCTGATAGTAGTGGTAATATTATTACTGAAACTTATGATATTATAGGTAGCGATTATATCCAAATTGAAGCAGTTCCTGCTATTGGTGATAACGGTGTAGACACTGTTAAATTGAGTTTAAAAGGAATTAATTATCAATTAAATTCTTCTTTAAACGAAAAAACTTTAAATGTTAATTTAAATAATGGCGATACTGGTGCAGGTAATTTTAATATTACCGCCGGTAGTAATGTTAATATTGCTGAAACTTCTACTGGAAATTATACTTTAAGTGTAAATAAAGCTGTTGATAGTATTGATGTAGCTAATCATGCTACTGGTACTGGTTTTACTGCTTCTATTAGTGGTCCTGGTGTTCAAGGGGCTGGTAATAATACAACTTTATCTGCTGATATTGATCCGGAAATTGCTTTAGAAGGTAAAACTGGTAGCTACAAATTTAAAGATGGTGTTTTAACTCTTCCTGTTTATAGTAAGCAAGATATTGATAATCAACTTAGAACTATTAATGCTATGGTATTCCGTGGCGGATTCCAAGTTAAAGATGGAGCTATTGCCTATGATAATTCTGATATTGCTGAAATTACTGAAGGTAATACCTTTATTTATACTGGAGCTGAAGATACTCTTTGGAATGGTCATTATTTACGCCCTGGTGATTTAATTATTGCTTCTGGGGAAGAGGTTAATGGCGTTATTACTGGTACTATTAATTGGACTTATGTTCCTTCTGCTAATGATCCTGTTACTGAAATTGAAGGAGCCAATGATAATAGTACTGCTGGTTTTATTATTAAACTTGGGTCTACCAGAAAACTTTTAGATTATGCTCTTCATGGTGAAAGTGGTATTGTTTTAGAAACAGAAGTTTTAACAGATTCAAAAGGTCAACCTACTAATTCTAAAGTTGTTACTATTAAACATAGTAATACTTTAACTGTAAATGATCCAGTTTCTCAATCTTATGCTGATGAACAAACTATTACTATTAATGAGCCAACTGAAATTGATGCTCAAGGGCATGTAATTAAATCTACTCAAAAAACTTTTACTGTAAAAAATACTCATCAAGAAATTGCTAATGCAGATTATACGGTAAATGGTACTAATACTTTAATTCCTAATCTTAAAGTTGCGGGTGCTGTTCTTGAAGGTAAACCGCTTGTTTTCGCAAGTAATAGTCTAAAGGTTAATGTTTCCGCGGCAACTAAGACTGATGATGCTAAAGTTAATTTTGAGCTAGAGTGGGGAACATTCTAAGGGCAATACTATTTAATAATAAATATAATTTTTTCTATTTTATATAGAAGAATGTTTTTATGGGGAAAGATGAAATATTCTTTCCCCATATTTTTTTTAGGATAGAAAGGAGTAAATTATGTCTAAAATACGTTTTCGTCCTGTATAGGGCCCAGAAGAAAAAATAAAAGAATATCCTCAAAGCGATGGATATTTTTATGTTGCAACAGATACAGGCCGAGTTTATTTAGATACAGCAACTGAAAATAAAATGCCAATAGGGTCTAGTGGTGTTCAGGTAATTTACGGTACAGATAATACTGTGGAAATTGAATATGATGCGGATGAAAACCCAGTGGCTTATTTAATTCTTTTATCAAAATTATCTATAACAAATTGTCATATAGATGATTTAATTTTAAATTTAGATGGATGTTTTTATCGAATTTTAGGTTTTGCTTTAAATGAAAACCGCGAAGAATGTGCGAGATGTGAAAAATTAACTGTCGCCGGGGCGGGCGGTGGCGGAGAAGGAGACTCTGAACAAAAAGTTTTAGGAACTGTTTCTTTAACAAGAATTCCATCTGACAGCCCTGTTGATATCTTAAATGAAGAAAATGTTAAAGTAAAAGTTTTGGTTAAATGTAGAACTGTTGGTGGTATTCCGCAATCTTCTTCTGTGCAAGGAATTATAACTATAAGTGAAATTAAAAGTGCTACAGAAAAAGAAGTATATTATACTTCTCCTCCTACTACTTATGAACATAATGTTCCACAAGAAATTGATTTAACTAATATTTTAAGAAATTCATGTTCTAGTGAGATTAATTTTAGCATTTATTATAATCCTGATGAAGAAAATAATAGATTTTAGAAAAACTCTGACACTATTAATATTAATAAGCACCATCTTTCTTTCAGTTGGAAAGAAAGTAGTTTTAGTAATGATAGTCCAATTGATAACGGACAAATATCTGTTAGCTGGTTAATGTCTGAAGATATCGCTAGATCTGTTGAAGTTTATTTTGATGACTATTTAGTTTTAGATAGAACTTATAGTGATACTGATTCTTCTTCTGAAGATTCTTTTGTTATTACTCCTGATACAAATATATTAGGGATTGACAAAGTTTCTACTTTAAAAAATTATTTTACTCATGGTGAGCATATAATAAAAGCAAAGTTATATTTAATGAATAATTCTAAAAAAGGCGCGGGAACAGATTTTATTCAAAAGGAAATTGTTATTCAAGAACCAGGCAATAAAATGCCTTTAATTTGGGTGCAAGATTTTAAGACAGAATATTATACTTATGAGACAATAAGAATTCCTTTTAAAGTATTAGACCCAAATAATAATGGAGCTTTTATAACTCTTTATAAGAATGGCGTCCAAGTAGGAACTAGAGAATTAGATAGTTCACAAGTTAGAGAATGGCAATATTGGGAAATTACTAATTTAACTGTAGATGATAGTTCTTATTATACTATTAAAGTTGGTACTGATCCTTATTCTTATTCTCGTAATTTTAATTTTACAATTTTAATTGATCCTTTAAGAGATATGAAATTAGCAAAAAAAGATAATTTAAAAGTTAATTTTATAGCTACTGGTCGTTCTAACTCAGAGGGAAAATTAGGTCGTGAAACTTATTTAATTAATAATAATAAATACGTAGAATTTAAAAATTTTAATTGGTATAATAATGGCTGGATTTTCGATGAAAACAATACGACTTGTTTGCGAGTAAGTAATGGTGCCGAGGTGTCTATCCCAATTGGGAAAATGGCTTTTAAAGATGGATCATCATCTGCTACTATTGAGGTTCAATTTAAAATAAAAAATCCTCAAAATTATGCTAAAGTTATAACTAAATATACTAGATATAAAGTAAGTAAAGATAATTGGGAAGATGATGATGCTTGGGATAAATTTAAAGCTCAAAATAAATATCTTAATTATGATGAGTTTTTAATTAAAGAATATTTACCGACAACTAATTATAGTTATGATGATTTAGAGTATAATAAAATAGAACAAGATTTTAATTTAAAGAATTTAGTTTGTGTGTATGGTAAATTAGGAAGTTCCGTTTCTCCTGGTATTTATTTTAGTCCATAGGATGCTGTATTTACGGCTAATGGCGCTCAAGAAACAGTTTCAGTTGATTTTATTGAAAATGAAATGCTAAATCTTTCATTTGTTTATACTAAAAAGAAAAGCGATATAGAAGGCGGAAATTCTAAATTATTAGAAATTTTTATGAATGGCGTTTTAACTAGTGTTGTACGTTGTAATAGTGATGTTTGGAATATTGATTCTGATTCCATTAAATTTATGTCTAATACTTGTGATATTGATATTTATAGTATTAGAGTTTATGATACAGATTTAACTATTCCTGAAATAGTCCAAAATTATGCTTTTGATAAAAGAAGTATAAAACAATGGGATCAAAAAGACCTTTACGAGAATAACACGGTATTAAAAGATGATGTATTCTCTTATACTAAAATGAAAAAGTATAATGATAATCATCCTACTGATCCTTTAATGCCTTATATTATTTTAAGAACTACTAAAAATAATAAAAACAACACAGATAATAGATTACCTTATTCTAAAGCAAAAGGAAGTTAGGAAGGAACTTTAGAATTTGTTAATACGGCTTTAGATGCTGCTTATAATAGTGGCGAATTAGAAAAAGTTGCTATAAAAGAAGGATGGAAACCTGTAATTGAAAAAAATAAAGAGACTGGGATAGAAACAATAAAATATACTGCTGTATAGAATTATTATATACATCATTGCCCTAGTTTTATAACTGTTCTTAATGGATGTACTTTTCAAGTCCAAGGCACTTCTTCACAATTTTATCCTCGTCGTAATTATAAGGCTAAATGTAAAAAATCAATGCTTTTAAATAGAGGCCCATTTGCTGAGGCTTATAAAAAAGCAGGAGATTAGTATAATGAAGATATAACTAAACATCCTTGTTATTTAGAATGGTTTTATATGGATAATAAAACAGTTGGTACTACTAAGTTTACTTTAAAAATAGATTTTATGGAATCTTCAGGAGATTATAATAGAGGGTTTGCTAATTTAGTTAATGAAATTTATTCTAAACATCCCGTAGAAGATTATAAAGATTCTTTTGATAATTATAATTTATATGGAAATTTAGAAGATTATCGTACTTCAGTGAAAGGATTCCCAGTTTTAGCTTTCCATTATATGTCTAATGATGATAATACATATTCTAAAGAAAATAGCAGTAATTGTATTTTTATTGGTAAATATAATATGCTATTAGACAAAGGGTCAGATGAATGCTATGGATTTAAGCCTGATAAAAAGGTTTTATAGAATCAAATTAATGGAACTCCAAAAGTAAGAGATATTGCTGAATGTTGGGAATTTTAGAATAATTCAAGAACATATTGTTCTTTCCGCGACCCTTGGAATCGTTATAAATTATCATTTAGGAATCCTAATATGGTAATTCCTCCAGATGGAGATAATCCTGAATTAGTTAAAGGCGCTCCAAAAGTTGTTGATTCTTTTGAACCAAGATATAATCCAAATGATGATTTAATTGCTGAATAGTTATTTAATTTAAAAGACTGGGATGACCCAGATGGAACATAGACTAAGATTGTTGGAGAAGAATTAAAAAATGTAGCTCCTGATAGGCTTATTAAAAAAGAAATAATTGATGAAATTACTGGTGTAAAATCTATTAAATGGATTATAAAAAATCCAGATGGAGAAGAAATAGAATTTAATGTTGGTAATAATACAAGTAAACAAGAATTGCTCTTAGCTTTAATGTCTAACTGGGAAGATGCAGTTAGTTGGGTATGGAGTACCTGTTTAGATTGTGGTAAGATTGAGTTTGAGGATGGATAGAAATTAGAGCTTCAATCTATGGGTACTTATACTAAAGTTGAAGGACTTGCAGCAGCTATATACACCCCTAATGAATATTACATCGAAGATGGGGTTAATAAAGATGGAAAAATTATTTATAAATTAGCTTCTGAAGATTATAATCCTGAATTAAGGTATTATAAATAGATTAATGAAAATAATAAAGTAAATTATATAAGTATAAAACTTACAAATGATTTGAGTAAAGTATATAAAACAAATACTTACTACCTTTTAGTTGATAGTAAAAATGAAATTTATGTATTAAGTTCTGATAAATTTAATTCTTCTTTAGATTATTATTCTTTTGTTAAAAATGAAGATCTTATTGATGAAAGATGGAGATTGCCTAAACCAGTAACTTATGATTCTATTACTTATACTAAAGATAGTAAAGAATACCGTCAAGCTAAATTTAAAAATGAATTAAGTAATTTCTTTGATATCGAATATTTGGCTTCTTATCTTTTGATGACGGAAATTTTTGAATGTTATGATTCTCGTGGAAAAAATGCAATGTTTGCTTCTTGGGGTCCGCAAAAAGGCAATGTTCAAAAATCTACCGGTAAATAGCATTATATTTGGTATCCTATCTTTTATGATATTGATACTCAACTAGGTATTAATAATACCGGTATCCCATCTTTTGAATATTATATTGATGCTACTGAAGAAGGAAGTTTTTCGACTAATGATAGTGTTCTTTGGAATAATTTTTATACTTTCTTTAAGAATAAAATGGTAGATAAATATAAGCAATTAATGGGAACTCAAAATAATTCTTATAGCCCAAATGATTCAAGAGTAAATAAAATTTTTACTAAAGGCGCAGGAGCAGGGGCTAAAAAGAGCGATATTGTAGATAAATGGTATCGTACTGATCCATCAGTATTTCTTGATAGTTATGCCGCTTTAGGAGATCGACCAATTATTGCTTTAAGCTTAGATGAAGAATTTAAATATATTATTCCAACAAATTCTAAAGCTGAAAATATGCCAGTATTTGGCCGTTTAACTGATGGAGGTTCATATGAGGTTGAAGATGATAAATATTTTTATGCTTTGCAAGGAGATAGAAATCTTTATCGCGCGCAATTTTTAGCTAATCGTCTTAATTACATTGACTCTTGGTTGACTGTTGGCACTTATGCCAGAAACGGTGGAGGAAGCTATATTAGAAGTCGTATTTCCGCGAACAATCCTAAGAATACATCAGATAAATGGATTGAAGGTACTAACACTCAAAATATGGAAGGATTAATTACAAATTCTCAGTATTGGAAAAATGGTGCTGAATTCGAAGAAAAAAATCATATGTTTGATGGTGAATATTGGATCAACATGGAACCCGCGCGTAATGCCTATGTTACTATTGGTACAGATGGAGAAAATTTTCCTTCAAAAAAATATAATGGTTTAGAACCGGTTAAATATGTAGCTCCTGATATTAAAAAAGGAATTATGAGTAGCGGTAATTATAAAGAACAATTATATTATATTTATGGAATGGATCAAATGAAATCCCTTGGTGATTTAAGTAAATTATATTTCCAAGAGTTTGCAGCTGAAGGAAAAATGGAGCGTTTAACTGATTTATTATTAGGATATGATGGAAAAGATGAAAGCGGTAATGAATATTTTAATAATGATGTAAATGACTGGTCCTTCCCAAAAGGTGGAATGCCTTTACTTAAAGAAATGAATCTTTGTAATATTAACTTTAAAAAAGACTAGGGTGCATTAGATTTAACTAAAAGTGAAAAACTTGAAAACTTTAGAAATACTAAATCTAATATTCCGAGAGTTAATTTCGCTCCTGGAGTAGCTTTAAATACTTTATATTTAACTAATCGAACAAATTATTTAAGTTTAATAGAAGCTAATTTATTAACGAAATTAATAACTAATTATGTATATCCTAAAAAAAATCCGATTACTGGAAAACTTGAGATTTTAGATGAAAATCGTGGTTTATATATTCAAGGTCTTACCGATGCTGAAGAAGGAAAAGAAAAAACTGAGATAAGAACTTTTGATATTCGAGGTGGCAATTTAGGCTATAATAGTTATAAATTATTACGCAAATATATTTCAGCTAGTAAAAATAGTAAATTAGATTTATCTAATTGTATTATTAATTTAAATAATGTTTAGTGGAGTCCATATAGACTTCTGACTGACACTAAAACAACTCTTGATCCAGAAAGAAAATCTTATTATAGAGATAATGGACATTTTTAGTTGGTAGCTATTCCAAAAGATTAGGTTAATAAAATAACAAAATCTGATATTAAAAATAATCAGATTTATTATTTAGATACAATAAATGGAGACAATAATAATCATAGTATAATAACTGATTATAATTTATTAATTGATATTTATAATAATTATAGGGGTCTTAATACTAATAAGCCAGAAATATCTGGTGTTATGTATATAAAAAATAATAATTAGATTGATGAATCTATTATCTAGACTGAGTTATAGAATAAATACCCTGATTTAATAATTTTTGTAGAAAACGTTAAACAAGAATGTTCTGCCAAGTTTATTTTAGAAAAAGAAGATATTGATGGAGTGTTAATTTAGGAGGTTCTAAAAACTTAGAAATTACCCTTATCTAGCAGTGAATTCTTTGATGATCCAACAAATTCTTCTAGTGAAACTTATATTTCTTTTGGTAGCTTACAAGAAAAAATGCCAACTTATGATTTTAAAGGTTGGGAAGATGATACGGGAGAATTAGTAATTACTGTTGGAAAAAATGTAAATGAAGAAGACGTTGTTTTAAAAAGCGATTGGAATTCTTTGTCTTTACAACCTAATAAAATGGATTATATTTTTAAAGCGAGATTTGAGCGTAAATCTTATACGATCACTTTCGTTAATGGTGACCGCATTATTAATGATTCAACTGTAAAGAAAGTATTTAATTATGGTGAAAAAATTACTGTTCCAAAAGAATTCTATTATTTTAATAATACAGAAGTATCTGATTTACCAGAAGGCGAAGACCCATTAGAGTGGACTTGGAGATAGACGGGATGGGCGGATAAGGATGGAGTTAAAATTGATTTAACTAAACAACTAGCCTATGCTGACCGCGAATTTTATGCTGTTGGAGAGCCGATTAGTGTTTATGATAATATTTTAACTAATGATGCTACTCATAAATATTATGATATTATAAACTCTGATGGAGAATTATCATTTGCAATGACTGACTTAGCTAAGAATTTAAAAGGCAAAATTACTTTACCTACAACTTATAATGGTTAGCCAATTACAAGAATTAAATATAGTCAAGTTAACCCCTCAGCAGCAGTTGGTATTCAGGTAAATCCTAATATTACTGCTATATTCTTTGCTCCAAAAGATAGTAATAAAATTTCTGTAATAGATGATTATGCCTTTATTTTAGATAGCGGATTAGAATATTTCCAATTTAGTGATTGTTTAAAGAAAATTGGCACTAAAGCATTTTATCAATGTCCTTTAAGCCGTAATAACATAATTCCTTATTCTTCTTCTACTGAAGGTTTGACTTTTGGAGCTCAAGCATTTTATCAAAGTAAGATGGGTTCTTATTCTCCTTATAATTTAATTATAGAGGGATGCAAAGACGGTATTCTTAATTTTGATATAAATGCATTTTCTGGCCAGACAATTTTAAATATGTCTGGTAATTAGTTTAAAGGTTATACTGGTGCTATCCAAGTATAGATTGGTACTAATAAACACCCAATTAAACAAATTACAGCAGATAGTTCTGGTAATATTTTTACTCCTCGTCAAACTGGTATGCCTACTGTTGCTAATGGATACACAGGTCGTTTTAGATATTATTATGTGGCTAGTTATGGTGAAAGTGTTAAAAATACTTTACATAATATTTATGAAGCAATGATATCCAATAGAGCGAATTTTGAAGAAGAGCCTATTGTAAAGTGAGGACAAATTATGGAAAAAGAAATTGTTTATAGATATATGGGTTCTAATGGTATTATTGAATCTTCTATTCAATTAACAGGAATTCCTGCAACTACTTTATATAGATTAATAGCAGATTACAATAAAAAATTAACAAGAGATGGAAAAGAATTCTTTTCCATCTCTCCTTTAGTTCCTGAAAATGAATTAAAAGAATGGTATGAGGTTTAAATAGGCCAGAATACATTGATTTAAATATAAAAAAAATTAGGTTAAATAGGAAAAAAACTATTTAACCTAATTTTTTTAGAAAGGAAGAGATAGATTTGATAGTTAAAAATGATAGTGTTATCGAACAAGCTAAGTGGGAAGAACTTCAAAAGAAAATTAATACTTTAGCTAAAGATAATAAAATAAAAAACGTTAATGGAAAAATCGTTGAAATAAAATCTATTGAAGACTATTATAGTAACATCACTGGTATTGTTCAAATGAAGAAACTAGATCCATCTGTTCTTCGCATACCCTTAGATGAGCCTATTATAAATATAAATGCTGATACTCGTCAAATTGAATTAACTAAAGAATTTGGAAAAACTCAACTACTTACTGTTGAAAATGATCATTTGGCAGAAACAATTTATTTCCAAATTGATAGATATTTTGATTTACAAGATTTAGCAGCTGATGATATTAAAATTTATATTTAGTATTATTTGAACGATCAAATTCAAGGTTATTCTGAAGCTATTTGCCCCGATATTGGTACTGCTGGAAAATTAATTTTTGGTTGGCAAATTAGTGATGAAGTAACTAGTGAACCTGGTACTTTATAGTTTTCTATTATTTTCTTCAAAAAAAATCCAAAAGATAATAATAATTTAATGTATGTATTTAATACATTACCCGCGCAAATGGTTATTAATAAAACTTTAGACATTGATGAAGACTTAATTACCGCGCAACCTGTTGATTATTTAACTGGGTATTTAGAAAGTTTAATTGATTCAAAGAAATCTGCGGGCTTTGGAGTCCCTGATAATGTGGCTTTCTTGACAAGTATTTTAAATAATAAATCAGTTTATTTAACTGGTGATAAATTATATGCTTTAGCTTATAATGATACTTTAAACAATCCAGACAATACTACTATTGAATATAAATGGATTTGTAATTATAGAGGAACTAATACTGAATTAAAAAATGGTATTGGCTATGAATACAAAAAAATTGTTGATGATAATAGTATTTTTAGCGGAGATATGGCCTATAACGAAAAATTGACTTATTTCACTAAAAATGGAGATACTTATATTAATAGTAGTAGCGATATTAATCTTGAGAATTATGTTGCTAAAAAGAATGATCTTTATTTAAAAGTCCAATATTGTGAAGTCGACGGGTGCGGAAGTTATAGTGTAACTGCCTATGGTACGACCGCAAATCAAGTAAGTAGAGAAGTTAAATGGGTAGGATTAAGTGTTGTTGTGGAAGGTATTAGTGAAGATTTTAAAATTATTCTTGATCCCTCTCCTGATAATGGATGTTATTATGGCTCTTCTAATACAATTACTGCTATTGGGTAGAATGATGAAGGAGTTCAATGTACTTATCTTTGGACAAAGAATGGGTCTGAATTTAGCAATGAAAAAACTGTAACTTTAACTCAAGAAGATAATTATACTTTAACAGTTCATGGGTATAAAAATAAAGATAATATAGATTATGGTCCAATTAATTTTACTAATTATTTTGATCCTATCAATTTAGTGCCTACTGGTGAAGTAAAAACTGAAAATGGAAAATATATTGTTAATATCACTAATACTAGTGAGTTAGGAAATGGAATTTATGAATATTAGTGGAAAAATGCTGAAGGTGTTACTCAAATAACTACTTCTGGGACTAATAACGCAATAGAAATAAATGAAAATATTACTCAAGTGGCTGTTATTATTAAAAAAGGTGAAAGAAAATCAAAGCCAGGAGTACTTACGATATAAGAGGTAAAATAAATGATAACTAATCCAACTGATTATTATAGCGTTTTACATCAAATACAAGATGAAAATTTTCCAGTAAAATATCCAGCTTTTCCTGCTCCAGAAGATGAAAAATTAGTTTAGATAAATTTAAATTCAAGGACTATTAGTAATGAAAATAATTATATTACAGTTGAAGGCGACCATGCTGCTGAAATTATTTATTTTGAAGTAGATAGATATTTTGACACTATGGATTTAACTAATATGATGTGTATTATTTAGTATATTAATGCTGACAATGAAAAACGTATTTATCCAGTTCCATATTATGATACTTTAACTCATAAAGATAAAATTATTTTTCCTTGGGTTTTAAATTATAGTGCTACTAAAAAATCTGGTAATTTAAATTATATGATAACTTTTTACAAAATAGAAAAAGATTCTAATAATTTATTATATAATTTAAATACATTGCCAGCAAGTCTTTAGATTTATTCTAAGCTCAATTTAGATTCTATTGTAAAAGAAGAAGATTATTATGTAATTGATGATAGCCAAGTAGTTCAACAAATTTGGGAGCGTTTAGCTCGTTTAGAAGGATTTGTTGGTGGTAATGGGTTGGATGTTTATTGGATTGTTCTTGAATAAATAAACTAAATGGTATAGAATTATTAATTAATTCTATACCATTAATTTATAGAAAGGAGTTATTGAAGATCGATGGCTCTATTTAAAATTTTAAAAGGAAACTCAAATAATTTAGTTTCCTATGATAATGCTGAAGTAGTTAATGGTAAAATTCCTTTTCCTGCCTTAGATTCAGGAAAAACTTTATTTACAACAGCAGACAGTACTCCTATTACAGAAGGATATGCTTATTTTACAGAAGACACTCATAAATTTTATATTGATACTAAAGATAAAAGATTAAATTTATATACTGATCACGCGGATTATGCTACTTATGATGAAAACGGACGTAATTTAGCGGAATTGTCAGAAGTATCTTATGAAAATATTGATGATACTGGAAGTAAAATTGGTACAATAAATATTAATGGAATTGAGCATAATGTTACTTGTCCTACTAATATAATAAGTAAACCTATAAATAAATATGTATTTACCGCAAAAGCAAATTAGAATACATTTACCATTCCTTTTGATTTTGATGATAGCAGTGCTTTAACTTTATATTACAATGGTATTATGTTAAAAGAAACAGATCATTATACCATTGAAGGAAAAGTTATTACTTTAAATGGTTGGACCAGTGAAGCTGATGATTATCTTGCGGTTATGGGTATTGAAGGAGCCGCCGCAATTAATGTAGACGAAAAAGTTGCTTAGATTTAGGAAGCAGTAGATAATGCTGAAATAACTATTAATAATAAAGTAAGTAGTGCTATTAAACAAATTGATGATAAATTAGCAACTGTTCCTGATGATGTAACACAAGCAGTATATAAAAATAAATCTAATACAATGACTGCAAATGGTAAAATTACCATGGATAATACTTATATTCCTACAGCAGATATGGATTTAGCAACTAAAAAATATGTTGATAATGCTACTCCTCCTACGGTTGGAACTACTACTGATTATTCTATTTATATTGGATCTACATAGCCTGCTTCTGGCACCGCGCCTTTAATATGGATAGATACAACTGCTAAAACTGGTACTTTTAAATATAGGACTTCTACCACAGGCACTTGGACACCTGTTCCAGTGGCTTGGATTTAATATAAATTTATTGTAAGAAAAAGGAGATAATATTATGGATCAAAATTTGATTAATCAATTATTTCAAGTGTGCTTGATTCCTATGCTTGGTGCTTTAACTACTTTTATAGTTATTTGGATTAAAGCAAAAAGTGCAGAACTACAAAAGAAAACTGACAATGATATTTTAAATAAATATGTGCAAATGGCTACTGACACAATTACTAACTGTGTTATTGCCACTAATCAAACTTATGTAAATTCTCTTAAAGAACAAGGCAAGTTTGATGAAGCTGCTCAAAAAGAAGCATTTTAGAGAACTTATCAAGCGGTATTGCTTATTTTAAGCGATGACGCTAAAGAATATTTAAATAATGCTTTTGGCGATTTAAATAAATATTTACAAGAAAAGATTGAATCTACAGTAAATAATTATCGTACTCCAAATGATGATTTAAAGTAATAAAAATAAGGGAGACATTCTTAATTGAATGTCTCCCTTATTTTTTTTTATCTAAATGGATTTTTCCATCGTCGATTAATTTCTTCATAACCTTTTTTAGGAAAGTATAAAATTTCACCATTTCTAAAAGTTAAATTGTCTTTATTCATTATTTTAATTTGATTTAAATTAATAATTAAACTTGGTGGGATAAAGACAAAATCTGGATGATAAACTAAAGTTCCTATATAATTTTCAAAAGAAGTTTTTAAAGTTTTACTATTTAGAACCTCATTTTCTAAATGACAACATAAATTTCGTTTTTGGATATCAGCATATAATACTTTATTTAAATCAATTTTTACTTCTCCGTTAGGAGTATCTAAATATTTATATTCACGTCTTTTTCCTTCTCTAACTTCATGTAAAATAGAAAAAATTTTTTCTTTATTAACAGGTTTTTTGACGAAATTAAATGCCTTTACTTCATAAGAAGCTACTCCATAATTTATTTGGGAGGAAACAAAAATTATTTTTCCAATATACCCATTTGTTCTTAAAAGATGAGCTATTTCAATGCCATCCATGTTTTTGAATGTAATTCCTAAAAAGATTGCATCATAATCAATATTAGAATCAATTAATTTTCCAGGATCAGTAAATTTATATATATATCCCGGCAAATTAAATTCTTTAAAATACTGATTTATTATTTCTTCCAATGAGTCATTTTGCTAATCGCTATTGTCGCAAATACCTACGATAAAAATTTTAATCACCTTCATTTTGTTTATTTTAGAAAAAATTTTTCTATCTTTATATTCTTTCTATATTATAATTATACAAAAATTTTTAAATATTGTAAAATAAAAAATTATAAAGTGTCAAATTTATTTAATTTTAAGTAAGTGAAATTTTTATCCAAAAAGTGTCAGTAATTATAATATATTTACACAAAATAAAAGTCATATAATAATGAAAGGAAAAGATAAAACCTTTCATTATTATATTTCTCCGGAGGTAATAACATGAATACTTATGGTTATCCATAGCAGTAGTATCCAATAGGTAATAATAGACCTATTTATGGAACAACTGCTACACCTATGATTCAAAACAGTACTGCATAGCGAATTAGACCCGTTGCTTCTTTAGAAGAGGTTCGAGCTATGAATATAGATTTTGATGGTTCAGTTTTTTATTTTCCTGACTATGCTAATCGTAGAATTTATACAAAACAAATAAATATGGATGGAACAGCTTCTATCAATATGTATGAATTAAAGGAAATCCCAAATTCTTCTTAGCCTAATAATGACTATATAACACGAGAAGAATTTAATACTACCTTAACTTCTATTAAAGAAGTATTTGCATAGATCATGGGATCCAATAACGCGGTTGCGCCATCTCAAGGAACGGATTAGCCAACTCCATAGCAACCAGCAGAGAGCAAACCGCAGTTTAATTTTTAAGGAGAGCTTCAAATGACACAATCAATGAATCCAATGCAAATTATTGCTATGATTAAAAACGGTCAAAATCCATAGCAATTAGTTTTATCTATGCTTGAAAATCAAATGGGCGGAACGCCAATGGGCAATAATTTATTACGAATGGCACGGAACGGTCAATCCGATGACATTGAAAAATTTGCTCGTAATTTGTTTGAATCAAGAGGGTTGAATTTCGATAAAGAGTTCAATAGTTTTAAGTCCCAAATGGGGTTTAAATAAATAAAATTATAGAAAGAGGTTTTGTTATGTTTAATTACAATTATCCAATGAGCACGCCGAATTATTCATTATCTGATATTGCTGCGGCTTCTGGAAATGGCTATCGTAATAATGATGGCGGAATGTGGGGAGACGGAGCATGGTGGATTATTATCCTGTTCTTATTCTGCTTCAATGGTTGGGGCGGTAATGGCTGGGGTAATAATGGTTCTGGTTTCCAAGGCACTACAACCCGAGAAGAATTGAACTATGGTTTCGATATGAGCGATCTTAAATCTGGGGTTAATGGTTTAGCTTCTAGTCTTTGTAATGGTTTTAGTGGAGTAAATACTAATCTTTTAAGTGGTTTTGCTAATCTTGCTGAAACTAATAATGCTAATACTCGTACTTTACAGAGCGATATCAGTAATATGGGCATGAATAATATGCAGAATACCTTTAGTATTACTCAGGCTATTAATGCTGATACTGTAGCAGGTATGCAGAATACTAATAATTTAACTCAACAATTAAGTAATATGGCAGCTACTAATGCTCAATGTTGTTGCGAGAATAAACAGTTAATTCAATCTAGCTTTGCTGATCTTAATTACAATCTTGCTAGTATTGCTTGCCAGAATCGTCAGGCTACCGTCGATGGCGTCCGCGATATTATTGACAACAATAATGCTAATATGCGTTCTATTCTTGACTTCCTTGTTCAAGATAAAATTGAGACTCTTACCAGTGAAAATAGCGCTCTTAAAAATTAGATTTCTCAAAATCTTCAAAATGCTTATCTTATTGATCAGTTGTCTCCAAAAGCAACTCCTGCTTATATTGTTGCTAATCCTTATACCGGTATTGGTTATACTAGTTATGGATGCGGTTGCAATTCCTGATTGAAGAAAGAAGGTTAAATTATGGAAATAACGGCTAATGCTTTACAATCAGTTGCTACTGGTTCTAATGTAGTATTCACTAACACAGCTGTTGCTGGAAACTGTTCCATAATGTATCGCGAGGGTAGCGGTTTAGTTACCCTTCGCGGTCTTACGAACGGTCAACGCAGAGCTCGTTTCCGCATTTCATTCGGAGGTAATATAGGAGTTCCGACTACTGGAACTGCGGGTGCTATTTCTTTGGCTATAGCTATTAATGGAGAGCCAGTTACTACTTCTACAATGATTTCTACTCCTACGGCTACTGGATAGTTTAATAATGTTTCACGTGCTTTATTCCTCGATGTGTTAGGCGGTTGTTGCACTCAAATTAGTGTTGAAAACACGAGTTCATAGGCTATTGATGTTAAAAACGCCAGCTTAATTATCGAGAGAGTGGCATAAGGAGGTTTTTTAAATGTGTGATAAATTCCAAGAAATTAAAAAGCAATTATTAACTCAAGTAGAAAGTCAAATGGCTCATTTAGAATGTGTTGATACAAAGGAAATGGGCGAAGTAATAGATATGATAAAAGACCTTGAAGAGGCTATTTATTATTGTACCATTACTGAAGCTATGAATGAATTACCTGAAACCACACATTATTATACTGAAAAATATAAATCTCCTCATAAAAAAAGAATCTATAAACCTATGACATATGATTATGATTGGGAAGATTATGATTATGATGAACATGAATATGAGATGCCAACGAGTGGTAAATCTCATGAAACCCATGATAGCAGAGAGGGTCGTAGCGGTGTCCATAGAAAAATGTATATAGAAGCCAAAGAACTTCATAAAGATAAGAACGTTTAGATAAAAGAGTTAGACAAATATCTTCAAGAATTAAGTTCTGATATAGTAGAAATGATCGAAGATGCTTCTAATGATGAACGCTCTTATATGGAAAAGAAAATCTAGGCTTTAGCATCTAAAATTGGATCTATGAATGGTTAATATTAATAATAGGAATTGGAGGATACTATTAGTATCTTCCAATCATCCTATGTTAATGCGACCTTCTGGAATATATACTTTAGGTTCTTGCGATGATCCTACTTCAACAATTTATATTAATGAAAATATTAGTAATAAAAAATTAAAGAAAGTATTAGCGCATGAATTAACTCATGCCGCAATTTTTAGTTATGATATTTCATTAAAACCAGAAGAAGAAGAATTAATTGCGGATTTAGTGGGAACTTATGGTGAAGAAATTATAAATAATACTAATCTTTTATTTAAATAGATAAAAAAAATAAGGGAATGAAACTATTTTTGTTTCATTCCCTTATTTTTTTTTATTAGTCTTTAAGCGGTAATTTTAAAGTCCTTTCATAGTACTCTTTAGCCTATCCATTTCCACCTAAACCTGCATATACTTTAAAGAATTCGACTAATTGTTCATACTATCCTGAAGTCATATATCCTTGTTTTAAGAAACTTTGACATAACTGAATTAATCTAAATCTATAAGAAGCAAGAATTATTTCAACATGTCTCTCACTAATTTTATTCTCTTCTAATACGAAAGATCTTAAATTATTTAAATCTTCTTTGATTGGGGCTATATGTTCTTCAATTAATTCTTCTAATTCTTCATCTTTCTTTTCTTCTGCCAATTTTTGATACATTTTCATTTGAGTATAAATATATCTACAAAAGGCTAAGAGACCAGCAGAAATAAGACCAAAAAATATTTCTATAAAATGCTAGGCAATAAAAGCAGACATAAAAAATACCTCCTTCCACTTGACTTCTAATATATTTTAAAAGAAGGGAAGGAGGATTATTTATTTAAGGCCTATCTATTATTCCCAATTAAAATCATTATTGGAACTTTCTTTCGTGAAATATGCGGTATATAAACATATAGCATCACATATATCGTCATTGGCTTTTATATTATATTTTTGCTATACAAAATCAATATCAGCTTGTTTAAGAGTTTCACGTTTAATACTGCGGCCAGTTTTAATCCCAAGCTTTTTGCGCCATTCACTAGCCTACATTAGTTCTAATGTTTTGGAAGTAAATGAAGAATTAACTTCATGTGCGCCTAACATTACTGCACCTTGAAGCCACATTAATAAACGTGAAGTGTCAGAATACCCATAAGTTTCAGGATGAACATCTTCCGCAACTATTTTTTCAATATTATATTTTTTTATTAATTCAATAATCTAATCTTGTATTTTTTGTATTCTATCTAAATTATTAGAGGAAATCGCGGTTAACAGTCCATAATCCAACATTTCTCCCTCATTATTAGATACGCAATAACCAGTAGATTTAGTAGATAAATCTAAAAAGAGGATATTCAAGTAATTACCTCCTTTCTTTAGGGTTTGAGGTAATTACTTTGAAGTTGAACCAAATCCTCCGAGGCGATCACCAGAAGCATTATCATCTTCGGTGATTAAATAAGGTTTAATAATACCTTGACCAATAACATCCCCTTTATAAAGCTGGATATCAAAAGGAGATAAATTAATCATTTGAAAATAAATATGTCCTTCATTGTCAGGATTATTATAATAGTCTGCGTCAATAATCCCTACACCATTAGCAAGAATAAGCCAATACTTTAAAGGACAAGAACTGCGAACTGACAATTCAAGATATGTATTATCATTTAATTCACATTTAATTCCAGTAGGCACAAGAGTTGGTTTTGCTTTAAGATTTTTTGTCATATTACTCATATCTTCAAGAGAAATTGAATCAGAATAATGGGTTGGAAATCTATTTAACAAATTTTTATATGCTGGAATTACAATATCTTCCGCCACTGTAAAATCATAGCCCGCGGATTTCGCTGTTTTTCTTACGGGCAAAACCGCGTCTGGATATTTACTTACTCGTTCAAACTTCATTAAAAGCTTACCTCATAATTTACATCAATATTACTAATAGGATCTTTTTCATCATTGAATTTTTTAACAAGAGTGACTTGATACCATTCATCAACAATTTCACCCTTGGCCTTTTTTTCTTTCTTTACTGAACTATACTTAGCTAAAATATATTTAGTTTCAGCCTTAGCCTCGTCAATAAGCGCGGCCGCGCTTTCCTCATTATCTACACGATAAACTTCTGTAGCACTTACAAGATACTTATTCATTAACCTACCTCAACTTTAATTTCTTTTCTATTGGAATAATTTAAACTATTACTTTCATAAATTTTTGGAATTAATTCATTAATAAAATCTTCAATACCATATAAACGTATAGTATCAGTATCATTCTTATAACAAGATGCTACTAAAACATTTGGAAGATCAGAAATACTACAAGTTCCAATACTTACTGCCATTCCATCATCATAAGTTTTAAAAACATTTTGTTCCATTGAAAATAAATTAATATTACAAACAATCATTTAATTACACTCCACAATACCAGCATCATATTGGAATAAATAAAAACAATAAGATTCATTGCCAATATTTATCCAAATTTCAATAGCACCATTATTATTTTTTTCCCAGCCAACAATACTTCCTAATTCTTGACAAAGTATAATTACCATACTCGCTAAAGAACCAGTTGAAATAATTGGAGGAGTATTTTTGTGAAAAATGGTATAATAATTATAATCTTTACATAATAACATATAATACATTCCATATTCACTCATTTCATTAATACTACTCATTAATTTATTTAATTCTTCTTCATTAATTGGATCCATTTGTATCATAATATTTTTATTAAAATCATATAAATTCATCCCAGTTTGAAATGTAGTAGAATTATCTGATAAATTATTAGTAGTAGTTCCTACCATTACCCATTCATTTCCAGTATAGCAATATTGTTTTTGATCTTCACCAGAAATGGCAATAGTTCCTTCTTCGAATTTACGAGGAGAATTATATAATTCTCCTATCGTATTAGTATAAAAAACATTCATTGTTATATAATCTCCTATCTATTTCATAGAAAAATTATATCACAAATTTTCTTTTTTGTCAAGTTTTAAATTAATAATATTCTAATTGCGGGAACCGCGCAAAGGCAAAGTGATATCTCTTTCCTTTTGGATATATGGTCCATCAATTAGATAATCAGCAGTTTTTAATATATTCTTAATTCTAATATTATTACTATTCTTCAAATCATCATAAACATATCCAGTCCATACATATATTTTAATATTTGGATATATTTTTTTAATTTCAGTAATAACTAAATTAGTTAAAAATTCATTTTCAGGGCAGAGAGGCTCTCCACCCATAATACAAAGATTACGCTCAACATTATTCGCATTAATGGCAGTAATTAATTCATCTAATACTTTATTAGTAAATTCTTTCCCACCATTAAAATCCCACGTTTCGGGGTTTTGGCATCCTTCACAATGGTGCGGACACCCTTGTGTAAAAAATGATACACATACTCCGGGTGCCGCCGCCAAATCATTCTTTATAATTCCTGCATATTTCATATATCCTTTATTTCCTCCACTTCTAAATCTAAATCATTAACGTCATCTTCATCATCAGTTTCAATATAATAAGCAGAACACTAACAATTAGTATGGTAAGGAGGAAGAGGAATATCTTCTCCTGCCGGATACTCTCCATCCCATTCACTGCATAGATCACCACAAGTCCCTGATTCAATTACGAGTATTGAAGCTACGGGTTTTATTTTCATTTCCATTAAATGAGTGAATAAATATTTACTTTCATTATTTAATAGACGAGAATACATATTAACACTAAAACTTTTTAAATTATCTGGAAAATCACCAGATAGTCTTTTTTCTTCTAAGTCATCTAAATATTTAATAATCCGCTCATCTAATGTTTTTCCATCTTCTTGAAAAGTTAAATTTGCGATATTCTGCAAATTAAATGGAGCTACTTTTGTGTAAATTTTTCCTAATTCTATATTAATCTCTGAATAAAGATTTTCTAAAGCCTTATAAAATAAATTTATTAGAATAGTTTGATGTTCTTCTGTATTAATTTTTTCATCATTAGCTATCCAAGAAAATATTATTTTTATAATTGCTTCTAATTCCGAATCAATTTTTTTATTTAATACTTCTGTAGCTTTTTCTAATTTATTTTTTATTTTCTAATGCTTCCTTAAAGGTTTTTTAGAATAATTCATTCCATAACCTCCCAAGAGCAACAATATAAACTACAATAAGGAATAATTATTGTTTTTAATATTTCTTCGTTATTATAATTTTTAGATATTTTTATTTTATAAAATCTATAACCCCTGGTATTCTAAGTTATAGGTAACCATATCCATCGCTCATTATTTTCTTGCCATTCTATACGAGTTTTTGATATCCTGATTGGTATAATATTATTTTTATCTAAATAATTATAAACTTCTTGAGAATTATCAGTTATATAAGCACATATTACTATCTAATTAGAACAAGGATACTTTCGTCCTTGTTTCTAATTAAAATAGTTTGCTAAATCATAAATTGAATGTATCATTCCATCTACCCTGTATGTTTTACTCTTGCTTCAACTTCTTTTTGTTTGCCCCAATTGAAAGCAGTTTTATAATTACCTGTAAGATAACCAGTTACACGACGCAATTGTTGGATATTATGACTTCCGCACTCAGGGCAAGAATCATTAAATTCATCACAATAACCACATTCAAGGCAAGTGTCATTAGGAACATTTACAGCGAAATAAGGAATATCGTGATCCATCGCATAATTGACGATAGTTTCAAGAGCATCAATATTATGTTTTACAGTAGAATCTAATTCTACATATGTAATACATCCAGCAGAAGAATAACCTGTCAACTGACTTTCAATATCAATTTTGTCAAAGGGAGAAATTTTCTTCCATACGGGAACATGAATACTATTAGTGAAAAATTCTTTATCAGAAACATTAGGTATAATGCCATATTTTTCTTTGAATTTTGTCATAGCAGTATAGCAAAGATTTTCTGCAGGAGTATAGTATACACCAAAATTTAATTTATATTTTTCTTTATATTCAGCGCATCTATCTTTGAAACGTTTTTCAATCTTTTTAGCAATTTTCATACCGTATTCTGTGGTATGATCTTCTCCAATGAGAATTTGAAGAGTTTCTGCAAGACCAATCTAACCAATAGCAAGAGTTCCGTGTTTAAGAGCGGAACGAATTCCTTCTTCTGGAACATAACCTGCCATAACATTATTTTCATACATAAATCTCGCAGATCCAGGATCTTGAGAACAAATCCATTCAAAACGTTCCATTAATTGAATACGTGCTTCATTGATTTTTCTATCAAGTAAAGCTAAGAAAACAGAGACAATATCTTCTTCTTGTCCTTCTTTCTAACATTCTTCTTTTGCCATCATCGCTAGAGTAGGAAGAATAATAGTAACAGGGCAAATATTTCCTCTGCCATCTTTCAATTGACCGAAACCATTAATATCATATCCATTGGCTGTTCTACATCCCATCGTAGAAAAGTAGGTACGGGGGTCATTGATGTCATATCCTGCGTTTCCAGACCAATCGACATTAGCATAATTTGGGTACAATCTTGTGGCGGTTGAACGTAATGCGAGTTTAAATAAATCGTAATTTGGGTCTCTTTCTTCACGGTTAACTCCTTTCATGCATTGGAAAATTCCACAAGGAAAAATTGAAGTTTTATGCAATTTACCAAGACCTTCAATAGAAACATCTAATAATGCTTTAGTTACCATTCTACCTTCTGGTAAGGTGCAAGTGCCATAATTAATACTCGTAAATGGTAATTGGTTACCGCTACGAGACTGTAAAGTATTAAGATTATGGTAAAGGCCTTCCGCAGCTTGATGAGTTTCACGAATAGTCATTTTCATAGCATATTTATATGCCTTCGGAAATGATTTATAAAAATCATCTTCAATAGGAGTTTTTTTACTATAACAACCATCATATTTACTCATATCTAATCCTTCATATAAAAATTCAATACCATCATTGAAATGTTTAAAGAAAGATTTTCTTACATAGGGAACCATAGTCCAGTCTAAATGAGTGGCACTAACTCCACCAAATTGACAAAGGCTTTGAATTTGGAAAATAACAGCGATTAATTGAAATGCTGTATTAATTGAGCCCGCAGGACGGACATCAGCTTGACGAGTATTAAATCCATTGGCGAGTAAATCATCAAAGGGAACACTTAAACAATTGTGAGAACCAACATAATAAGAATCAAGATCATGAGTATAAATAATATTATCAATATGATTCTTACGAGCCATAGGTGAAAGTAAATAATCAAGCGCAAGTTGTTTGGTAACAACACTACTTGCTTCACCAGTGCGACCGCCGAATGAATGTTCGTCAACATTAGCATTTTGATTCTTTACATTATTGCCATCGAGCTTTTCACGAATTGCTTTAATAAAATCATCTTTTTTATTACGAGCGACTTCTTTCTTATATCTATATCTGATATAAGCACGAGCAACATCGCGTCGCTCAGAACGCATTAAATAATCTTCAATCCAATCTTGAAGATCTTCTACTCCAACGCTTCCATCAGGGAAATGATTTATTTGTCTTTCAATGTCTTCTGCTATATCTTTTGCAGTATCATCTTCATATAGTTTACCATCAACTTCAATAAATGCTTTATTTATTGCGTTAATAATTTTCTTTTTATTAAATTGAGTTATACTTCCATCACGTTTAATAATATACAATTTTTTTGCCTCCAAACTAAATATAGTAGTTCTTTTAGAATATTCTACTATATTTAGGTTTTGTTAGTAAATAATTATTTATCTTGGTCCATTTCCGCCCATTGTCTAACTTTTTGAGTTAAAAGATTAACGATATTATTATAATCTTCTAATGTTTCATTTGTTATAATATTGCATTTAATATTATCCATTAGTTGAAATTGAATTTCATCAGTGGTATATCTTCTAATTATTTCATCTACATCAGGATTTTCTTCTCTATTTAATTGCCTAATTAAGCGTGTTTTCCCTTTAGCGGTGATATAATATATCTCCAATTCAATTCTATCATCTTTAAGAAGACTTATAATTCCTTCGGGATTAAAAACACCAATATTAATTTTACTATCAGATAAACTGTCAATACTTGTGCCATAATACCAATTATTAAAACAAGTAGTTTCTAACATTTTATTTTCATCAATTAAAGTTAAAAATTGATCATTCGAAACAAAATGATAATTTTTATCTGCTACTTCTTTTTCACGCTTTGGGCGCGTAGTATGGCTTATAATAGGATTTAAATATTCTTTCAAATGGGAAAAGGTAGCCATCATTAGGCTATCTTTTCCTGCACCAGATTTTCCACATAATGCAATAATTTTATACATCTTCTTCAATTCCTCCTTGATAACGGGCATCTTTTAAAACTAAATCGCCATTGGATAAAATTTCATCAATTTTATATAATTGATGTCCTCCAGAAGAAGCATATTTTTTTGACATAAAATTATCTCCATTACGAATTCCAGAGACTACAATCATATTTCCGCGGTTAAACCAAGATTTTTCAACAATATGTTTGGTTCCATCTGCACCACGCTCTGAAATTTGTTTATCAAATAAACTAAAATATTCTTTTCTAAACTTTACTTCTACAGGACCAGTAGTAGTAAGGATAGTTACAGTGCTTTTAGTTTTATTTTTTGCTATACAAGTTCCGCAAATTTTAAACAATTTATAAATATGAATAGTATGATTTCCTTTAGTAAAACTTCTATCAATTATTGGATCTTCTGGAAGCTTAAAGAAATCTACAAATCCGTATTTATCATTGTTAATATTATTCAATTCATGGGTATGGTAATAATAACAAAGGACTTCCATTTCCCAAGCAGATAAATTATTTTTATTAGCATATTTATCCCAATCATCTTTAAATATTTTCATATTTAGATTATCCAAAATTTCATCTTTGTTATTAGCAATCCAAGCGCGAAATACATCCATCCACTTTTGGTATATACTATTCCAAATATTTTCACTTAAATAATAATTGGTGCCATCAAATTGAATATTATTATCTTCTCCAATTTCTACTAAAAAATTAATTGCTCGTTCATCAAGTTGATATAAACTGTTATTTTTCGCAGTTTTACAAATTGCTTTTAAATATCTGTTAAATTCATAAATACGGCGAGCCATAATTTGATTTTCATTTTCTTCTGGAAGAAGATCATACTTCATAAGTCCGCCCATATTTTGAAGAGTAATTCTTTTCTTTTTATCGCAAGTTTCCCAAATATACCAAACCATTAATTCTTTTCTATCCATCATATTATCAAAAGCTCCGCCTTTAATAAGAGAAATCATAGCTTGTTTACCTGGCTTAATACGGTATAAAAATTCTTTAGGATTTGAATAAGGACGATTAGCAATGATTGTATTAACTAATTCATCACCAACATTCAACATACCTTTTAATCCAAAAAGGATTTTATTATTTTCAATATCAGGAGCAAATCCAAATTTAGATTTGTTAATATCAGGAAGGCCTACTTCAATTCCTGCTTTTTGAATATCACTAATGGCTTTGGCAATTTTTCCATAGTCAGTAGCCGCAGTTTTGCGGATTTTACCACTTTTATCAGGAAGATCTTCAAATGTTACTCCATTAGCTAAATCATCACCTTCAGGAGCATAAATATCTACAATCTCTTCTTTACTATTATCTTCAAGGGAACCACTATTAACAATTAAACAAGCAGTATCCCAATAAATAGGATTAAAATGAATTACTAAGTAAATCATTTGAATTGCTACAAATGAATAAGGAAGAGAATGATTAAGACTAAATGCATATCCTAATTGAGGAGCAACTGCGATTTCCCAAAAGTATTCAGCAGATTTCTCATTATCAAATTTACTAAATACTTGTTCTCTCAATTGTGGAATTTTAGCCATTTGTTTTTTAGCAACAATCTTACGCGCAGTATTAGCTTCACCAAGAGTAAAATGAGCTACATCCATAAGAATTTCCATCATTTGCTCTTGAATAGGACAACATCCATAATATTTATCACAATGTTTATGCATCTTATCAATTAATTCTTGAGGAAGATGCTGAGCCTTCATTTCATCATCAAATACTTTAATACCTGAATGTTGAATACGATAATATCTATCTTGCTGTGATTCTTTGCCTTTTTCAGACATAAGACGCATCATAGCATTAGCCGCTGTCATTTCCATAGGGTTTTGTGGTTTAAGACGTTTCGCGATCGCCAAACCAACTCCCGTAGAAAATTGGAATACATCTAATACATCACCAGCGGCAAGATGGTCCCAAATTGCTTGATCAGTTGTATCTATCACTTCTGGATGAATATATTTATTATAAAATTCTCGTAAAGATAATTCTGGAATCTGCTTATCTTTTAGAAGTAATTGATAACAAGTAATAATTTTGTCAGAAGCTTCAGTTACAAGGAAATCATATTTTGTGTCTCCAGCGGCTTCCGCTTTATGAAGATCCCAACAAGTAATCATATCTCCACTAGGAGTTCTCATAAATGATGCGGTATCAAATGGGTCGTCGCCATATAAGATAACACCAGAAGCATGAGAAGAACGTTTATTAACCATTCCTTCAATATATACAATGATATCCAAAAGACCAGGATATTGATTTACTTCTCGAATAAACGCTTGAACGGGTTTACGATCTTTTTCCTCATTACCATAAATAACATCATGGATAGGCCATAAAAATCCACGCTCTTGAGGAATTAACGAAGACATGTATTGAGCATTATCAACATCAATTCCTTCTGGAAATTCTTCACTTCTATACCCACGGCAAGCGGTTAAAATACTTTGTTTAGTGCCTTCAGTTCCGAATGTAGCAACTTGAACTAGACCTAATTCTCCACGTTCTTTTCTAATTGCTTCAAAAATCGCGGGACGTTTACTTGGGGCAAGGTCAATATCAATATCAGGTAATTCCGCGCGCTCCTTATTTAAAAATCTCCAATAAGGAAGTCCCCAACGAATTGGATCTAATTGAGTAATACCTAAAAGATAATTAGATAAAAAGCCAGTTGCAGAACCTCGCCCGGGGCCTACGATACTTCCACATTCCCAAAATAAATTAATATAATGTTGGAAAGTATTAAAATAAGCAAAAAGACAGTCATCTAATTTTTCGCCAATATCTTTTATGATATCAGCTTCAATTTCAAGTCGCTCTAAATAATTTTTATTATCATAAAGTTGCTTTTCTTGTAAAGCTTTAATACATTCATTTACCCAATATCGTTCTTGAATATTGTCGCTATCAATTAAAGAACAGATAATTGGATATTTATCAAACCAATTTGAAGGAATGAATCCTTTCTTATAATCCTTTACTTCAACTTTTGGAATAATTTGTTTTCTTTCTAATGAATAAAAAGAAATTTTATTTTGAATCTCTTGAGTGTTATCAAGAATCCAATTTATCAATTCTTTCCCTGTTTTATTATCTTTATCCCAATCATTAGCATAAGGTTCCATTAATTCAAAAATTTCATCACTTGTCATTAAGTAAGTAAATTTATAAAAATCATCAACCTCTCTTTCTCCTGGTTTAGAAGTAAGATATGCTTTATGAATGGGTCTATCTTCTTTAGTTAAATAATGTGCATCTGTTCCAACTACCATTTTTAAATCAAATGCTTTGGCGATTTGATAAATTTTATGATTTACAATTATTTGCTCAGCATCAGTAGATGGCGCACATTCAAGATAAAAATCATCTTTTCCAAATACTTTAATACAAAAATTGATATAATCAATTATTTGATTATAATATTTATTTTGAGTTTCAATATCTTTATTTAATTCTGCTTGGAACATTGGTAAAATACAGCTACCAAGTTCTCCACCAATACAAGCAGTTGTTGCTATAACATGTCCTTTATATTGTTCCATTACCATTTCAAGTTCACTTTTTAAAGTAGGAACTCGTTCCATACGTCTATCAACATAACTATGAATCCAAGCAATAGAACTTAATTCTCTTAATGCTTTATGTCCGATGGCATCTTTAGCAATAAGAATAAAGTGATAATATTTTTGTCCATTATCTCTTGTATCAGTAAGATAGATTTCATTGCCAAGAGCAATGGTAAAATCAGGATTTTCTTCTCTTAATTTTTTTGCATATTGGTTTACTTCCATGTGCGCAGAAAGACATTCATGGTCTGTAATAGTTATTCCTGATAGCCCTAACTCTATTGCTTTATCAATAAGAGCTTGTGGTCTATTAATACAATCTAATAGACGTAAATTTGAATACATTGTATGATTGTGAATCCCGAAATATGATCTCATTCGCACATTCCTTTCATCTTTCATTTATATTTATATATTATCATATTATTTAATAAATATCAAATCGAGAGATATAATTATCGCATATACTACGAATATCTCTTAAAAAATTAGAAAAATCTTTTGATCGAGTTGATATTTTATTTATATTATCACAAACCATAGAATTTAGCATATCTAATTCTACATTTAAGTCATGAGCAAAAAGTTCTAAATTAGAGTTTAAATCCTAAGTTAAATCCGCGTCCTTAAGAAACATATTATTTTCAAGTATAGCATTAATACTTGAATTTAAATTAGATGTATTTACCATTATTTTCTTCGTCTCCTTGAATTTTAAATTCAGTATCATAAATGCTATTAAATATATCTACAATAATATAAAAAAGACATCTTAAATGAGGTGGAATCCACTGAGGTGATAAACAAATAAATAATTCATCAGGAGTATCAATCGTTCCTAAATTGCACTCTATAATAGGAGTAGACGAAAAATTAAATTTTATATCTTCTGTATAATCAGTTGAATCTTCATTTTTAATCCAAACATAATTTTCTAATTTACCTTTTTCAGATAGATATTTTACCCAATTTCCACAATTTAAATATTCAATTTTATTTTCAATGTCTTTATCGACGTAAGCAATATCATGATGATGGTCTATATTAATTAAAGATATAGTATCATCTATATTTTCATCAACATAAGTAGCAATCATTTCATGTGAAACAATAAAATGAATATTTTCTTTTTTCATACTTTTACTTAATTTTAATAAAAGTCGTAAAAGCCTTTTAAAATGGATATAATCGGGTTTAGCAAATTTTAAAATTTCAAAATGAGAACATAATGTTTCCCAATCATCAGTCGAATAATTATTGTAAAGTTGAATACAAGGAGACATTATAATATCAAAATCTATTGATAATATTTTTTTCATTTATTACTTCCTTATAATTACTAATTTATCACTGGCTCTAGTAGCCATAGTATATAAATATTTTTTATGTTCTTCTCGATCAAAAGGATGATTTTCTTCAAATCCCAATACTTTTCCATACTCGCTACCTTGCGCTTTCCAACAGGTAATAGCATAAGCGTAGGAGAAATCAAATGGAGGATCGAGACATTGTTTATTATTTCTTAATTGATAACATTGACTGCCCGTAAGAGTTCCTTCACCAGTGATAAGTTGTTTATAATCAATTGGAGTTCCACAAAATTTATCTCCATCGCTTAAAACAATTTGGGTAAACATATAAGTAATAGGAACTTCTGAAATATAATAAGGGACTCGAATGTCTTCAGTATAAAAATCTTCAATAGTTCCAACAGTGCCATTAGTTAAAGCCCATACTCGGTTCTCAGACATAAAATCCCAGTTATTATGTAATCCAATAATTTTATCTCCAATTTGAGGGACATTAGGATCAAATCCTTTTCTTAATCGGACTACATTATTAATTTTAGTTCTTGTGGCATTTTTAGCACAAATAATCTAATCCGCCCAATCATACATCTCAGGTATAACTTGACTTTTATCATATACTCTTACTTGTTTCCCTTCTGGACGATAAGAAATTAAAGATTTACCCTCTCTAATCCACATTGAAAAACGAATAATCTCACTATCTTGCGCTTGGCGCATAATTTCATCAAGGAAGATATGCGGTTTATCTAATACATGATTATTTTCATTAGGATCTACAGGAGGCAGCTGGCCAGGGTCGCCCGCCGCGATAATATAAATGCCATGAGTTAGCATTAAATCCCATAATTTTTTAGGAAGCATTGATATTTCATCGACAACAATTACTTTATATTGCGCTAATTCACTATTATCTTTTGGAAAGAATTTAAAAGTTCCATTAGCCATCATTTTAGCTTTATATAGGAGTTTATGCGCAGTTGTCGCATTTGGACAGCCTTTTTGTTGAAGCACAGTCGCAGCTTTACCTGTAAATGCCACATAACAAACTTCTTCTTCTGGATCGACATCAAGAGCAGAAATAATAAATTTAATCAAAGTGCTTTTTCCACTTCCCGCGTATCCCGCTATACAAGTCCAACGTTTATGAGCATAATAGCGCTCAACCGCAATTTTCAATCCTTCTTCTTGTTTACGAGTTAATTCCATTTTCACATTCTCCAGGGTTTAATCTATAATATTTATTTTCATCAACTTTAAAATAATCACAAGCCCATTTTAATGTTCCATAAACACCTGTTGTATGTCTATCTATACTATCTAATTTAGAAATTAATTCTTGAGCTTTATTGTAATAAGAGCAACTTTCATAATTAGAGCAATAATTACATTGCTCTTTCCAGTAAATCCACATTAATCATGCTCTCCAATCACTTCATCTAAAATTTCATCATTTTTCTTTCTCGCATTATTTAAATAATTGCTATCTTGATATGAAAAACTTTTATATCCTTTTAGACGCATTAGTGCAATATACCTACCAAAAATATTATTTAAATTGCGCCCTCTTCCAAGTTGAAGACAACGATTCCATTCATATTCAAGATATGGATAATCTAGTATTTCAAGATACGGTAAAAAAGTTTCTGGATTATCATAATCAATTTCTGATAAAATTTCTTCTTTAGTTTTATCTAAATAAAAATTATTATCTCGCTTAGGATAATATTTCTTTTTCATTAATCATGTTCTCCAATTGCTTCATCAAGAATTTGGTAAAAACGCAGGCAATCTCTTTCATATAACTTTTTTGCTTTCTTTTGAGCTTCTTTTAGTCCTAAATCAATCGCAAATGTATTTATATCCATTTCCATTGCTTTATAGCGAGCTAATTGATATCTATAACAAAGACTATCATATATATAACCTTTAGTATGTTTTTCTTTTTCTTCAAAAAATTCTAAACTATTATCGTATTTATAAGCTTTATCAATCATTTCTTTTAAATCCATAATATTTTTCTTCTTTCTTCATTTATATTTATATAATACCATATTTTAATTATTTAGTCAAATTTAAAATATAATAAACTCATTATCTGCGTTATCTGCTTGAATTATAATTGGATCTCCAATAGATGCAGTTTCTGTAATAGTACCATTTTTATTTTTGATTATATCATGTGTGATAGCAGAATTAGGAAAAATTGTGGAATCCTCATTTTCATCAAAAATTTCTAAATCACATTTTTCATTTGGTTTGTCGGTTTCCTCGCTTGTTCCCGGTCCGCTTAGATCATCTTTCCCTGTACACCCGGCTAAAGATACATCAACCCACTTATCTGCAATTTGACTTAGAACTTCATAAAGAGTTTTTCCAGTAATCCCTAACTGTTTTAACTAATTATCTATGTCCTCGCTGGCTATTGTAAATGAAGCTAAGGATTCGGATAAATTTTTTAATGCTTCACCACTTTTTTGTGGGGTTGCCTAATATATCATATTAATGTCATCATCATAATAATTAAATTTTTCCATAATTTACTCCATAAATAAAAATAATGGCTATATGAAGAAATAAATCTTCATATAGCCGTAAAATTAATTAGTAAAATAATTATAAGCAGTGGTCGCATTCTTTTGTCTTTGATTTAAAGAACTTGATCCACAACGCTCGTAACATTTTGCAAAAGCTTTAGCAACTTCTTTTTCATCATTTAAATTTAAAAAAGAATTAAAATTAAATCCTCTTTTATATGAAGAACCAAAAGTATTAAATTCGTATTCAATAGTATTTATTAAGAATTCGCATTGTGTGTCTAAATCAGAATACCAAACACTTGAATACCCTTTACTCCATTGACAAATTCCATAATAATATTTGTTAGAGGCAGTTGGCTGTAAAGATAAAGTATGACCGCCGCATTCTGCCATCATATTACCCAAAATACCTGCGCAAACCGCGTCATTCCATCCTTGGTCTTTCATATAAAGCCAAATTTCTGTTGCTACTGGATAAGTAGATAATTTATCATTCCATTGAGAATTAATTTTATCTAAACGATTCTGATAAATTTCCAAATATTCATTAGCAGTTTCATATTCTTTTTTAGCAAATTCAATAATAGGATGATTTTCATCATACCCTAATGCTCTTGTTGCTTCGGCTAAGTCATGAGCACTATTTACAATCTCTTGATACTCTTGAATTAGAGATTTAAGCTCTTTACGATTAACTGTATCATTAATTTCTCTATCCATAGGTTCCATATTAATAGTTTCTTCTGGTAAAAAATTATATACAGTTGACGGTTCAGAAGGGATGTAAGCTTCCGAAAAAGTAGTGATTTCGCTATAATTTAAAGCAAGAGCTGATGTTTGTAAAATAAAAATTAATACAAAACAAATAATACTTCCTGCTAAAATCTTATATCTTTTCATAAATGATTTCCTCCTAATAGGTTTTTTAAGTCTATTAGTCGTAGTGTCAATTATTAAAAATAATAAGCAGCCCTATCTACAATTTCGTAATCTTCTATAATAATCTAAGGACTAATATTATTATTCCATATATTTCGTTCGCATTTACCAACGATATTAATTGTCACATAACCCTATTCAGAATACAATTTCTCGTATTCCTCCTCGGACGACTTAAACTTGATTAAACTGATGCCATCTGGCATAGTTATCTTCAAGGTAGGATTTTTATCTTTTGACATTAAAGTTAAGTTATTTGATGCAACTTTTATTCCTTCAACGGCAATAGATGCTTCTTCTACCCCTTGGCCCCAAAGTGGTTTAAGTTGAGCGATATCAATAATATCTTTTCCAACTAAATCATTAGTGTGATAAATAAAATCAACACTATAAATTGGGGTGAAATCAAAATCTTGTAAAGCAGAATTCGCATATTCAATAAATTTATCAAAATTATCATCAATAATACCAAATCCAAAAGCGTTAGGATGTCCCTCCGCATACATAATTAGATTTGATTTTTGACAAAATTCTCTAAAGTCTTTAAGTGCGGATTTGTCGTATCCTCTGCCGGAGCCTTCCCAACAAATTTGTTGAGTTTCTTCATCTACTGTTTTATTAAGAATTAAAACAGGACGTTGATATTTGCTCATTAATTGATTGGCCATTAGCCCAGTCAAATTTTTATCAGCAGCAAATCCATCTAACTTAATTCCTAAGATTTTATTACTTAAAAGATTTTGATTTACGATTATCTATTCAATTTTTTCCAAGCTAGTGTCTCTGATTTTAGTTTGCCTATTCTTGATATTAGTACAATTACGACAAGCTTGTTCTACTCTTGTTTCTGCTTGACCTTTACATCCACGTTTTGTTGAAGGGACAAGTTCGTATCCCTTAAAATCAAGCATTGACTCGAATAGCATGAGCTTTTCTTCTTGCGTCCCAACACGAGTAGTTGCATTAACTAAAGGAGCAATATAGAAAGCTACTCCAATAGGCGTAATCTCATTATTAAAATGAAACTAATCTCTATTGATTATGCCTCTGAAGTAAGGATTGGTGATTTGTTGTAAGCCTTTATTAATTAAATATTTTGTTTCAAAATCACGCATATCCATCATGTCGGCCACCATTCCAAGAGCAACTAAATCCAATATATGATCCGCATACTGAACATTCATAAGTTCATCAATATAACAACAAAACTTATAAACCATTCCTACACCAGATAAAGATTTGGTCGGATAATCACATAATTGATTGTTAATAATACAAGCATACTATGATATTTTATCAGCTTCATGGTGGTCTATTACCAACACGTCAATACCATTTTTATATAAATATTCATGTTCTAAATAATCATTTGATGAAGAATCTGGAGCAATTACTAATTTAATATCTTTATCAATACTATCTGGTATAATTCCGTGTTGTTTTCCTGCATGGACACGATAAAAAATATTGTTTTGCACAAACGCAGGAAAAAGACAGTATAAGTAATTCATGAGTGCGGCCGCCGAAGTATAACCATCACAATCACTATCTACCTATATAAGAACTTTGTCATTTTGTGCAATATGTTTGACGAGCATTTTTGCACCATTTTCTATTCTATCAATAGTCGCTGGTTCTATAATGTCGTCATCAGTGGTATTAAGATAATGAGGAATATCTTGTAATTTAATTCCTCTATTGGTTAGCACCTGTTCGACCGCTGAATACTGCGGGATGCGAGGGGCTTTTAGTTGATAGTCCATAGGCTATTCAACCTCCTTTCATAATACCACCACTATTATTTAAGAATTTCTATAATTTACTTATTCATATCAGTCCTTTTCTACTGGATCACCATAGTAATGATAAGCAGTATAAGGAAGGGCTCTTGTGCATGGAAAAATAATAATTTTAATAACTGAAAGAGGAATTTGACGAGAAATATAAGAAATATTACACTTGTAACCTCTGGCATTTCCAGTAGAAATAACTACTCTCCAATAATCTTCATTTTCAAAAACTATAGAATAACGATTGATAGATTTATTTTTTTCTATTGGTTTTATGCCCATTGCTTTATATTGTTCTTCAATTCTTTCTAATTGTTCAGCCCCTTCAATGAAAGTATTACACCAAACAATACCTGTCATAAACCACTCTCTCCCATCTGCGCACTCAGTGAAATAATTGTATCATTTACAGAGATAGGATCATTCATATAAATATCCTTTCCTTATATAATTGTAAAAATTTTTCTTTTCCTTCATCAATTGGTGAATCTTTGTATTTTGTAATCATATTTTTATCAAAAATAAAAGATATGAGTACATCATTTTTAAATTTAGTTCTAATTTTTAAAAGATTTAATTTTAGATGTTGGAATTCCGCGTCTCCAATTTCTTGGAATTGTCTATCAAAAGCAATTATAATTTCTTGTGCACCACTATCTAATAATAATTGAATTTGATGCGAAGAAACATTACTTCCGCAACAAGCTACTGATATATTGTTATTCCAACCGAAATCAGTAGCATATTTCAATACTGATTTTTCACTTTCAAAAATTATTGCTTTTTTCATTATGCCAATGGCATTTTTAGACCAATTTAATCCATATAAGTTCATTCCAAGAGGGTGATTATATAATTGATTATTTATTTTCATTGGTCTATATTTCCCATATAGCTCTGCCTCATCTTTGCACATAGTGCGTCCGCGCAAGCCCACAAATCTTCCACTAATATCATAATGCGGAATTGTAATTTGATCTGCTCCTGGATAAAAACCAATACGCGCTTTATTAATTACTTCTTGAGAAATTCCCTCATCAAGCCAAGGAATTATTTTAATATTATAATTTAATCTATTTAAAATAGAATCATCATAATCTTTTAAAATAATTTTATTATTTTTTAATTCAATCTCTTGAATACGAGAATAATTTGATAAAATTTTCCAATCATCTAAAGTTTTACCCATGTCGTCATCTTTTATCATACCTGATAAACCAAAACGACGAGCAACCCATAAAACTGAATCATTTAAATCAAATTCTTCATCATATTGAATTTTCATTACTTTAGAACATAATTCAAAAATATCAAAAGTTGAATCACATCCTGTGTAGCACTTAAATAATCCTGTATTTTCATAAAAATAAAGTTTTCTGCTACCTTCTCCAGGAGGATTATGACAAATGGTGGAAGAGAGAATCCCGAATTCTGTATATTCAGGATCTCCGCCCCATTCAATTAATAAATCATAAATATTTTCAAGCACAAGAGCTTGACGAATTTCTGATTTATCAAATACTATCATAAGTAATTACTTTAGAACAATTTCTCATAAGTCCACACTGTTCATTAACATAATGGACAAGCATTTCCTGCGGACGAAGCTTAGCAAGACTAGGAATGGCTTTATAAGAACGAATAATCTCCTTAGCCATTCTATTGCTCATCTTGTATTCAACATTACCACTCTTCATAATTTTTCTCCTTAATTTTAAAAAGCTGACTCTTCTTCAAGAGTAATTTTTATATCATCAATAGGAACAAGTTCATAAGCATATGTAGTACAAAACATAGGAATAATTCTACAAGTTCCTAAATCTGCTTTACACCATAAAATAACTCCTTTATACCTGCCACGTCTATTTTTATAAATAGACATTTTAATAGTTGGAGTATCAAATAATTTTGTGTTTAGTATTTTTTCCAATGAAATTAAATCATCATCTTGGACATTTAAAAGAATTGATCCATAATCTACTTTATCAGCAATGGATTTTGCTCCACGCAAAAGATTCTGATCAGGGGTTTTAGAATCAACATAATCACCATTTAACTGTGTTGCTGACATAATAAAAACACCATATTGATTACAGATATCCTTTAATTTATTAGATAGCATAAAAAGTATATTATCTTCACGAAGTTTTACTCCACCACTACGACGAGTAATTTCTTCAAGAATTTTCATACTTGTATGAATATAGTCATGAAATATATATTTTACATCATGATCGCGAATGCCTTTTTTGATTTCATTTTCGACATCTTGTAATGAAAAATCAGGTAATTCACGAATATACAATGGACTATCTTTAAGAATTTTCGCAGCTTCTATTACTCGTTCTTTTTCATTTCCTTGATATTCATTATAAATAATATGTTCTTCATTCACATTAGAAAGAAAAGCAAGCATCATTGTTTGAATTTCATTTTTATCTTGCTCTGTAGTTATATACAATACTGGTTCTTGGATTCCATTTTTGATCCAACTTCCAAAAGTATCATCATATATTTTATTACAAGCAATATAACACGAATCCGCAATCATAGAACGAGTTTTACCTACGCCGGTAGCCGCGGAGCGCAAATAAAACTTTTTAAGTCTTGCTCCACGAGTAACTGTATTAATTAATGGCCCATACAGAGGACTTCCTGCTATTGGATGTTGCTCTAAATCGTCAAGTAATTCAAAAATTCCATCACCCGCTTGAACTGCAACTCCTTCAACGTCATTTACATACTCATATTTAATTTGTTCTATGCGGTCATCAATTAGTTGTGCGATATGCTCTAATGAAGAATTATCAAGATTATCTTCTTGTAATTGTTTTTTTTCAGTATCTAAAATATTATCAGGATCATAAATAAAAGAAACATCAATACCATATCTGTCATAAGCACGAAGTAGAGACATTTTTTTTAAACGACCATAATAATAATCAAATGATAAAGGTTTCGCATTTTCAGAAACTTTTAATAACCACTCTTCGCCTTTATTGACTTTAAATGTAGCTTCATATTTAGGTCGAGAAGAAAGAAAATCACTAATATTTTCTAAAGTAATTTTCTAAGCTCCTAATTCATGAATTTTATATATTGCTCCAAAAACAATTCTATGAAATTCATCGACAAAATCTTCATCAGTTATTGTATATCTATCAGTAAAATCCAAAAGCTAAGGAGTATTATATACACACCCTATAACTTGCGTGATCGCTGTCGGATCTACATATTTACTCGGCATTTAACTCCTCCTATTCATCTAAAAATGTAAAAACTGATCTTTTTCGAGGTTCTTTTTTAGGAATAGGAATTTTTATTTCCTTTAATTTAGGAACGTAATCAATAACATTTTTATCTTTATTGGATTGTTGAATCATCCAAAGATTATAATAATAATTGTAAGCGTCTTTATAAATAAAAGGTATAATACCAATTCCACCATTAGCTTTATTTTTATTATTTCCTTTAACTTCATAAAAATAAACTAAGGCTTTTAACATTCCAGAATATGTATATTGATATTCTCTGATATAATCATTCATTTGCTTGCGGACGCGAGCATTAATATATGATTCTCCTAATAAATTTTTTACATATTCTTCAAATTTTTCTTTATCTAAATCTTCTTTTGTTTTTACTTTTTCGGGCGGATTATGAACTTGTAAAGGAGTGTCTTCATTATTCTCAGCCTATTTAGCACATTCAGGATGAGCATATCTTCGAGATTTTACTTGAACATATGGATACTTATCTCTGTCAAACATTTGTTGACAATAAACACATTTGACTTTATGTATATAAATTACTCCTTTCCATTACTTATATAAATATTATACAATATTTTTAATTAAAAGTCAAACCGGAACAATTTTACTGCTCCGGTTTAGATTTATATATTTATTTACTTATTTTCCATTTGAGGAAGAAGATCATCTTTAATTTCACCAACAATTAAAGATATAAATTCTGCCTGTTCGGGAGTGGCATCAGAAATTTTCTTACCTTTGCCCAAATATTTATCAATAATTTGAGTTATACGAGGACCAAAGAATCCAGGGTTCTTATTCATCATATCTCCAGCAAGATTTTGGAATTCAGCCATAAGTGCTTCATAATCATAAGTAGGAGCTTCAGGAGCAATGACCATCTTTTCATCAGTGACAAATTTACCACCATTGTCAGCAGCTTCCTTATCAATAGCCTCATGGATGGCATTAATAAGACTATCATAATTCATAGGAATTTCGCTCTCAATATACTTAAAACGACCGCCACAGTCAATAAGATCATTACCAGAACGAAGAGTTAAAACAGACATTTGGCCTGCTGCTTTTTGATGCGCATATCCATAAACATCAGCCATACCGGTGATAATAGTGCGAGTAGACTGAGAAAGATTTGGTCTTACTGCCACAACCTCAGTACCATCAGGACGAGTTACAGTTTGTTCTTTTTCATGTCCGATAAAGAAAACGGCATATCCAAGACGAGTTAAACCTCTAAAAACTTCATTAAATTCATCTTTGAATTTAGACCAGCCCTTACCATAACCAAGATCTCCAAGAGATTCAATTTGATTTTGATTACAAATATATTTCTCACAATACTTAGCAGCTTCATCAATAGTATCTACAATAATAGCGTTATACATTGCTTTTACTTCTGGACGCTTCAAATCACGATAGACTTGCTTCATTTCTGCCCAAGAAGTAATATCTGCGGCCATAACACCAGGAAGGCAGTTATAACCTTGCTCAAAAGCTAAAAGCAAAGAATTTGGCATTTGAGTAGCCAAAGTAGTCTTACCTGTCTTAGGCTTGCCATAAATAAAAGTAATATAACCAGAAAGATCTTTACTTACCTTATGAGGTTGAATTTTAGTTAAATCAATAGCCATTATATTATTTCTCCTTATTTGTTTTAATTATTATCTCTTTAAGTATTTTTTCTAAATTTAGTATATTACAAAAATCATCATATAAATTAACTTTAGCGCGATGACCTCTTATTGGGAGGTCATCGCTATTTAATGGCTAATTTATGATTAAAATTTAAAGCCTTCCGTAGCGTTGGATGCTACAGAAGTAGCAGTAGTAGAATTCTGTTTAGAAGCTTTATATTCATCTTGGCGCTGTTTCAAAGTAGCAAGATAAGTCTCACGTGCGGCCATAGCTTCAGTAAGCTCTTTCGCAGTGATAGAACTTTCATCATCCCAAACATAAGGTTCCTTAGCACCACCGGTAATAACAAAATCCTTACGAGTACTCTGAACCTCACGAACATTATCGTCACCGAATGCAGACTCTTCACGAATCTCACGCTTAATTACTTCAGATACCTGACGACCCCAAAGCTTTGTAAATACAGGCTCAGAAGGAGAAGCTCCAAGACCCTCATAATAAGCCATAGCTCCAGGATTAGTAGCGGTAAACTCAACAGGAAGTAAAGACTTGCGGAAATCAAAGATTGCTCCTTTAACAATTACCTTTTCAGGGATATTGTGCTCTTCATCAGCATCAATGTGAGTCACATTGGTGATAATCATATCACACTTAAAAGTATTGCGCTGCTTTTCATCATCAATAAGAGTAGTAGTAGTATGAACAAATCCGCCCTCATTGCGCTTAGTACTTACAAGTTCTTCCTTGCCGTTACGATCAGAATAAAATTCATTAAGACCAATCGCAGAATCAACACGAAGCTTAGCAGCTTTATCTTCTCCATCAGCCATATAGTTACCAATTGTACCATCAATAATATTCTGAAGAATACTATATGTAGCATTAGGAGTGCCCTTAGTAGTAGTTTGAGTTACATAAGTAAAGTGAACCTGGACGATATTAGTAAGAGCATTATCAGTAGCAATACTAATAGTACCAGAAATAAAAGGAGTGCCGGGATTTTTAGAATTTGGTCCGGTTACCTTATTTTCCAAAGCATGTTCGTACAAGATACCTTCAATATGAGTAGCATTTTCCATTACTTTCTTCATAAATAAATTTCTCCTTAATTAAATAAATTCAATAAATTAATATTTTTTCCTTTTTCTGTTAAAGTATAAATAATTGGATCTTGACTAACTTTTTCTACGAAACCATCAGATACTAATTTGCGCATGGAACCCGCAACTCCACGGCTAGACACGCCGAGATATTCGGCAATTTCTCTTGATTTAACAAGAGGAATATCTTTATTATTATCTTGCATCCATTTAATAATGGCTTTTCCGCCCTCAGTAAATAGAGGCTTTTCAGTTTCTTCTTTAGCTTTTAGCGCTTCCCAATAGATACGAGCATCTTCACTCATTACTACTGGATAGCGGTTTTCATTAGTGGCAACAATTAATTCTTCAACATAATCAATAAATGCTTGTTTCTTACTCATTTTAAAAAGTTTATAACCTTTCTTTATCTTATATAAATATTATATAATATTTATTTAGAAAAATCAAGTTATGATTAATTTACCAATAGTTCTTCCGCATAAGGAAGAGTTTCAATCCATTTACAAAATTCTCTCCATTCGGGAAGACGATGGTTTTTTCTCTAAATGTATATGTTTCTTAAACATCTATAATTAGTAGTTAATCTTGCGGTAAGCAAAAATCCAGCAGGATTAGAGTATAGAATTTCAAGATATTTCTCTTTTCTAATTTCTTCTAGTTGTTCAAGCATTTTAATTTTTTCATTTTTATTTTCAGTTTCACAATGCTTAATTCTATCAATGATACTTAAAAGTTTATTATAAATATCAACTTTCTCACGCATTATCTCAATGATTCTTGGATCAACATATTCATTATATTGTTCATTTAAATCAAATTTAGTAATACAATGCATTGTGGATTGCGAAGATACAAATTCAAGAAATCTATATCTTTCTGCTTCAACCCAAGCCTTATTGGAAAAAGTTAAATCAAAATTAACTCTAATACCAGTTAAAAATTGGGCATGAGCCATATTACCACTTTTTGTGGCAGATACAAGATTCTAACATCTTGTCATATCTTTATCATTAATTGGATGTTGCTCGGTATCCGTTCTCATTGGATATCCAGAAGCAACCATACTTTCTGGCAAGTCATAGACTCTTACATTACTGACGATTTTATTATTTTTCATAATCAATCCTCATTACTTCTCGTTTTTCCTGTCCCACGTTTATCAATTATTCTATACATTATTTTATACTATATCCAAATTCCTTAGCTTTAAAATAATCTTGCCAATAATCTTCTCGCACATCTAATTCCTCGCGAGAGCATTCTTCTATTACTTCAAAACTAAAATTTTCTACTCCAATAGCCAACATAGCAGGATAAAGTTTGTTGCGCGTGGCGGGCTCTGCGCCGATTCCGCGTTTAATATGTTGTTTCCAGCGCGCAGAAAGATCAACCGCTTGTCCCACATAACACATTTGATTTTCTAAATTAGTAATTTTATAAATCCCCGTATGGATTCCAGAGCCAATTACTCGACCAATTAAATCTGTAGTTGGTTTTTCATAATAGCTTTTCCAAATTACTTTATTTAAAATATCTTTATCACGAAGTTTTGGCTCGATAGAACGAAGAAGACTGATTTCATCAATATCTATTTGAGGCAACTATAATTTATAAAAATCAGCTTGGTTTTTAATTTCTTCAGCGCGTTTCGCGGCATCAACTGCGGCCGCGACTTCTCTACTATGTAATTGAATTTCTTCATCTAATTTATTTAATTCTTCTTTTTTAGAATCAATTAAATTAGATAATTCTAAAGAACAATCAACAAGAGTTGATTGATATTCATTTTCATATTCTTCTTTAGCTTTTGTATATTTAAATTCTTGTTTATTTAAATCGTATTCAAGGCGAACACGAGCATTTTCCATTGATTGCTGATAGAAAATATCCGCTGACTGCTTTGCTTGATTCTATAAAGAATTTAAACTATTTTCAACTTCGTCTCTTTTGGACTAAAGAATATTTAAATTATTTTCTACTTCTTCTTTTCTGGAAGTAATACTTTTTACTGCCGTTGATAATATTGTATACTAATCATTTAAATCTAAATTTTTAGATTCAAGCTCTTTGTTTTGTTTTACTATTTCTTCATTAAGCTTTTGAACATTATTTAGTCGTGGACGTAAAATAAAATATATTAAAAATCCACCAATAATAAACGCCAGTATAGCAATTATTAAAGTAAGCATAAATACTTAAAAAAGAAGGGGCAGATATTAAATATCTACCCCTTAATAATCTATATTAATTACTCCGCGTCAGGAGCGTCGGGATCAAAGCTCATGCCAGCGGGAGTGAGAGAGAGGAACTTGACCTGCTTATGAGTGCCGTCCTCAAGCTCAACCTCAGCGGGAGTACGAAGACCGAGACCCTTGCGCTGAATAGCACTGGTAAAGATACCATCAACAGAACGCTTCTCGAGACCGAGAGCCTCAGCAACATCAGCAGCGGTAACTTCCTGACCGTTAACTTCCTTCAAATAATTAAGAACCTTCTTAGAATTTTCCTTCATAGCCATAATAATAATAATCTCCTTTAAATAATTAAATATTTTTTTTATTTTTTTCTTTTAACCTTTAGGTTATGTAAATATTATAGTAAAAAATTTTTTATTTGTCAAGAATTTTTCCAAGAATTTCTTGAACCATTTCATCAATGGTCGTAATATCATCAAGACTGTGAACGTGGCTCGAAAGTTCCATAATTTGATTCTGGGCTTTACGAACAACTTGCGGGTCTTCACTTGTCTGAACGACTAATTCTGCATTAGCAATTTTTTTTGCGAGATTCTTGAGTTCTTTTGTTTTCATTTAAAAATTTTCTTCCTTAATTTTTACAAGTCTATTTTACAAAAAATTTTTTTATTTGTCAAAACATTCCGCCAAAGTGCAGTCGGTAATGTTCTTATCATCGCGGAATCCTTTAAAAAATCCATGTCTTAAAGTGTGATCTTTGCTATTTTTTTCCATGCACTGTATAGAAACTACTTGGTTAAGGTATTTTTCAGGTTCCTTAGCAAAAGCTTCTTTAAGTTCATCAGTTAATCCAGAGGATACCGTTCCGATTTCAATAAGATTTCCTTTATCATCATAGGCGCCTAACTTCATAGATGTCTTCCATCCATAATAATAGCCTTTGGTAATTGGTTGCCAATCAGTATCACCATATTGGCAAACATGCAACTGAATAGTAGTACCATCATCTAAAACTTTTTCCCAATAAGGCCAAGTCGTGATTTCTTTACCATCATAATATTTAGTTGCATCTTCAAATCCAATGCAAATACAATCAACATAATCCATCTTTTTAATTTTAATAGAAGACCATGCCGGTCGTTTATCTGGAATATATGGAGCATCTTTTTTCTTCAAAACTGCGCCTTCTTCACCCGCAGCAAGAGCGGCCGCAGTAAACTCTTGAATATTATCAAGAACTGCATCTGCAAGTTCCATATAAGAATATTGACTTAAATTAAATTTATCCCAAATGGCTTTTAATACCTGATAACGTGTCCAAGCACCCTCATTTTGAATATTAATTCCATTATATTTAATAACATCATGCAAATAATAATGGATTAATCCACTGGACTGCTGACGTTTAATCGCTTCAGGGGCTAAACATCCCATAATTTTAGTCACATCTTTAGAAGTCTTACCTGGATAATAAATTTCACCTATTAAAATAGTGCCGGAAGGTAAATCTTTGAGTGCTTCATGAATATGAGGGACATTTGCTAACTTTTCAGTTAAAATACCAGTATTTGCACTTACATTACGACTAAATAAATAATCATAATGTTCTGTCTTTTCATACTGATACCAATATCCATCTTTTTTCAATTCAGCAAAATATTCACCGCTATTACAAACAACGGGGAAAAAACTCTCTTTACCATCGGGCAATTTCCAAATTTTCATCGCTTGGATACAATCTGCTTCTGGAGCATACTTATCAAGCAATTCTTTAGAGAAACTCATTGATTTATTTCCGTCCTATCTTTAAATATATTATAGAAAAATTTTTTAAAAAAATCAAGTAAAGGAGGATTGTATCCTCCTTTATGAGATTTTATACCTTAGTTACTGACTTAATCTTACTAGACTTAATAATCTGATTACCAATAGAAATACGCCCAAGAGCAGGAATATCTTTCGCGGAAATGCAAATAGATGCTTTATCCCCAGTAATAAGTAGATTATCTTCATCAGCAATTAACGCAGTTGCGGTCAATGGGCCGGTAGACCCACTCGTTTTATATATATTAAGTCCTTTACCACCACGTTTTTGTAAAGTCAATTCATTTAAAGATAATTTCTTTCCTAAGCCATTTTCACTAAATACTGCTATAGAATCAGTATCATGTCGAATTGGCATAGTAGAAATTACTTCATCGCCTTCGTTAAGATTAATACCTTTAACTCCAGCAGTAGCACGAGAGGTCGCGGTAATGTCTGTAGAATTAAATTTAATTCCCATACCATTTTTAGTTGTTAATACAATAGGCTCATCTTTAATTAAACATACAGATGCCAAACTATCACCTTCGCGCAAGCTAATTGCGACAATACCAGTCTTTTTCTTTGTATTAATATACTCTTCCAAAGCGGTTTTCTTTACAAGTCCATTCTTAGTAGTAAATAATACATATTTGGCATCAGTATCTCTATAAATTGAATACATTGTCTCAGGACTTTCATCAGGAGCCATATTTACAAGACTCTTAATAGATTGGCCTTGTGAACTATTTGTTCCTACTGGAATATTGTCAACTAAAAGACGATACATTACACCTTTATTTGAGAAAATCATTAGAGAATCAATGGTATTAGTTCTTAAAACACAAGAGGTAATATCTTCTTGAGATTTAATACCTTTACCATTTTTCTTTTGCGTGCGATAAGAAGTTGTTGGAATACGCTTAATTGTTCCGCCCTCAGTCATTACAACAACACATTTCTCAGGTTCAACATATTCAATTTCTTTATCTTCTTTTTCTACTGGAGCTTGAATAATTTTAGTAATACGTGCATCACCATAAGTATTTTTAATAGTAATGAAAATCTTTTCAAGTTCATCAGTAGGGTCTTTAAGAATTAAAGCTAAACGCTCGCTCTCCTTAATTAAATTATCTCTTTCCTCTTGGATCTCAACTTTTTCTAAACGAGCCAGTCTACTTAATTTAATATCAAGAATTGCCTTAGCCTGGTCTTCATCCAAGTTATACTGAGTCATCAAAGCTTGGCGCGCAGCTGCCGCACTTTCACTCTTTTTAATAAGAGCAATTACATTATCAATATCTTCAAGAGCTTTAAGAATACCATTTAAAATATGGATACGCGCTTGTGCTTTATCATATTCATATTTTGTTTTTCTTAATAAGACATCTTTTTGATGACTAATATAAATTTCAATAAGCTGTTTAAGATTTAAAAGTTTTGGTTTCTTATTAACAAGAGCAACCTGATTAAAACTATACGTTTCTTCAAGACGAGATAACTTATAAAGTTTAGAAATGATAGGTTGAGCACTAACGCCCTTATCAAGTTCAATTACAAAACGTACTCCATCTTTCGTGCTCTCATCTCTAATGGCAACAATACCATTTAATTTACCCTCTTCACAAAGTTTATCAATATCTTCACAAAGAGTATCTTTTGAAACTTTATAAGGAATTGTAGTAAATACAATTAAATCATGTGTTTTTTCATGCTCAATTACATAGTCCGCTCTCATACGAGCTCGACCTTTACCAGTTAAATAAGCAGTTTTTAATTCATCTTTATTGATAACAGTTCCACCAGTAGGAAAATCAGGACCTTGAACAAATTGAAGTAAATCTTCAACTTTACACTCACTATTGCGTAAAGTGTAAATAATTGCATCCATAATTTCAGTTAAATTATGTGGAGCAAAAGAACAAGCCATAGCAACTGCAATACCAGTAGTGCCATTTACAAGAAGGTGCGGAATTCGGCCCGGCAAATACACTGGTTCATTTTCAACATCAGTATAAGCTAATTGCCAATCGCAAGTATTCTTTTTAATGTCAGCAAGCATTTCTTCGCCAATTTTAGATAACTTACATTCAGTATAACGATATGCTGCTGGTTCTCCACCATCACGACTACCATTATTGCCATGGAATGAAATTAATGGATAACGCATTGTCCAAGGTTGGCTTAAAATACATAAAGCTCCATAAATAGAGCTATCGCCATGAGGGTGAAAACGACCCATAGCATCACCAACTGGCTGAGCGCACTTAACAAACTTTTTATTATTAAAGTATCCTTTATCAAACATATCATAAAGAATACGTCTTGCAACTGGTTTCAATCCATCTTCTGCGGATGGAATTGCTCTATCAGTTATTACACTTAAAGAGTAATCCAGGAAGGATTGCTCCACTTCATTAACTATTGGAGTTTTTAGAATCTCTCCCATATTTTTTAAGGACCTCCTCAGCTGTAATTTTTCCAGTAGCAAGACCATCTGCTAACTCATTCCACAAATGGCCATCATGCCCGGAAATTTTTCTTAAATCAATTTTGACTTCTTTTTCTGTTTCATAATAATCTTTAATTAAATCAAGATTTTCTGGAGCTTTTTTATTGGATTTAATCCAATTATTACGCTCCCATCCATACATCCAATTAGTAAAAGTATTTACACAATAGGCTGAATCACTATATACAATAGGGATATCATTAGTCCATTCTCCATTATCACGTTTACCATATTTTTTTAATACATGAAGAATAGCTTTTATTTCTTCACGGTTATTGGTAGTATCTTCAAAAGCATTTAATTGATAAGCATCAATTACAATACCATTCTCAGGATTGCTATCATATTCAACAACAACAAACCCATAACCACCGCTATTATTTATTTTACCGTTTCCACGACAAGATCCATCAGTATAAATCGCAATCATGTGATGGCCTCCCTAAGAATTCATTTTCTCCACAATCAATATTAAAAGAGCTATTAGTAAAAATAGTAATTTTATCAATAAAATAATCGTTAATAATATTTACTTTATTATCTGGAAATAACTTTTGTAATTGTTCGTGGAGGTCTCTACAAGTAATTATATCAATATCTTTATTAACATGAGCTAAAATAATGTCATCTTTACGAATAGGAATTATTTCAATAGGTGTTCCTTTATAATTACTTACATATTCCTTATCAGTTTTATACATCAATATTGGCCCTTTCTGCATTTAACTCAATGAAAGATTTACGAGGGCCAACTGATTCGCCCATTAAATCCATAAATGTTTTATTGACGAGATTCATATCGTCCATTGTAATCTGTTTTAAGGTGCGAGTTTCTGGATTCATAACCAATTCCATTTCATGAGTATCCATTTCTCCAAGACCCTTCATTCGACCCAACTCAAAAGATCGATTCATAGTTTTTCTGAATGCTTCAAGGGCAGCGTCATCTTTAAGATATTTAATATTTGTGCCCCAAGTCGCTTTATAAAGAGGTGGAACCGCAGCGTAAATATAACCTTTTTCAATTAATTCAGGTGCAAACTTCCAAATAAATGTAAGAAATAAAATACGAATATGGCTACCATCAACATCGGCATCCGCTGTAATAATAATCTTGCCATAACGTAATTTAGATTCATCTACAATTACTTTACCATCTTTAACTTCAAGACCAAAAGCATCAATCATCGCACTAATTTCTTTATTTCCTAATGCTTTATGCAAATCTGTTTTTAAAGTATTAAGAATTTTACCTCTTACGGGTAAAACTGCTTGCGTATTGCGGTTACGAGCTTCCTTAGTGGGACCTTCCGCAGAACGACCTTCAACAATAAAAATTTCACATTCACTTCTATTTTTACTATTAGCATCGCTTAATGTGCCAGGTAAAATAGTTCTTTTCTTCGTATCAACTTTACGAACGGTTTCTTTAGCCTTTTTCGCTTTTTCACGGGCCGCACGCGCTAACATTGCCTTGTCTACAATAGCTTTAGCATCTTTTGGATTATTGTCGAGCCAAATTTTTAAATCTTTTGAGACAAGGCGTTGAACAATAGTTCTTGCTTCACTACTGGATAAAACATCTTTAGTTTGACCGGAGAAAACTGGATCAGGCATAATAAATGAAAGAACAAGACTTAATCCTTCTTTAAGTTCTTCACCAGTGATATTAGCGTCTTTTTCTTTCAAAAGACCTTTATCACGAGCGTATTCATTAATAGAAGTAGTAAGTGCTGTTCTAAAACCGGTCAGATGCGTTCCACCACTATTAGGAATTGAATTAGTATAAAGTTTATAAGTATCGCTATAAGTATCGTTATACTCCATAGCAATTTTTACACCAATTCTATCTTCAATATTTTCAGTATAAAAAATTGAAGTAAGAGAAGTTTTATTACTATTTAAATCTTTAATATAATCAAGAATACCATTTTTTGAAGTAATCTCTTCTTCTGGTTTATCAAGATAAGTAAAATGAAATACCATGCCAGGAGAAAGATAAGCTAATTCTTGAATTTGTTTTCTTAAAGCATCATAATCAAGAAGAATACCTTCTTTAAAAATACTTTCATCTGGCAAAAATTTAACCCAAGTTCCGGTCTCTTTACCAGCCCATTTTTCTTCTTGATAATCTTTTAATTTTCCTTTTTCAAAAGACGCAACAGCGTGTTTGCCATCGCGGAAAGATGCTACTTGAAAATAACGAGAAAGAGCGTTAGTGGCTTTAGCGCCAACGCCGTTCATACCACCAGATGTATTATATCCAGTTTTTCCGTTGCTATCAAATTTTGCACCGGTATGAAGTTTAGTATAAATATTTACTAATGTTTCACTACCGTCTTTAGCTTTTCCAAAAGGAACACCACGTCCATTATCGCGGATTTCAACATAACCATCTTTAGATACTGAAATATCACAACGGGTACAATGACCATTTAAATATTCATCAACCGCATTTGAAATAATTTCAAGAGTAATATGTTTAACTCCATCCGGTCCAGTAGAACCAATATACATACCTGGTCTAAGACGAATTGCTTCTATACCTTCAAGAGTTTTAATATCTTTTACTCCATAAGAATCTAAATTAATTGTCGTTGCCATTAGATTCCTCCTTAACTTTAGGAATAATTTGATTTAATTTATAATCATAAACTAAATCATCATATAATTTCTTTAAATATTTTTTATTAAGTAATTCTTCAATAGGAGTTCCATTTTTCCATCTAAGAAAAATTACATTAACAAAAGATTTAACAACTGGGTGCATCAAGACTTCTTCACGCTTTTTAAGCCACCAATTTAATTCGCTTTCCGCATTAAATTTGTCTTTCATATAGGCGGCTCCCGCACCCAAATAATCACAAAGAAGTTCAACGGTATCTTCATAAGGCATTAATAGTGCTTTTGGATGGCCTACTCCACCATCTTTAATATCATCAATCCAATACTCCCAATGATGAGTATTGTGGCCTTTATGATGTTGCCATGCTTTACTAAATCCATTAATATCTTTACAATTATCAATTGGAGAACGATTACCGGTCCAATAGTGAGCGGATTCAATGAACTCAATGGGAGTAAACTTGGATAAATCATGCTTAATACCGCGCCAAGGAATACCAGCCATTTTACAATATTTAAATACATATTTTTTATGTGTCAAAACAGTATTTAAATGATTAATATAATTACTCATATTTTTCTCCAATAACATATTTCTTTATTTTATAAATATATTATAACAAAAATATTTTGGAAAGTCAAAAAATCGTGGCCTAAAATGCCGATTTAAATAAAACTTGACAGAGATAAAAAATTTTTTGTATAATATATTTAAGAGAAACGCCCAGAGATATAAATAAAAAAATTGGATAGTATATAAAATATACTATCCAATTTTATATTAAATACCATAATCAGTATTTATAGGATCACTATTATCGCTATAATCGTCTTCGGTATAATAACTCATAGAAGTGGTTTCAGTATTATCTACTGTTGGTGTATTATTTAATTCTTTTTTATAATTATTATAAGCTTCATCAAGCTCTTTCATAACTGAAGCATATTTAACGCCATCTTTAGTATTTTCAGCCATTGATTTTTTATAATAATATACTTGGCTCACGCCATATGCCGCCCAAGGAAGACTTGCGCTTGCGGTAAGCCAGGGTAAAGAACCCATATATCCATTATAAATACAATAAAATGCTAAAACAATATATGCTAATGTTGAAATCCAAATTAAGGCAGACTCTTGAATTAACAGAGTTTTAGAAAATTCTCTTTTTTGTTTCATATTACACCAACCCTTTATCTTTCATAATTCTATAAAGAACTACAATCATTTCTTCACGAGTCATAAATTTTTTATACATCTTACGATTTAAACTATCGCCTTTAATGTATCCTTTATTTTCAGCCCAAGTTCTTTCCTTTTCAGACCAAGAACTTGCATTTTTTTCGGCTTGTTGATTTAAATAAACTTCCATCATCTCATTAAATTTATCCTAAGTCATATCTTCATCCTCCTCATTAATATTTATATTATTACCAATTTTTTGTTTAAATAACTACCATTGGTAATCGCCACTTGTTCTATAATAACTATTCATGTCAGTTCCGCACAACGGACGAGGACATAATTTACCAGTTACATCATAGTGGCGAATAACGTGGTCCGCAGGTATATTATATTTCTACATTAATTGTTTTACTAATTGTATTGTATTTTCTAATGCTTTTGGATCAAAATACCAATCAGTATCACTGGCTACAATATTAGATTTATTTATTTTACAAGGTCTTACTTCAATTCCAATGGAATTAGCATTTCTACACTCAGGATGTTTATATCCTTTTCTGGTGCCACAGTGCCAAGCGATATCTTCATCTTTAACACTACGATAAATAATATCTTTTTCATCAACACAATAATGAGCTGATGATTTAGCGGCAGGGTTTTTGAAATAATTACTAATATTTTTTGCTGTTCCTAAAGAACCGAAATAATGTATTACAATATATTTTATTTTTCTATTATTACCTTTTTGATAATTAGATGTTGTTAAATTATCTACAATTTTCATATCTTCACCTTTTCCTATAAATTGATCATATATTTCAACTCCATAATATAATCTCTACTATTGAATTTTTAAACTCTAATCTTTTGGTCGTTCAAACTATGTTAAAACTATATTTGAAGCAGTCTATATATCTTTACAATTTATTAAAGTATTCCAAACGGTAGGATAATATGTAGAAAGTTGATAAATTAAAAATTCAAGTTGCGTATTTAAATTTCCTATTGAAGTATTTTTCTTTTTTGTAAAATCATATAATTGTTTTTTAAGACTCCAATAGGTCCATTGAGCTAAACCATATCCAGCTTTGTCATAAATAAAATTAGTATATTTACCATTATCGACTTGTTTTGTATACTATTCATCATTTAATCCAAGTGTCTTTTCAAAACTGTTTTGAAGATTTTTTGGATTAAAATTTGATTCAGCTTTTAAGTTTCCCATTAGTCCGGCCGTCCCATAAGGATTTTTTATTTGTTTATACAAATAATTCCAAGCTATTTCAATATTAGTCATATTATCCTCCTTTCTATAAAATAAAAAAGAAAGAGAAGAAGTAAATCTTCTCTTTCTTATAATTACATATGTTCAGCTAGTGCAGCAATTTTAGAACGATGAATTTGTTTTAATTCAATTTCGCCATATATATCTGATCCTCTAAATACTTTAGAAGCACGACGCATACCGTTATTGGCCCCAGCAAAAGCAATATCATCAACTTGAGTTTTATCATCGCCATCAATGATACAAATACCATCTTCACCGATACGTTGTAAAGTCAATTTCATAAGCGAAATATCCATATTTTGTGCTTCAGAAATATAAATACCAGCTTTCATTCCAGTAGTATCATAACCACGGATATCACTTAATGGTAAAAGAACTAATTGTTCATTTTCAATCATGCGCTCAACGGCTAAGCGACCACCAAATTTACTAATTAAAAGATTGCCAATTTGGCTATCAAGTAATTTTTCATCTCTGGTGCCAGGATAAAAACCTAATTTTGCAGAATTTTTAGTGGCAATTGTATTACAAAATACAATGATTCTATCAATGCGTCCACGTTCAAATTGATTCATTAAAAAGGCTAAACTTAAATAAGTTTTACCTGAACCCGCAGGGCCACGAACCATAGTAATAGTATTATTAATAAGACTATCTGCAAATAAAGCTTGATAAGGGTCATCTTTCATAGGTTTTACTTTTCCAAATTGAGCGGAATCAAAATTACCAAATGAAATAGGACGATAACCATCACCAGTATAACATACTTTATCAACGATATTATTATCTTTATCTTTTATAATTAAATATTCATTAATATGTAAATTATAAATATTTTCATATTGGTTAGAATAGAAATCAGCCATTTCCGCATTTGACATTGTAATTTCTACATATCCCTTATACTCATCAATTAATTCTTCATCTATGCTTTGGATATGATCTTTGTCAAAAAAAAGATTTGCCATTGCTTTTAATGATAAATCATTAGTGATAAATATAGTATTTGGATGGGCTAATTTAAATTCAATTGCCGTAGATAAAATTTTGCTATCATCAGTAATTGGAAGGTTAGAATCTTCAATTATTTTTAATCCGTCTAATTTAAATAATTGGATAATATAATTATTAGGATTTTCATTTAATTTATGTAATACTTTACGAGCTGAATATTTAACATCAGCATCTTTATTTGAGGATGTTTTTATATTTTCTAATTCTTTTAAAGTAACAGAAGATATAACTGGTGTATATTCTTCCTCTTGGAGAAATGTATCAACCGCCATCAGCAAACTACAAGTATCATAAAATTTATACATCTTCGTACTCATCATCTTCTTCCTCTTCTATGTTTGGTATAGCAAATCCTACTGCGTGGACTGAAGTCTTTGCATCGGTTGCTAATTTTTCGATTTGGGAATTATACTCTGCTATTTTTAGAGTTAATTTTCCCTTTACCAATTCGAGAAAAGTTGTCAATAAACTAACTAAACCATCTCCTATTGGGTATAAAAATGCGATAAATATTATTCCGAATATAAATGTTAAAATAAATATTCACCCTTTCATTAGGGATTTGAAGATTTTACCTCTTAACATTTATAAAAATTTATATACTTTTATTTTTAATTCTTGGCCTCATTACGATGTTTACGAACACTCTGGTAAAATTTATCTTTTTCTTTTATGATATAATTTAATTCGTCTTTAGCATTTTTAATAGAGTCATTTACATAACTAATGTCGTCTTGCTTTTGGCGAATTTGTCTTTGAAGCATTTTATTTTCATAAGATTTAGGATTAAAATATTTGCTTCTATTCATTGAATAATATAATTGATTTAAAGCTCCAAGTTGAATTTTTAATTCTTTTTTGTATGCTTGTAAAACTTTAATATAAGCTCGTTTATAAGCATAATTACATCCAGTTTTTTCATTTGCCATATCCATATCATCAGGATGACATTTAGCGATACCATAAATAATATTACCATCTTTGCCTTCAATTAAACAAGAAGCTTCGCCTGATTCAGGATTATAACTAAATAAAGGTTCTTTTTTCAAAGTAGTAGAACTCCTTTCTATCTATTTCTATAAATATATTAACATAAAAATTATTAAAAGGCAAGTTTTAGGGGTTTTTGGTAAAAAAATTTCTATGGGTGTGAGCAATTGGAACTACGGCCGATCGCGTTGATCAGGGATAAAAAAAATAGACACTATGAAATAAATCATAGTGTCTATTTAAATTACTTGTTCAATGCCTTTGTAAGCATCTCTTTAATGTCAATGCCATTTTCAGACATTGCTTCAATGACCTGGTTTGCGGAACCCATAATATCCTTTACAAGACGAGCAGAGTTTCCATCGCCATACTGGACGATCTTATCCACATTGGTAAGAGGGGCTGCCGCATTTGCCACGATTTGAGGCATTGCATTGAAATACATTTCAATGATAGAAGCTTCACCCATCTTCTTCTGTGCTTCTGCTTTCTTGTCGATCGCTGTAGCTTCAGCTTCACCAACGGCCGCAATACCAGCAGCTTTCTGTTCAGCTGCGAACTTTTCCGCTTCGGCGCGAGCACGCATAGCTTTTGCTTCCTGCTCGATCTCATAAGCCTTAGCTTCAGCATCCTTCTGGCGACGAATCAGATCTGCTTCAGCCGCTTTTTCCGCAGCATACTTATCAGCATCAGCCTGCTTACGAACTAATGCAGTCAGTTCATATTCCTTAAGCTCGATTTCCTTCTGCTTCAGTTCAGCTTCGCGCTCGGCCTTTGCGATATTCGCATTAGTCGCAGCAACATCCTTGAGCTTACGCTGATTTTCAGACTCAATGCCAGCAGCCGCCTCTGCCTGAGCTTTCTTTGTATCAGCTTCCTGCTTCAACTGAGCCTGCTTGATAGCAAGATCGTTATTGCGGATTGCGATTTCCTCAGCGGCCTTAACTTTAGCGTCATTAGACTGCTTAGCATTTTCCGCACGAGCGACCTCAATCTCACGTTCCGCATTGGACTTAGCGATCGCCGCGTTCTTGCTAATCTGAGCGACATTATCAATACCGAGGTTAGTGATAACATCATTATCATCAGAGAAGTTCTGAACGTTAAAGGTAATCAACTCAAGGCCATAACGTGCCAGATCAGGAACTGCGTTCTCCTGAACTTTTTCACTAAACAGCTTACGATCGCTAACCATATCAGTCAACTTCATCTGACCGACGATCTCACGAATATTACCCTCAAGAAGATCGTTAATCTTACGAGAAATTTCATCACGGCCTACGTTAAGGAAGTTCTGAGCGGCGAGCGCAATCATTTCAGGATCTCTACCCACACGAACGGAAACCGTAGAGTCAACACGAATATTAATGTATTCGGCAGTAGGGACCGCAGATCCAGTCTTTACATCAATCTGAATTGCGCCAAGAGCCAGCTTATCCAGACGTTCGAAGAAAGGAATTTTCAAGCCAGCTTTACCAACAAGAATTCGAGGCTTCTTATGGAAACCACTGATAATGTAAGCCATATCAGGCGGAGCCTTTACATAACCATTGAGGAAAATGAAAATTGCCAGTAGCACGATAAGAACTACAGGAATTGCCGGAAGGATAAATGAAATAATAGCGGGCATAAATAATTCTCCTTATTTATTTAATTTTAAATTTTATATTTATATTTGAATAATGCTTCAATAGCATCATCAATCGAATTATAGTATCCATTATGTTCAAATTCTCCATCTTTATCCCATAAGAAAGAGATTTCTACGCCTAACGGACCTTGTTCCAATTTTTCTTTTACTTCTTTGTAAATTTCTTCTTCCATTTGTCTTGTTATTAATTTTTTACAATTTTCATAAGATATTTTTCCAGTAATGAATTTTTTTATTAAATCATTACCTTTATAATCATAAAGTGCCATTTAGTTCCTCCTTATTCATCAAGAAATGATTTACATTCCTCAACTTTGACTTTCATAGCATCAATGATTACATCAAGATTAATGGGATAGCCATGATGAGAGTCAACACCTACATGGTACATATAAGGTCGATCTTCAAAAAAATTAGTGGTTTGATGAGTATGACCGTAAAGATTTAAAGTCATTTGATGAAGATTTTCTCTTTCAAGATTACCAGTCATACAAGGGAAATGGGTCATAAAGAAATGGTATTTACGATAGTTTAACATAATCGCCCAATTCATTTCAACAACATTAGGTAAATCCGCGTAAAGCTTCTGCCGAGTTGCTGTATCATGATTACCAAATACAATATGGAATTTGCCCTTAAGACGTTTAACATATTCAATGTTAGAAGGATCTCCAAGCATTAGATCACCAAGGATATAAACATCATCTTCATCAGAAACGACACTATTCCATTTCTCGACGTAATCTTCATTCATTTCTTCAATTGAAGAATAGCCACGAGCTTTCCAAATGAATTCACGATCATGTCCAAAGTGCATATCACTGGTTAAAAAGATTGCCATGTATGAATCACTTCTCCTTTTTCATTAACCTCTTGGATAAGATTATATTTAATATATTCTTTAAAAGTGGGAGGAGTAAAAGAATTTGCCATACTCCGAATTACTTCTTCTGGAACTTGCGCTCGACCATCACGCTGTTTATTGCGCTCAATACAAACTTCAACAGGAACATTAAAATAAATAACATTCACATTAAGATTTGCATATCCTTTTGCGTTAATTGCTTTGAGAAGTTTCTTACGGGAGCTGGGCCCAAGATGCGTGGCATCCGCATACACATCATCATAATCTCTTAAAGAAAGAGTAATTGCTTTAACAAAAGCATGCCATACACTTTCTTCTTTGGCGAAATAGCTTTCATCATCATTTAACATTTGAAAACGGAGTGCATCACGAGAAACAACACAACCACATTGAGGCCAACGATTTTTAAGCCAAGTAGATTTACCCGAGCCTGGTATTCCGGACATAATCCAAAGATTCTTTTGCTTCATCTTTATACACCCCATTCTCAAAATTTTCTTTAAACTCTTCTACTTCTTCTGGAGTTCTACATTCGATATGATTTACTTCTTCTTTGCAATAAATGCAATACAGCTTTTTACGATGAAATTTACCATGTTGAAGACTTACTCGACGAGACAAAGGAATTCCTTTTCGTCCACAATTCATACAGTAAAAATCATGATTTTCATAAGATGCCATTTGAATTACTCCTTTGAATGACGAGAAGGAACCGCAGTATTAATAAAAATCTTAATGACAAACATCTGCCAATAAGTAATGCTTGGAAAGCAAAACCAAGGAATAAGAGCAGTATTCCAAATAAATAGCATAATAGCTACTTCAATGAACATAAAAGCTACATTTGCGAGTACCCAAGAAATATCATCATAATCGTTCATTTTTTATCAATTCCTTTCTTAACCTTATATAAATATTATAATATATTTTTATAAAAAAATCAATAAAGATCTTTACACTTCTTCTAAATAATTTTCGCACTCTTCAGCATTATATTTAACAGTTAAATTTGTAGCATCAAGATAACCACCATCATAGTAAAGTATATCGTGTTTAACACTAGCATTTTTATAAATTTCTTCTTCATTAGTATCTCTTACAATTTCAAAAAGATCACATAAAAATCTACAAGCAGATTCAATAGTGTCAAATTCAAGAGCTTTATCATCCCAACAGAGTGGATTAACGCCCTCCTTTGTTTCATAAATGTGATATTTTATACCTCTAACCATTGTTTTTCTCCTTACATAGTAAATTCAATAGTCTCGAATGTATCAAGATCAATAAGACAAGTTTTTCCAGTAGCAAAAGAACCGTTATCAATATCGCACTTATGTCCATCGCAATACCAAAAATGATTCATATTTTCCAAATCAAAATCTTTATAGCTTTTACCTACCGCAATATAAGGATCATAATTAGGCATCAGCAGAAAAGGCGTATGACCATGAATGCAGAAAGTGCGGTCTGCGGACGGCCCTTCGGGCCACGGGTCATAGAAATGTTCTCGGCTCCAAATTAAATCATGAAAATTAGGTCTATCACCAAGTGTATAGCCAGCATGAGAAAGAAGAATAATTTGATTATTCTTATTCATATAGATTTCTTGTAGAGGAAGTTTAGCAAGTTCATGATACCATCCAGGATTAGCGCGTTCTCCAATTTGCCAGTCTTCAAATGTTTTTGCTCCACCATTATTACAAAGAAGAGCATAATCATAATAGAAGCCCTCATCTTTAAGATAATCTTTCATAGTTTCTAACAGCATATTTTCGTGATTACCTTTAAGATAAATAACTCTTTTATCAGCGATGGCATCTTTAATAATTTCCCAACCATCATTTCCACGGTCCGCGCAATCACCCAGACAATAAAGAGTGTCGTTAGGATCAAGATATTTCATAATTTGATCCCAAAGAGGTTTCATACCATGAATATCACTAACTGCGTATGTTTTATTCATAAAATATCAATCCTTTTTTAATTTATATATATATTATAATATATTTTTATAAAAAAATCAAGAGTGAGAAATTATCCCACTCTTGTAAGCTTCATAAGTAAATTGCAAAGGTTTACTCCTAAGCCACTTACTAAAATCCGAATACACCAATATAACATTTTATCAGTGTTTTTATACTTTTTAATAAAAGTGCATTGAATCCACTGTATAAAGCAAAAGCACCAAATGGCAAAACAAGCCCAAAATAAAGCTAAAAACAAATAATACATTTAATTTTCCTCTTTTAATTCTTTTCTTACTCGCATTAGAATTTTTCCAAGTTTATTATATGCCATTTTGTTTTGACACTTAATACAATGACATACACCCCATGTATTATCATGCCAAGTATTTCCTTCTTCAAGCCAAGCTTCTCCGGTTTTTTCAAGGGCAGTCCGCAAAGTTGGGTTTTGCATAAATTTAGCTTTTACGCCTTTATACATAACATCTTCTTTAATGTCTTCCCAGTCTTTACGAATTACACAATGTCTTCCTAATCTCTTAGATTTGCCAGGAGTAGGAGCAAGTCTAATTTCTTCTGCGTCTCCAGGGTTTACTGCTTTCATTGCCTGAAAATAGTTTTCTACCGTAAGATATCTTTTTCCTTCTATTGTAATTGGAGAATAGAAAAAGTTGCTTAAAAAAGCATAATCTCCTTCAAATTTATCAATCATTTAAAACTCCTCAAAGTCCTGAAGAGCCAATTCGGCTAAATCTTCAAAATCAAAATCTTCATTGTCATCAATATTAACGCCATATATTTCAGCGCCTTCTTTAAGATATTGTCTGCGGCCTTCCATATACCATGTCCAGTTATCGACACCGTCCCCTTCAAGAACATTAAGCTCATTTTCAGCTTTAAGAAGTTCAAGAAGTCTTTCTTTAGAAACGATATAATTCATAATAATATCACCTTTCTTCTTATATAAATATTATATAATAATTTTTTAAAAAAATCAAAAAGGAGATAAGAATTACTTCTTATCTCCTTTTTCTTGAATAAAAGTTTTGATTGGTTCACTTACAAAACAACAAATATCACACGCTACTTTTACTGACTCTTCTGGATCATGTTTCAAGTATAGTGCGGTTGTTGCATAAGGAGCGCCCGCTCCAATAGCAAAATAGTCTTTGATCTCTCTTACCATAAACTTACAAATATGGAAAAGATGCCCTTTATAAGCAATAAGAAATTCATTTTTTAGGAATCCATCACCGATAAGAGTATTTTTCCATTTTGAAAATTCAATAATGTAATTAAGAATTTCTCGTTCATTAGCTTCAACTGGCTGATGATTCTCCATGTAAAGCCACATTAAACTTTGTTCATCGCCATAACCAACTCCGCCAAGAATCATATCGTTAATCTTAGCAATTTTAGCAAAATTAACATTAGGTTCCTTTTCATAGCCATTAGTAAGAATACTATCAGCACTCATTACAATTCTATCATCATAAACTTTAGCTGCGACAACGCTCATTTCAATCCTCCAACTGACAGATATAAACATCTTCGTGATGGAGAATTTTTTTAATCATTAATTGAATAATATCCCAGTCTCCTCCACCAAGACCACACCCAATTTTATAAGGAAAAGCAATCGGAACATAGCTAGGAACTAATTTATTTAAATTTTCTAAACAGCTAGCAAATGCTTCATAATTAGTGTATCTACACGGGCCATATCCATAATCATATTGAGCGAATAAACTTGCTACTCTATAACCATCTACGGTAGTAGTGCAAGCAACTGCGCCAAGTAAAATATCATCAGGTGGATTTTCTAGTCCTGCGACTTGTGCTTCCGCATTTTCAATAGTTTTTTTATAATCTGCATAGACTTCAGGCCAACGAATACGAATTTGTTTGGCAAGACCCGCACCCATAACGCCTTGACAATTCACCTGATGACAAATTACAATTTCAGGAGGTAAATCTAATAGGCTTTTATTTTTATAATAAGTAAGATTTTTAACCACTGATTTTATCTCCGTTATAGTAGAAATTACAAAATCTTGAATCGCCACCGCAAGAGCAAATTTCGCGTTCCTTAGTGCCCCAACATTCCGCGGTTTTATCATCTCTTAAATGATAACATTCACATTTCTTGATTACTTCAGTAATTGGAACATTTTTGCTCTTGGATTCTTCTTTCTTTTCATAATGGCCCGGAACCCAAATAAGATTTTTACCATTGACTTCTTCCCAAGCGTCAGCCATCTGTTGGACACATTCAAGGCAATACTGCCAATAAGAATAACATTGATCTCGTGTTAAATCTTCGCTTACTTTATCCCAAAGAGCGATAGGAATTCGCTCTCTAATTTCATATGTATCATTTTTAGCTTGATTTACAGCTTCATCAGTCATAGATAATCCTCCAAGACATATTCAATTTGGTCTAATGTTCCAGTCCTTTTAAGAATTGCTATAACTCTTAAAATAGTAAGAGCATCAAGAATGTCATCATAAAGACAGATAGGGGCTTCCCACTCATTGGCGGAAGCCCACTCTGCATCTAATGACAAATGTTCCATCAATTCATCAAGTTTCATCATTTTGTACCTCTTCGGCCTCTTCCATATCGGGTGCGGTCTCTTCTGCTTTTACCAAGCCTTCAAGACACTTAAAGGCAAAATTCTTATGCTTATAAGCACAGAACTTCGGACGATTAAGAATACGAATTACAACGCCTTCACGAACATGGGTTTTACCAATCGGATCAGGACCATCATAATACTGTTCAGCGATATTCTTAATCCACTCGCCCGCGGAAATGGTATTATCATAAGTAGCTCCAGGATGGTCGGGAATAAAACCTTTCCAAAGCATAGGAACACACTTACAGCCCATCTGCTCACAACGATAACGCATGAAATCAGGAGTATATTCAACAATATCCCCATCTTCATTAGTCATAGTCATGCGATAAACATAGAAGTCAGACTTGGGAAGTTCATCATAGCTACCATCGCCATAGGTACAATAACCAGTGCAAGAGCAACCATAAGAGAAGGTAGTAGTTTCACCATACTTCTTAAGGAAATCCTTATCATTCAGCTTCTTATTGGAAGCAGAGGACATAATAGGCATACCCTCATCGGTAAAGCCAACAACCTCATAATAAACTTCCTCGCCCTTATGGAGCTTACCCTCAAAGAAATCTGCGTGCTTCTTGCGGAACATATTAGAACCATAGAAGCCGCCTTCCCAGTCATTCAGCACAGTGCGACGAGTGCCAGATACATATCCATATTCATAAATGGGAGTGCCATAACGATGCATAATTCTATCCAAAAGAGTTCTCTTATAGCCCTTAAGCATAGGAAGATAACCGGTGCGCTGAGAAGTGCCATGCATCTTCAGAGTAATCTCAATAAGGTCATTCGGCTTAAAAGCGTCAAGATTATAGGCCAACTGTTCCGTATCAGCATGCTCGATAAACAGAGGGGCAATAGGAGCTTTCTTCTTGCGCACATGGTTCCCCTCGCTTACATGGCCCTGACGATTCTGATGCATAGGAATATACTTCTTACAAATCTCATGCCCATTCAGAGTAGTGAATGCGAAACCTTCAGTCAGCTCATTAAGAAGGACTCCAGTATAAGAAACACAACTAAGATGGAGGAATAGGCCATCGCTCTTCTCTCCGCGCAAACGAATAGTGGTAATATTGCGCTTCATGGGGTCCATATAACCGCCAATGCTCTTACCATTTTCGTCTTTCTTACGCAAAAGGTTATTATATTCAGCAAATTCAGGACTTACCTGACCGTCCGTAGGAAAATAAATACCGAGTTCATCAACCTCATAAGAAGTATCAACGCATACAGTATTACCGAAACATTCACCCAACATTAGGCGATCGGCATTCGGATGCTTCCGCAAATTCTTAATCTTACAAACATACGCATTATAGGACATAATTAATCAATCCTTTCTTTAACTCTTTTTTCCTCTTCCAATTCCCAATTCTGAGTGGCATAACCATACTCAAAATCTACAGGGTCATCAACTTCATACCCCTGTTCCCGCATTTTTGATGTTGCTTTATACATCATTCGACCAAGACTTTTAGATTTACCCTTTTGGACCAAACCAAAATCAATAAGGTCGCTAATTAAACGACTAATTTTCTGATTAGACAATGGGCGCAAAATCATATCATTCATGCGGATTTCATCAAGAGTCATAGAATCATCTGTATTATTTAATATATCTAAAATTCTAAATTTATAATCCGCATTAACTTCTGGACGAGTGGTTGTTCTAGACCTTCCTGGCATAATTTTTTCTTCCTTTCTTAACTTTCTATAAATATTATATTATATTTTTTATATAAAATCAATAAAGTTAAAAGCAACCAGTTTTTTTATACTTGAAATTAGTTTTTGTATCCAAATGAGTTATTAAAAGAATATCTCCTTGTTTTTGATAAACAATTCGATAATGACCTAATCGTCTACGATAAGTATTTGACTGATCGCGTTTTTTATCAACATTTTTAACCTTTTCATCTACTTCGGGTGATAAGGTTAAAAATGTTCTTTCTAAATTTCTTTTAATTTTTCCATTGGCTTTATCATAAAACTTTTTAGCCGATTTTGATAATATAATTGAATAACACATTTCTACATTTCACTTTAAATTTCGAGGGATATATTTTAAAGTTCTATCCCAAATACTTGTTAATTCTTCAATATCATAAAAATATTGTTCTACGCCTTCATCTTCAGTGCGGTCCGCATGATAATGGCCGAAACACCAAACAGTAAAATTAATTTGATTTTTTAACTTATCAAGCCAATCTTCCATAGATTTATCAACCGCAGATTGATCAATTCCATTAATAAAAAGATCAGTAGGTTCCCAACAACGAGGACAAGTATGAGTAAAGACAAAATCAAAATAATTATTTTTTACTTTTTTGGTGATATAATTCATTTCATCAGGGAAAAGTTGCTCTTCTGCAAACCATCCACACCAACCATTAGATTGACGAAAATTTTGAAGTCGATACCACTTATCAACAGAATAAGCTCCACCAATACAAAGAGTAGTAAAAATACCAAAATCATAAACATTACCATCCATAAGATAACGAATATTAGAAAACATAGATTCTACATATACTTCACCATGGATATCATGATCTACCATAATAGTCATTCCAGGAATATTCTCAGGACGCTCTTCATGATTTCCACGAAGACAATAAACAATATATCCCATATCATTTACTTGCTTTTTATTTTTATAATCAGACCTATTAAGATAAAAATTAAATCCGGCATCACCAAGAATAATTAACGCGGTTTCCGCAGGTTCAAGATCGGGATGCTTAGATCTTAAAGTTTCTAAACGTTCAGCCGTCCGCCCGTGAGTGTCGCCAGTTAAAAAGAACTTTTTAATCAATCCCATTCTCTCCCTTCTTCTTTAAGAGTAATCATATCATCGCATTTAGGACACATAATATATCTTGTAATAATTGTCATTTTCATAACATAATCATCACAAGAAACAGATTTAATATCTTCGCTATCATAAATGAGCTTAGCCCCACAAGTGGGACAAGTGCATTTATATTTAGGAGTTTCAATAATTTCAATCATAATCAGCTTTCTTTCAATTCTAAAATAAGAGACTGCTTAATTGCTTCATATTGAACTTCATCAAGCATTGCTTCTACTTTTGGATCAGGCTTATTTTCTACTTTACTACAAAAATTATCAGAAATTCTAATGATATTATCCATTGCAGTATTTGCGACAATACGCGCCATTTCAAGATCGTAATATCCTCTTTTTACATCAATAAGATACTCAAGACGATGAGGATGAAGACAATCTTCATAAGGTTCACCGTCGATATAACGACCAAGATATTCTTCTACTCTAAGTAGATGATGAAGTTGTTTGGGATCGTATCCAAATTTAGCAAGCACATCAACTTTGCTGGGATATTCATGCTCCATAGCATGATATTTTTCCATAGCAATACCTTTCATAGATTTAACGGCTTGGTAAGGATTATAATGAGTGATTGCTTCTCTATTTTCTACAAGTTTATCCCAATAGGGACGGTAAGTAGAATTTACAATTTGAAATGGCGTAAAAAGAATTTCAAGAAAGTTTAGATTTTGCTTTTTAAATGTTCCAATATATAATCTAAAATCCTTAAAATCAATGTGCTCTTCATTAGCACGAACATGAGTTGTGCTTACTGGTTTTTTATTAAAAGCAATTTCATCAAGAGTAGGAAGAACAATAAGTTTAGTATCTACATCACTATTTTCATAATCTAATCCATAGTTCTGACTACCCTGAAGAAAAAGACCAAGAATACGAGATACATCAAAATATTCAAGAGACTCTTCCCAATGTTCGTTTAATCTTTTAGCGATATTTTCTTCTCTATTCATTTAATATCACTCCTTAATACAAATCTTCACTATATAATTCTAATTCACATTTTTCACGTTTTAACTGTCGAGTTGAAGCACTTAACTGTCCGCAATTGATAGCTACTTCAAAAGCTTCTTTTCTATCATAGAAATTTCCATTTTGATCAAGGAATCCTTCAATGACTCCACTAACTTTTTTAGGAATACCCGCATCTTTCATGGCAGAATAAATGAAACCATGCCGAATTCCACCAAAGACTGCTCCAGTTTCTTTATCTTTAATTGCCGCACAAATAATCATTTTCTAAATCCCTTTCAAAGTATTTACAATTTTTACAAATATATGGTTGTCGTCCTAATCTATCATATAATTGTGCCCAAGTTTTAATCATTAAATCAGCCTCCAATTATTATGCTCAATAATTGCTTTCATATTCATACGGCCAACAGGATTCTGAGTGTGTAAACCAAAGAAATAAGTAGTATCAGGAATTTTAAATTCTTCAAGCCAATTTAAAATCTCAATATAATCTCCACCGTCTTCAAAGTAATCTCCCGCGTCATGGTCAAGATTGATATAAATACATTCATCGGTCATATTGCGTTCATAACAATTTATGGCGGCTTTGGCTTCTTTGACACTTTTAGCCCAAATCCAACGATCGGAAGGTGGGGTCCGCACGTCATCTACCCATAAATACATAATAATCACGCTCCTTCATAAGATTTACATCTTTTATTCCAACAAGTATTACATTGACTCTTTTTTCTTTTATGATTTTTAGGATCAATAATTGATAAAACTGTATTTAAAGTATTGGGACAAACGCCCATATAAAGACATTTATCTTCAACCGCATCCGCGATTTCTGCCCTTAAATCTTGCTCTTCTCTTGGGTTCATAATTATTCTCCAAAATTAACTAATTTCTCATAGTGATCGGGATACCCTTCTAAATGGGGATAAATAGGATTGCCATAACAAGTAATACAAGGCCATTTCGCATGAATAAAACCAAAAGAATCGCTATGACGACAAGTTTTACATCTTTTTTTACAAGTGTTTTTTAAATCATCAAATGAGTTATTAGTTAATTCCCAAAGTTCAGTCATTTCATCATTGGTCATGATTAATAGCTCCTCTCCCAAATAATAACTGTTTCTCCACAGGCAGGACACTTGATATATTTAGCCCAATAGCCATGATCATTGTCCCAAGGGCAAATATCCTCCATGCTCTGAATGTCGCTATTTAAAAATCGTAATTGTGATTTGCATTTAGAACAAGTAATTTCTTTCTGAACTTCTGGACCATATTTAATTACTTCAACCATTATTCAATCACCCAATAAATAGTTTTTCCATTTCCGCAATTAGATTTACCAACTAATCCATGAGAAACAAGTCCACGGAGAACACCACTTACAGACGAAGGAGACATATCTACATCATGAGTCTTTTTAATCCATCCAGAAAGTTGAGACGCGGAAACGCACTTATACTTTTTAAGAGTATCAATAACAATTTCTTTCTTTTCCATAAATACTATCTCCTTTAATTTTATATATATATTATATTATATTTTTATAAAAAAATCAATAAAAAGAAAAAGGCGAGGTAGAATATACCTCGCCTTATATTAAACTGAAATTAATCAGTTATTGTTACTATTGGGAGCGAACTTATTGACAATACCTTCAAGGGTAGTACCACGAAGGAGACGATCAACAAATTCAGCAGCGGATTCACCATTACCAATTGCGTAAGGAGCAATACCAGTAGCGATGCTATTGAATACCTTACTATCACTCTGAGCCTGAATGGCCGCCACAAGATCGGGCTGGATAGACTTCATAACATCAGCAACAGTCTTTGCGTAAGCTTCCTGCTTTGCCTTTTCGATATCAGCAAGGGCCTTCTTTTCTGCGATATTAGCATCAATTTCCTTCTGCTTACGAGCCATTTCTGCCTCATGGATCGCATCAATAAGAACCTGCATATCCTTTTCTGCCTGCTTAGCAGCCTGCTTTTCAGCTTCCTGCTTACGATTGACTTCAGCCTGAATTTCAAGCTTACGACGGGCTTCCTCACCCTGAAGATTCATGCGATTAATAAGCTTGGTGCTAGCCAGCTCATTTTCCTTCTTTTCCGCGTCAAACAGGGCTTCCGCAACCTTAACACGGGCTTCCGCATCGGAAAGCTCAAGGCTCTTTTCAACCATATCGCGCTGATGGCGTTCAAGGATTTCCGCAATCTCACTCTCAACAGTAAGAGAGAGAACCTCGCAATCCTTTACAAACATACCATTTTCGCGGAAGAAACGTCCCTCATGCTTATTAGAAGCCTTTTCGGAAGTCGTATTTTCAGAATAATCAATAGCAATATTACGAACAATATCGCTGTAATTCTGATAGAAGTCCTCAATAGTATGCTTCTTAACTTCGCGCTTCAGAAGAGAACGAATACGATCGCAAAGATACTTAACATAATTGTCAACAGAGAACCAACTATCCATATAGGCAGGATCAAAGTCAACGCAGTAAGAAACCTTCACAGAACATTCAACAAAGTCCTTAGTCTCAACGGAGATAATGTCAGAAACCTTATTATTCTCATAACGAAGGAATACAGTATGCTCAACCTTATCAGTAGTCTTAGGATTGCCCGTACTCAACTGAAGTTCCTCAAGGGTCTGATCGTAATCGAGGAGAATGGTCTGCGGACCGCGGACAACCTTACGAGTGCCGTTCTTAGAAACGACATTAACTGCATAACCAGTCCAAACATCAAGACTTACAACACCATCATACTTATTATCAAGAGTAATAGTGCGAGGCTTAGTATAAGAGGTTCCGCGAGAAATGCCAGCATTGCTCTCAAGGTAAGCAAGGGTCTGAAATTCACGATTGATATTACTTACACTATTGGTAACACTGTAAGCAGTTGCGGTAGAGCTATCAAGATTCGCGGTAGCTGCCTTAACGCTCTTAGCAATAGCCTTTTCAAGAGACTTCTCGGTAAGACCAGCATTATAAGCAAGAGCAGTCTGATTACCAGGATACCACAGATTGCACTCGCGCTGACTCAGCTTACGCTTAACAACAACTTCCACACGAGGATCAGGAAGATACATCGCGGGACCGCGGACCGTCTTAATTTCGCCATTCATGCGGTTCATTACATAGATACCTTCGCCGTCAGGGATAGCAATCGCATGATGAAGAATCTTTTCATCGTAATTGATAATTGCATGCTCAGGACGAGGATAATAAATCATCTGGTCATCGCCAGTAATAAATAGCTCTTCGCCAACAGGATGAACAGTACCGTCATCATCAGCGTATTCAGCAATTACCTTAACATAAATACCAGAAATCTTAGACAGCTCAATGGCACGGAAAATAAATCCGCCCTTGGGAGAGGTCACAAAACTTTCAGTAGGCTCAGGGAACACAACCTCGGGACCATGGACATAACGCTTATTACCATCTTCGTCCTTAAGGATACAATACTCAAGACGCTCAAGGGTGACTGCATCACGAATATATCCAAGAGCATCATCATTCTGGAGAGGGATGACTTCAATTCCAGTAGGAGGAATATAGAAAGAAATATCAGTGCCCTTAATTACAAGAATCTGACCATTTACATAATCCTTCTTCTCAGGAACAACAACATTACCATCGGCATCAATTACCTGACCGCCCTCCGCGGAAGCACTCGCCGCGTCATAAACGCGGGCAAGAAGATACTGGTTAGTGCGAAGCGCATGGCCCTTAACAACCTTAGCCATCTGCCCCGGATAGAGAGCAAAAGAAACAGGACCAGGAATATTAATTTTACGACCAATTTCAATATCTTCGGGAAGATTATTGGATGTGCCGGCCGTAGGATGACGACCGCTCTTCGTGGGGTTCTTCAAAACGAGATACCAGTTCTCAGGAGCGGACGCAAAAAGGGAAATTGCCTCATTATAACCACAAGGACGGAACTTCTTGCTCTTGGGCTCAAAACGCACAAGTTCATCAGACTGAGAAAGAGAAGTCTTGGTAGGTCCGACGTGGCAAAGAACATTACCCTTAGTGCGGTCAAGAACATAAGCGTATTCATTGATAGAAAGAACAAGGTCTTTCTGCATCATATTTTCACTCATATTTTTAAAATTTGCCTTTCTTTTTATTTTCTATAAATATTATATATTATTTTTTTATAAAAATCAATAAAAGAAAAAATGGGTTAGATATTTAATTAAATATCTAACCCATTAAAATTACTTAATACAAGCGTAGCGCTCGCTATTAAGTTTTTCCATCATAAGATCGTATCCAGTCTTTCCAGAAAGGATAGTCTCAAAAATGGTAGGACTCATGCCGGATACAAAGGAAATACCATCCTTAACAGTCATAGGAATATTATTCTGACGAGCATCAACATTCCAGAAGATAAGATTAGGCATCTTATATCCATAAGCATTCCATTCCTTTTCAATCTTCTCCATCAGAGTATTACCGACAATACCATAACTACCACAACGAACGCAGGAATTAAATTCCATATCGCTAATGATAATCAGGTTTTCAGGAATTTCATCCTGAGAACAACCATTCTTAATGGCAGTTTTAAGCATAAGGTCAAAAGCAGATTCGATGTTAGTAGAACCACCCCAAGGAGCAGCACTAATACGCTTTACCTTATCGCAGAAATCAACACCTTCAACTTCCATGAAGTGAGGAACAGACTCGAAAGTCATAAAATGATTTGCGAACGGGCCCTTAGCCTTATCTGCGCAATACATACCAATGGAGATAGCCACATTGATAGGAGCAGAAGCTTCACTACCAGTCATAGAACCGGAAGTATCAACGAGAGCCATACCATTAAAAGTCTTACCAGCAAAGTAATCAGCGAGATTCGCCCAATACTTATTAATCATAAGACGATCGGTATTATCCATAGGAATAGCGTGATCGTAGCCATACCAACCATAACCACCATAACCCATAAGATTCATAGCCTTAGCAACACACTCATAAGGATAAAGAACCTTGGCATTAACCGTAGTGGTTTCATCCTTAGCAAAATTCTCATAAGTGCGGGCACCGGCCTTCTGACGCTCAATGTCATGACGCGCAAAAGCGTTCTTATAGATAAGACCTGCGCGAGAAGGAATCTTATCGAACTCAATCTTATCCCATTCGCCAGCAGACATCAAACGCTCAAGAACGTTAATGCGCTTACGAAGGATAGAGAGAGTCTTACGATACTGGCGAGGAGTCATATTAAGATGCTTACGAGTCTTCATACCGAGATACTGAGACTTTGCGGAACTAGTATTCTCGCTTTTAAGCCACTTAGCCAAAAGAGAAGGAGTCTTGCACTGAACATCAAGAGCCAACTGCTCTTTAATGAGAGTATATGCTTCATCCTCAATAGCCGTACCATCAAAAACATAAAGGTCGTCCCAGCGACCAAACTCAGGGACATTTTTTAAATTGCGAATAACAACCTCAGATTCGTTATTCGCAAGCCACTTCATACAAACGCGGAAGAAGCGACGTTCGCCCTGACCACCGCGTACATCGCGGATATAAAACAGACACTTCAAGGCATAAAGAGGATTTTCACGGTATGCCTTCTGGAACATAAGAAGAACATCCTCATCACTACGCTTGCGCATAGAAGCACCGAGCGCAAACATATCCAAGAGATCACTGGTCGTAGTTTTATGGGTAAGTGCACCATTCTCCGTGAGAGTATAATTGGTTTCGTTCTTCATGCCATTCAAAAAAGTATTCATAGTCTTCACCTAAATCTTTAACAAGATTCCTTTCTGAAAATTTAATGGAGGCAAGGGTGAGATTCGAACTCACGAATACCGGCTTTGCAGACCGTCCTCTTAAACCACTTGAGTACCTTGCCATATGAGTAAATTAATTACTCATAAATATAAATTTCACTAGTTTGAATATTTTCCTCTTGGACAAGAGGAATTATTTTTTATAGGTATTTCTCAACCTTACATATATATTATATAATAATTTTTATAAAAAATCAATTAAGATCTTTATTTTAAGCTAAATTAGAAATATATTCTAAATACTTTTTAACATTTGTTTTGCTGTAATCAGAACCAGATCCAACTATAGAGCCAGCGCTTATTCCATTAAGAGTTTCAAAAAGCATTTTTAAATATTCTTCATCGCCATTATTTTTATAAGTAAAAAATGTACTAAATAAAAAAACATAATCAGATCGAGTGCTTAAATTTAAATTAGTATAAGTATTTAGCCAATCAAGATACTTTTTAATCTTTTTCTGATAAATATCTAAAATCTAAATCCACTGATAAGATTCTTCTTCAGATGCTCCCTCAAGATTAAGATAGTAATTTTTTAAATTTGGAGGAGTTAAATCACATTCAATATTAATATTATCATCCAAATTTTTCATTAAAATCATTAATCTGATTAAAGCTTGTTCAGCATTTCCTTTTTCTATTTTAGAAGTAGAAAAAATCTTTTGAATTACAGGATGATCCATTAATGTATTTAAAAAATACTACTTAATAGTAATATTTTCAGCGAGTCCTTTTTGAAATTCACCAAGAGCAGTTCCACTATTTAATTTTCTAAATAATTTTGTAGTAGAAGCTGGAGTCATATTACTATAACAAGCAAATTGTAACTCTGTATCTAAAATCATATTCTAAAAATTTTCAGGAAGATCAGAAAAGAAAAGTTTATTGTCTTTACCAAATAATTCCTTAAATTTAGAATCAGCTTGACTTTTTTCCCAGGATAACTTACCAGATAAAAAATTAAGAATTGTAGTAATTCTTTGTTTTCCATCAGCGAAATGAAAAATTGCTTCATCCGCCTCTTTAATTACATGAAATTCTGGAATTCTTTCTCGATTAATTAAAGTATCAATTAATTGTTGTTTTTGTTCAGAAGTCCAAACGTAGCCTCGTTGACAATCTAGATCTGTATCAATTCTATTAGATTGATAAAATAATAAAATTGATTCTAAATTATATCCAACATTTTTAAAGCTATAAGTTGATAGAGGAATATCCATTTTAATTCTCCTTTAATTCAGTATAATAACTAACAAAATCGCCCTTACCGAACCCAGGAGTAGCAGTATTTCTTTCAGCTAAAGCATTAAAATCCATAGTCAAAATTAATTTTTCTGCTTCAGCAGATAAAGGTTTAATAAAGAAAAATTGCTGTTTCTTAGTTCCTGTCATTTTTTCTTTAATATGATCATAATCATCGCGGGTAAAGATTTGATTATAATCGTGATAACCTTGACGATATGTGGCATATTTCCAATCCTCTTCCACATACTTTACTGCTTCTGGAGTAGCATTATACTGCCAAATTTCAAAGTCGGGATGGGAAATAGGGGGCTGCCTTGTTAGACGAAGATTAACTCCATTATCATATTGACTGCCTTTTTTAACCCAAATCTGAAATACAGTGCGTACACTATAAGGCTCTCCATTAGAGGAGAAAGATTCAGGCTCCAAATAAGTATAACTATGAAGTGCGAAATTAGAACTTAAATTTTTCTGTACACTCCATTTCATAAATGAAACAGGAACAATAAAAGCAATTACATCAGACATAGTCGCAGCCTTATTGAAAAAATCAATTGCTAACTTAGATCGAGAACCAAAAGGTGGATTACCAATTGTGATAAAATTAGTTCTATCTGTTTCATAAACTAGGTAATCCTACTGTGTAATTCGATCATCCTCTGGAGCAATATCTAAAGCTACATAATGATTTAACAGATTAATAAATGAACCTGCTCCGGCACTTGGTTCAAGATAAATAGCCGAATCGGCTATATTTAATTTCTAATGTAAAAATTCAAAACAATGTCTTGCTACATGGTCCTATGTATAAAATTTGTCTAAACCCATATTAATCCTCCAAAAATGCTCTAATTGTAGGATTATTCAAACCTACGCCATTCTGCCAGCTAAAAGCAACACGCACATTACCAACGACCAGGCCCTTTTCTGTTGCTCGAATGTGAGTAGAAATATTATCCTTAAAATTCTTAAGGTCAATTTCTCTAACTTTGTTCTTATTATAGTTAAGAACAATTAGACGATCAGGACTAGTTTTCTTACTGGTAGAGCTGTTTTTTTCCAGCATATCAGTAATAAATTCATAAACTCGGTCAGGATTATTAGCAAAGAAATCAGCAATATCCTGAGTAAATTTCATTCGCATCGCTGTATCAACAGGAACAATAGTTTCCTTGTATAACTCTTCGTAATTATGCCGGATCAAGGAAGAATTGGGCTGGCTTACAGGAGATTTAGTTTTACGGTTAATCTTAACAATATCTCCAAAGTTTTTCTCCAGTGCATCATATAAACCACAAGATTCCATGTAGTCCTTAAAATTAAAACCGAATTTATCAAAATAATAAATGGAAGTATTGAAATAAGTACCAGAACCAGCACTTACAGTTTTAATTTCAACAACTTCACCATTGTCCAAAAGGATATCGCCAGATTCATTAGCAGTGTGATTGCCGAGATAGGTTGCGGTATGATCACCAAGGAAATCGGCAATGAGCTTTGCTTCACTGGAAAGGAGAGTCTGCTCTTCCGTTGTGAAAACAAAGTTCTCATGATATTCAACCTCAGTGTTGTTCAGATGAGCAACAACACAACACTCACGATACTTACCATAATACTGATTTTCAGCACGAGAATTAGAAGGCATAATTTTTTTTCTCCTTTTTCATTTGATATAAATATTATAATATATTTTTTTGAAAAAATCAAAAAATTTTTTATTGGTGGGCCTTCGGGGACTCGAACCCGGGACCGGCCGGTTATGAGCTGGCTGTTCTAACCAACTAAGCTAAAGGCCCAGATATGAAGAAAATGCGCCGTTTCCCGTCTAAAAGATCGGTTAAACGGGAAACGGCGCATTTCATTACAGAATAGTAAATCTGAAAGGATCGAAGAAGAAACTACCAGTATCAGTAAATGTCATATGGAAACTACCATAATCTTTTACAAACTGATCACGGAGTTCGCAGTAATGCTTTTCAGCTTCTTTAATAGCCTTGTATGCATCGTTAACCTCTTCGGCACGCTGCTTACGCTCAGCCTTCAAAGCCTTCTCCTTAGCTTCCTTTTCAGCAAGCTCTTTGTTGAACTTACTTTCAGCCTGCTTACAGGCATCTTCACTTTCATAAAAATCCTTTGTTAGTTCTGAATAAAATTTCATTTTAAAGCCTCCTAATGCTTTTATCCAACAGAAACTTTCTTTTCTGCTGGATTCATAAAATATTTTCAAGTTAAGCCTAACTTTGTAGATTGATATCTACGTGGTGCGGTTGGAGGGACTTGAACCCTCGGCCAATAGCTTAAAAGGCTACTGCTCTACCACTGAGCTACAACCGCGTAAAACAAGACGCTCTTCTTTTTAAATTTCATTACCAACATAAAAGATCTGTTGCTGGATGCGTCTTTAATAGTTATTTATAATCTAACCTGCTCTCTTAATTTTTTAGTTTTTTCAAACAATCCTCCAAAGAGAGCAAATCGTCTATTTTCTAATATAATTTTCATATAAACGGCTTTAAATTCTAGAGCCAAACCATTTATATTACTTATTATATCATACTCATAGACCTACAAGCATTTGATTTTACATCAATCCTTTTTAGTAGAAACTTAAAATAAGTTAATAGCACTGGAAACCCAGTAAAAAGAATTTGCTGTATGGCTCTATGTAGTTAATTAATCAGGCATCGCGATTTATCATAGACCAAATTAATAACTATGGAGCAAGATACCAGATTCGAACTGGCCCCGCCGGTTTGGAAGACCGGAATGCTAGCCGCTAACACCAATCCTGCGTAAGCATTTTCTTTATATTGTTGAAAATGCTAAACAATCAATAAAGAGAATAAGAATTGAAAAAAATTTTGTACGTTTTATATATTTATTATATATTAAATTTTTAAAAATGTCAAATTTTCTTATTTCCTAATGTAATATCGCATATAATCTTGATATGCTTTTTCACGAGTAGGAAATTCATAACTTAAATAAGGATATACTTGCCAACGATACCAACGTGAAATTTCATTTTTATAAAAAGTTTCAAAATCACCTTCTATGGTATAATAATCGCAAATATTATAAGAACAAAAAAGTTTTTTATACTCTTTGTAATTATAAATTTCTTCAGAATTTTTTAATTTTTGACGAACTTTTTTATTTGCGTATCTCTTATATCCGCGGTCTTTGCGATCGCCACTATAAGGTGTCTTTTTTCTACTTCTACTCATTCTTTTAACCTCCTTTAAAAGATGTTAAAAGATGGCCATTCGAGAACCCATTGGACTCACTCCTTTTAGATTAACTTAAATAATAATATGGTAGCTATGACCCGGTTTCATGGTCAATTACGAAGAGCAGTTAAAAGTTGTTATCTTTTACCTAAAATCTCTCTTCAACTTCTTACGAAGGACTAAGCCGTATCATTTGGTTTTCCCAACTTATTTCGACTTGCAGATTTGTTACCTACTGCTGTACTACCTGTTGACCTGTCTATGTCAACCCCGACCCGTCTATCTAATTTTCATTAGAGGCAACTGCCGTTAGCTATTATTATTTAATGGTGCGGGAGAGGGGATTTGAACCCCCAAGTTTGATGTGATCGCGCCGGCGGATTTTAAGTCCGATGCCTGTGCCATTCGGCTACCCCCGCAGATATCAGCTTTAATGTCAGCCAACAACTTCCTCTTCAAGTTCCAACCAGAATTACTGATGCTCAGCCCGTCTATTTTTTCTCTCGCGGGCTTTAAATAATATTTACAAGACCTCAAATAACATCCTTAAAGTTTGGTAAAAATTTTATTCTTATATTTGCTGATAAGGTCTTTCTTCATTTTATATAAATATTATATAATATTTTTTATAAAATGTCAAATTTTCTTTTGTTTGGTATAAATATACCTTTTTAAAAATTTACAACCACCGCAACCATTTTTATTTTTACAACGATAACAATTATCAGTATCAAAATAAAAATACCAAGGTGGTTGTGGTCGCATTTTTCTTTTTTTCTTTTTCATTTTCTATATATATTATATATTAAATTTTTAAAAATGTCAAAAAAATTGCGGAAATTGGTGTAAAGTATTTTTACTTTACACGCCCGCGTCCTCACAGCTCATGTCCATCTTATTGAATTTACGCAAATCCGCGATCTTCCAATTATAAGTAGGAGAATACCACGCTTTTTTGCGTCTTCTTCCTCTATTCTTACTTTTGACTGAGCACATAGGACATGAACAATGGATTTTATTTTTACTAAATTGATGGAGATTATCATAATAAGGATGAGTAAGATAACCATACACTTCTTTGGTGATTCTACGCTTTCTCAATGCTTTTCTTTTGGAAACATCACGATTATAAGCGCGAGAATTAGATTTCATATAATATCCTCCTTATTAAATTAGTTGGCGCGGTCGGTAGGACTCGAACCTACAATCGACGCTATGAACGCCGACACTCGCTTTCCAGGCGAGCCGACTACCAATTATCGCACGACCGCATATGGCGGTAGGGGTGGGATTCGAACCCACGGGCCGGTTCAAAGCCGGCACACAAGATTTCAAGTCTAGGCCGTTATGTCCACTTCGGCACCCTACCAAATAAAGGAGAAGAAAATCTTCTCCTTATTTATTACATCTCCCTAAGGAGGCAATTTACCTCATTCTCGGCAAAAGACTTATCACGAGAAGCATCGTTGAAATAATTCACCATCTTGTCGTAATGAGCCTGAGCCTGATCAAGAAGAGCCTGAGCTTCCTTCATCTTATACTCAGCGCGCTTCATACGCTTTGCGGAAACCTTCGCATTACAACGCGCGGCCGCGAGCTTCTTGCCATTTTCAACATTAAAGCTATCACGAGGATCACACTTAGCATAGCCCTTGACTGTCCGACCGGCATACGTAGAAACCGCGCTCACAGTCTTCTTACCCTTGGGGTCATTGTACTCATAAAACTTATACTTGTCCAGAGAATAATTCATAATTTTACACCTTTTACACATTTATTTTAATCTTTTTGATTAATGGAGCTGGAGACAGGAATCGAACCCGCGACATCTTCATTACAAGTGAAGCGCTCTACCTGCTGAGCTACTCCAGCATATCGGCACTAACGCAGTTCCCGCGTTCTTTCTCCCAATCTCTTTAACTTATCAATTAAAGAGTTCGTTGCCGAAAGAAAAAGTATAAGAGAAAAAACTTTTTGAAATCTTTCTCTCTCAACTTTCTATATATATTATATATTATTTTTTTAAAAATGTCAAAAAATTTTTAAAAGTAGTTTATTGAGGAAATCGTTGAGATATTTTTATAATTGATTTTCTATGGTCTTTTGGACCAATTATCCGCAATTATCAAATCTTGTGTTTTATCATTATATCCAATTATTGTAATTGTATGATTAGAATATTTTTCACATTTCCAGAAAGATAGAATAACAGGTTTATTCATGTCAATTAAATTTTTAATTGTAGTAAAATTATATCCAAATTCTTTTAAATAATTTGAATGAGTTTGACATTTTTGTTTAGAAAAATATTCTAAAGATTTATTAAAAATATTTTTAATAAGTAAAGGATTAGTTCCTCGCTTATCATTATAACAATATTTTTTTCCAATAGATTCAACTATATTATAGATTTCTTTTTCAGAAGGATTTCTGAAACGAGTATAACAAATAGATGTTATACTCGTTAAAGAACAATTACGCTTATCCCCAAAATCTTCTTGATCTAAAAAGAAAAAAATTTTAATGCGATGTTCCATAATAGATCTATTCCTTATTCAGTCCAAGCGACAGGAACGGCAGTCCAAGCACTGGTGTTAGAACTTCTATATTTAAGAAATCCAGTTGAAGAAGTAGTGTCAATCCAAAGAAGTGGAGTGGTACCTGAAGCAGGAGCCGTTGTCCCAATATAAATAGCACAATTAGTATTTGTACCTATTACTGGTGTTTTATCTATAGTAGTCCAAGTACCATCTGCTCGTAGATATTTCGTGGTTCCGCCTCCTGAAGCGGGTACTGTACCAGCCTTAGAAGCGGTAAATGTTGCTGGTGTAGAATTATCTACATATTTTTTTGTCGCAATATCTCCATCAGCGCCTGGCGTATATGAACTATCCATAGTAATTTTGCCATTAGCCGTCATAGTATTTGTTTTATTTAAAAACATAATACTGGAATCAAGGTCAATATCAGCAGTTGTTAATTGAACTGCACCTGTTTTCCCATTTACGCTTGTAACTGGATAAGGAGGTGGATTGGATGCTGAATAATGCTTAACATTATCAACAAGCCCGTGGACAAATGCAGTTGTGGCAATGGCATCGCTGTTTTCGGTCAATTGGGAAGTAACCATAGTGGAACCGCTTTTGAGTTTTGCGCGTCCTTCCCAGCCGTTGCTGGTGATACTGCCGCACAAAACGCCTTCGTTAACTTTCCCGGACTGGTTTTTGTAAAAATTCCATTTTCCTCCGTACTCATGGAAATCAACCTGGTCATGGTTTTTGTATCCAAAATCAATGGCATGATAATAAGTATCTGCGTTCCCTTCGCCACGGAATTTTCTGCACTGGAAAAAATTTGAATTGCCATCGCCAGTCTCAACCTGCGGAACTGTCAGTTTTCCCGTCATAGTGCCGCCAGTGAGAGGTAAATATTTTCCCTTTACAACATCATCAGTTAATTCACTAACTTTTGTAGGTACTATAATATTAATGGTTTTATCAGTAGTGGCATTTGCTGTAAAAGTTCCAGCTGATGTGCCATTCTTTTGAATAGTTAATGTACCATTTCCAACAGATGGAATAGTTGGTTTATTTTTTAAATCACTATAACTACCTGTTTTAGCTATTGCAGCTAAAGTGTCTAAATCATTAGTAAAAGCAAGGTCTCCTACTTTAGTACTTCCATCACCTATTTTTATTTTATTTAAATCATCATAAACAATAATTTCGCCTTTTAAAGGAATGAAATTAGTTGCTTTTTCCCAATTTGCTTCTGTATCGTGCTTTTGAACAATACGGCCTTGGAATGTTTTATTAGCCATTTTATTTTCTCCTTAAATAAAATTATGGGGATAAATATCTTTAAAAATAGATATAAAGATATTTATCCCCATAATTTTATATCTTTCTCAATCATCTATTTCCAAAAGAGTAAAATATATATATTCAAAATAAGTTATCAATTTCAAACTTATTATTTTCTAAAATATATTAAAATTTTAAATAATATAATTGCATATTTTAGTCCAAAAAGAAAAAGGCTCTCAATTAAGAGAGCCTTTAATTAAATATTTACCGTAGAACTTCCGCAGTCAAAAATGACATAATTAGCATTAGTATTAACACTAATTTCATCTAAGGTGGGCATCTTATGAACGTGGTCTTCACGAGCATATTTAGCAGAAGTACCAACTGTAGCTGTTCCAAGATTTTTAGGAGCAACACTTCCAGCGACAGGAAGAGTTTGCTGATTTGGCATCGTAATAGTTAATGTTTGTTCAGTTAAACCAGTAGTATGACCATATTCATCAACTACGACTTTTGGAACTTTAATGGATCCAGAAGCGCCATAACCAGAAACACTTACATTTGCGGTTGCGCCCTTAGTTGCGCCACCTGTTGGACCTTTCTTAGCATGTTTGGCATCAAAAGTGACGCCATTAGAACCAGAAGTACCGGTTAAAACTACTACGTCATCATCAGTAGCAGTAGCAGTGATAGTCTTTAAAGCATAAGAGCTATCATCACCAAGTTTTTCCCACTTAGTGCCGTCCCATACAAATTCTAAATGGTTATAAAGAACTACGTCACCTTTTTGAGCATTAGCAAAAGTATAACCAGTGATTTCCGGATCAACTTTAGAATCTTCGGTAATAGCAACAGTAGCAGCACCAACAAAATGCATCGCAGAGCTAAGACCAAGATCTCCTGCAGTAATATTAAAGGTTTTCGCAGAAGAACCATCAAATGTAGCTTTAGTAGTACCACCAACCTGAAGAGTTAAAGCGTTAGCTACTTTACCAGCGCTTGTAGCATTAGTCGCATTATCGGCATGAGTTGCATTAGCAACTTTACTAGCAGTAATTGTAATTGTCTTCCCAGTTGAATCAGGAGTAATAGTAATTCCATCACCAGCCACTAACTTTACAGCATCATCTGCCCCAAAGGAAGTAGACCCAACGGTAATAGTTTGGTTATTGTTATTATCTGGAATAGTAATAGTAGATACTGGAATCCAATTTTCACTATTCTTTTCTTTACTTTGTAAAGTAAATTTATGATTATTAGTACCATCTTGAACTAATTTATAAGTAGTATTAGTATCTACAGTCATAGTGGGAGTATTTTTAATCTCACTATAATCATAAGATGGTTTTGTGGGAGTTTTAGCCCAATCATAAACGTCCGCAGCAAGACCGGAACCCCAAGGTAATCTTCCCCAAGCTGTTTCGCCATCACCGACTTTAAATAAGATAGTAGGGGCAGTTGTAGTAGTTCCAGAAGTTACAGAAGGCACATAACAAAGACCAACTTCACCAGCTAATAAAACTTTTGCTTCATTAGTAGTCCAATTGGCCAGAGTATCATACTTTAATTTAATACGAGTATTAAATGCTGTATTAGCCATTTTTAAGAACCTCCATATTTAAAAATATCTATATATATGAAATAAAGAGGGGAAATAAATCCCCTCTTTATTTATTATTTATTTAATTAAGCATTTCCACCGTTAAGAATAAGTTCATCACCAGCGGTTTGAACTAATTTATTAACATTTATATTATTAACAGTAGCTACACCAGTATCAGAAACGCTAATAGCATTTTCAGCATCAGAGCTAATAATTAAACCTGCGCGAGCTGCGGTAGCAAGAGGAATATTAACAGTCTTTTCACTAATTGCGATTTCAGTGCCATTAACTTGAATCTTTTCAATTACATTAGGTTGAGCAGCATCCCACTGGGCGATTTTCTCAGAAGTAATTCTTGCATAATCTGCCTCTTGGATAGCTCTAATAGCATCCGCATTAGCTTTTATCTTTCTACCAACAGTTCCAGTCTCAGTGAGAGAAGTATTAATTGCAGTAATTGCGTTAGCATTAGTACCAGCCTGAGTTTGAGCACTTTCAGCAACAGTTTGAATTTCTTTAATGGTCTTAGTAGAACCACCCTTAAGAGTATCAAGCTGAGTGTCAGTATAAGCTTTAGCATTAGTTTCAGCAGTGGCGGAAAGCTCAGTAGCAAGATTATTTGCTTGATTCTTGGCAACACGGATCTTTTCATCAACCGCAGTAGTTAAAGCATAAGCACTTAAATCGACATTAGTAGAGATTTCTACCCAGTTGCCATCACCAGAATAGGCATATTGCTTTTTAGAGCCATCTTTTTGAGGAACGACATAAACGTCGCCACGGGTTGGACTAACAACATTATCAAGAGATTCAATTTCACCCTTAAAAGTATAAAGTCCTTGAAGAGCACCTTCAATTTTAGCATCAACTTCAGCAGTGGTAGCATAACCAGTAAGATCAGTTAAGAAACCAAGTTTAATCCATTTCTCGCCATTCCAAGCCCATTGTGCATTATCATTATCAAGCCAAACGTCACCTTCAGCAGGATTAGAAACAATAGGAGCACCAACATTATCGAATTGATTAGCAACACCCTTGAAGTGGAAAGCCCCAGAGAAGCCTGCAATCTTTTTATCAATTGCGCTCTTATCATAATAGTTAGAAAGATCGGTAGTAATACCAAGCATAATCCAGGCAGATCCAGACCAAGCGTATTCTTCCTCGCCAACGGTATAAACGTCACCAACTGCTTTTTCAACTACTTGAGCGCCACTTACATAAAGTTCAGTACCAGTTTTAGTTGCTGCGCCCTTGAAATGGAAGACGCCAGACATATTACCAACGAGAGAGGCAATATCGGATTCGTTCTTAGTAATACGAGCGCCATAGCTAGCAGAAGTGGTTTCTAAAGTTTTGATACGACCCTTTACTGAACCAGTAGTAGTATCAGAACCAATAGCCGTTTCATTGGCATTAGCCTTGTCCTGTGCGGCTTTAGCTGCGGCGAATGCACCATAAACTGTCTTTTCAGAAGCAGTATCTTGAGCAGTACCAAGGACAGCATTAGCTTTAGCTTCAGAATACTTACGTGCGCCACGAATGGTTTCTTTAGTGCTATCATCTTCAGTAGAGCCAAGTAAATCGCTCTTAACAGTACTGATAGTATTAGTTAAAGCAGTATTGTAATTATCAGCGGCAGTTTTAGCAGCAGCTGCGTCATCAATGCCTTTCTGAGCTAACTTACGAGCACCATAAATGGTAACTTCGGTATCTTGGTCAGCAACAGTGCCTTTGAGTACGCCATCTTGAGTATCAACATAACTCTTGGTAGCATAATCCTTGGCTTCAACCTCAGCCATAGTAGTCTTACCATCAGCTAATTCATAAGCATCCTTTACAGTATGAGTATAACCTTCTGCACCAAGGATATCAGTTTTAGCAGCATTAACTTTAGTTGTAGCGTCAGTAGCAGCGGCATTAATAGCTTCTTCCTTAGCAGCTTTAATAGCTTCAGAAACACTACCAGTAGAACCAACAGCATCTTCAACGCTCTTTAAACGAGCATCAAGAGCATCGGTTTTACTCTTTGTATCGGCTTTAGCATTAGACTCAGCGTCAGAAGCTTTTTTATCAGCATACTTCTTAAGACCAGCCAGAGTATTAGAAGCTTCAGTATCAGTGGCAGAATCACCAAGAATTGCATTAGAAGCATCAGTAATATCCTTCATAGAAGCAATCTTAGAAGTAGTTTCACTATATTTATCGCTAATAGCAAGATTATTTTGTTTCTTGCTTAACTCACTAGAAAGGTTATCAACCTAACTGATAGCAATATTTGGAATATCTTCCGCAACTAAAGAACTACTACCAGTAATTAAGCCCTTACTATCAAAAGTAACTTTAGTAGCTGTTCCACCAGTGATACTAGCGTTAGCAACAACAGCTGCATCCGCAGTAGCCTTTACCCCAGCAATCGCAGTTTCAAGTTCACCGAGCTTAGTATCATGTCCATCTACACGTGTGGTAAGAGCTGCTAAATTATCCTAAGCAGTTTTAATATCACCATTCTTTAATGCATTAATAGCATCGGTAACATAAGCAACTACAGTAGCCTTTTCTCCTTCGCCACCAATACCTTCAAGAATAGTTTCAAGTTTGCTAATAGCAGTCTGCATTCCAGTAGCTTGTGTACCATGAGTTTCAATCCAAGTAGCAATTTCTTGTAAAGTATCAAAAGTCTCAGGCGCTTTGCCAATAACTTTAGCAATTTCATCAGAAACAGTTTTCTTGACTGAACCCTCTGTCTGAACAGTACCATTTAAAACAGTAATAGCATTTTTATTAGCTTCAATAAGTTTATAAAGACCAGTAGCATCGGAGCCATCTGTAGAGGCTTTACCAATTTCATTAACGATATTATTAACTTTAGTAGATAAAGCATTTAATTGCTCGTTAACATCACCAGAACCAGAAGTTTGAGCGAGCTTAACAAGAGTAGCTCCTTCACCACCTGCAACAGTGATTAAATAACCGGTAACCGCGTCTTCGCCAACGACAGCGATAAACTGACCAGGATAAGCTAAAACACCTTTAGCATAAGTAAGGGCATTTTCATAAGTATCAAAAACCGCATTCTTATCAAGGGGCAGTGGGTTAGTGCGGTTAATACTTACGCCAACATCCCATAAAGCGCCTTTATTTTTAGCGGCAAAAAATTCTTCGCGAGTCATATATTATATATCCTCCTTACTTAACAGTAATCTTATATGTATTTGCGCCACCGTCAGCAGCTGCATTATTAACATACCAGACATCATAGGCAACAGCAGTAAAGCCATTAGCACCTTCAACCATAACATCAGTTACTTTAGTAACAGTACAAGGAGCACCATTAACATTATTAGCAACAGACACTTCAGTTTTTCTGCCTTTTGGAATGGCAAAGAACATCTGTTGCATTTTGTTTGTACTAAGAGTAGCAGGGAAACTACCATTTTGTGCCTTTAAAGCACGAATCTTAGCAGAATCAAGTGCAGAAACATCAATAGTAGCGCCGCCAGCTTTATAACCATAGAACCAGTTACGATAACCAGTCAAAGTACCCTTAGAAAGAGTCTTGGTACCGGTCTTAATCTGACCAGAAGTATAGTTATTACCTAAATTGGTCACAGGAATTTCACCGTTAGAATAATCAACAGAACCACTAATACTTAAATTAGTAGAATCAGTAACTTTAACAGATGTAAAGGTTCCAGAAGCACCAGTAACTGTTTCACCATTAAAAGTAGCCTTATGACCAGAGAAAGTAACACCTGTTGGATTAGGTCCATAAGTATAAGAACCAGGATTGGTAGAAATACTGTATTGAATAGTTACATCAGTACCTGCCTCATAAGCTCCAATATTAGAAGAGCTCATAGAAGCACTAGGTTGAGTAGTGACAGGATTCTCTTCTTTAGCAAGAATATCAGCAAAAACTTGTTGAACATTCTTACCAGCAGCTGCAATAGTGCCGGAGCCAGAATCGGGAACAGTCTTAACGCCAATATTAGCCGTATAAGTCAAATCTTTATCAAAGTAAACATTATTAGCATTATAGTTGCCATCCATTGCTTTCCAAGTGCCATCATAAACATAAGCGGTATAAGAAGCTTTGTCGCCAGAAATAACACGCTTAATAATGGCAGTGTCACCATCTTTAGGAGACTCAATTGTACCAAGAGCTTGAGCATCAGTTTGATCAGCAACTGGTTCTAAAGAATAGGTAGTATCACGATTGTCGGCAATAACTTTTTCAATATCAGCAACATCTGCCCCAGAATAACCAAGAGCAGACCACTTACTTAAGCCATCGCCAATTTTAATTTTACGAGTATCAGTCTCGACACCCATTTCACCTTTAAGGAGCACAGGATTTTTTTCAGTCCAGGTCGCCGCGAGGTCATTGCGAATTTGGATGCGAGTATTTAAGGTCTTACTAGCCATAAATATATTATCCTCCTATTTTTTTTTATATTAAGCGTTTCCACCATTAATGAGAGTATAATCATCATCTTGACCGTATTGAATAGCGGTAATAACTTGATTTTTACCAACAATATAGGGAACCCACTTATTATTTTCATAAACTGAAATAATCTCACCTTCATAGTCGTATTTAGCAACCCAAATGCGAGCTTCCAGTAAAGAACTAAATGATGTTTTTTTAGTAATATATTTTAATTTACCAACATCATCATAATAATAAGCCTCTGATTGATTTTCATCAGTTGTTAAAATTAGGCTTTCTTTTGGAATAATACCTTGTTTAATGCTGGATTTAATTTTATTTTTATCTGCATAGATAACATTAAACGCCATATTATCCCTCCTTTATTATATTATAATAACCATCTACTAATTTTTGTTTATATCCAGAAGCAATAAATTCTTCGGGTAGAGGTTTATTAAATTTTCCACCTTTAATAATAATTTCGGCATTATTTATACTAGAAAGAATTTTATCGCAAGTAGTTTCAAAAATTCCTCCATTAATAGTTAAAATACCAGCATTAATATCATCATTATTTTTTTTACATTGAATAATTTCATAGCCATCATTAGTATAGAAATAACCATCATTTATAGTTAAACTTTTACCAACGTTATAAAGCATACCATAAAAATTACCACCATTAATTTCACAAATACCAGCATCATCATTTTTAATAGTAGTATAAGTATTAATAAAAGTACCACCATTAATAATTAATTTAGGATATTCCGCAGACTCGCCTAAATGGTATTGAGAAAGATAATCATAATATCCATTTTCAATCATACTAGATAATCCACCAGGAGAAGAAAATATTCCATCATAAATAGACATTTCGCCATGGTTTACTATTACGTAATATCCATTACCTTTTTCATCAATAGAACGCTTATATTCACCATTTATAATAGTTGTATTTCCATTATTTTCAATAGATGCTTTACCATGTTTATTACATTCAACGCATCCTTCTCCCGAAATAATTAGAGAAGCGTTATTATTAATTTTAACTGGATTGTCTTCGTTATTTAAGATGTTGATATTATTTAAATCAATATTAATATTTTTTCCTTCTGGAATGTTAATATTTTTGACTGTTTTCTACAAAATTATTGTATCATTATTAGTGGTATTTTGAATAGCTTCTTCAATAGTGGAATATTTTGTTCCATTAATTTCTACTTCATCAGCAGAAGAAGATTCTTGATCTTCACCTTTTATTTTTATAACTTCAATAGTTCCTTGAGAAGATTTGCTTTTTAATTCTCTCCATTCTTTTCCATCATAAATATAAAAATCTTCACCGACTAAACACATTGTACCTTCTTTAGTATTTGGATCTTCTGGTAAAGATTCTTTCTATCCAATAAAATAAGCAACATCATTTATTCCGTTTTTTATTTCATTTTCTGTAAGGTAAGGAAGATCATTCCAAGTGCGAATACCATCGCCAACTTTCAATCTACCAGTATCTATTTCAAACCCAGGCTCACCAGGGCCTAAGAGTACATTTTTTTCAGCCCAAGAAGCTGCCTTTCCGCGTTTAAAATAAAATTTTGATTTCATATAAACATCAGCCAACTAAACGCACCTCCTTAATCAATACTACCGCCATCCCAAACATATGTATTATCAGGATTAGAAGGTTCGGAGCTTCCGCCACTACTACCATTATTACTATTGGATTTTTGTTCAACCCAAGTATTATTATCTTGATAAATATATAATTTTGATGATTTAGGAATAAAAGCAGTACTGCCAGGGAGCAATGAAATTGTTGGAATTTTTTCAATATCTTCAACAGAATCAACTATGAATTTTTTTAATCCATAATTAACTTTACCATTTTGATGTGTTAAAGTATACATCTTATTGCCTCCTCTTTTATTACATCATTCTAAATAATATAAAAAAATATTCTTTATGAATATAAAAAATTGGCCTACTGAAATTCTCAGTAGGCCAATTAATTTTAATAATTATTATATGCAGTTAATAGAGTATCTAATTGTGCTTTAAAACTTGCGTCTCCTGATGCAAGTCTAGTATTATTGTTTAATGCCGTAGCTATTGCATTAAACCAAATAACTAACCGCAGAGGATTTGTGTCATCAATAGAAGAGATTGATTTACTTAGATAAGTATTTATATATCCTGCGAAAGTATTTGCTTCACTTCTGGAATAATCTTTCCAAGTAAATACAGGCCACCAAACTGCATAATAAGTTATATTAGATGTACCAGTAGAAATTGAAGGTGTTGCTCCTTTTTTATAAGTTGCAGTTTTTGCTGAAGACGATGTAGACCATCCTTTAAAAATATAATTAGACTTTGTTGGAAAATTAGATCCATTTATATTAAAAGAAGAATTGGTATTAACAGTCTATGATCCGGGTCCACCAGAACCTCCATTTGCATTATAAGTTACAATAATTGTATTTCTACGCCAAATTGCGTATAAAGTTTTATATACAGTGCTTGTAGATGACACCTATAGTTGTGTGCCAATATCAGCAGAAGAAGAACTGGTTCCCCAACCTAAAAAAGTATAATTTGCTCTTGTTGGAGTATCTAAAGTAATAGTTCGACTAGAATTGACACTTGAATAACTTACTTGCTATCCATCACTATAACTACCAGATCCTCCATTATAGTGATAGGTTATATAGGTATAATAATAAATTCGCTACCACATAGCATATAATGTATAAGTTGAACCATTATATGCTTGTATAGGACTACTCACATAAGCTGATGAATTGTCTGTTGTCCATCCTAAAAAATTATATCCAGAGCGCGAAGGAGTATCTAAATATATGTTCCAAGGTTGAGTTGTACTTGAAAAAGCATTTTGAGCTCCATTATTATAACTACCAGATCCTCCATTATAATAATAAGTTATATAAGCATAAGATAAATTTTGTCTATAAAAAAATATAACATAACTACAATCTCCTACTATATAAGTAGAATCTTGACTCCATGTAGTGCCATTATTAGTATAATAATTTAAACATTCCTATTCTGAATTACCAGGGCAATATCCTAAATAAGTATAACTACTACCATAAGAGGGAGCGGTCATACCAAAACTACCTTGCGTCCAACCGTTTATATAATTTCCAGTTGTAACATCATAACAAGCGTACATTGGATCAGTTCCGCCCGATCCACCGCCTCCTCCTCCTCCTCCCGATGATGAAGCATAAAAAGAACCAGTGCAAGGAGTATAAGCACCTAATTCATATAAATCACCATCTAATACTATTAATTCATAATCATTATAACTATCAAAGTTAACATGATCATAATTTGGAATCTCTTCATTAAAACGTATTCTGTTTGAACCGCTTCCAACATAAATATAACCAGAGTCTATACCATTTATTTTAATACGAATATAAAGTTCTATTGATGTAATGACAGGAGGATCTACTGATCCAGAGCAATATATTGTACCATTTTCACAGTCCAAACTAGCATTAAAATATGACATTTAATTTCCTCCTTTTTTATCTTAAAAATTTCTAAAAGCATTTTAAATTGCGGTTTTCGGTCCTTGCGCTTGATGCCGGTCAAGCCACATTAACTGCTCTTATTTAAGCAAACAAAAATGCTCTTAAATTTTGTCATCATGTTCTTTTACTCCGCAAACGCTAACCCGCAGGTTGCCTTACGCTTCCTTCCACCATCAAAGAACAATCAAACTCCATTTAAGAGCATTTCCTCGGTTTGTTTTCAGTATTCAATTTGGTTAGATTTAAATAGGAAATCTTACTTATTCCGCACCGATCAACATTAAAATTAACAATAGTGCCAAATCACCTTTAATATAAATATTCCTTACCTATTCTTAATCACTCTTTCGTTGTGGTTAACGTCTTTTCTTCAGCCTGTTAGGAAAAGAAACCTATCGTTTTAAATAAACAACGCCGTCGCCATCTACGACCTTGCCACTTACTCAGGTACGATAAGCAGTTTTTGCGATTACTATAAAGTATACTGCCAAATACTTTGGTCGGAGATGAGGGAATCGAACCCACTCGAGCGACTAAGCGCACCGGTTTTACAGACCGGGGTGTCTACCTTATCACGTTAATCTCCGAAATATATTTCTTATAATCTTTAATAAAACGCCAATAATCTTCTCGATTATAAGGAATGTTATTATATTTATTAAAATCATGCGCGAAAGCACAATAAATTAGAAAATCTAAATATTTAGATTTTAATTGGACATGCCACTCATAAGAACCATCAAGTCTAGCTCCATAAGCACGATGAAATAAAGTATATTCTCCAAACCGCACTTTATCCGCAAGTATAATTTTAAAATTATCTCGATTATTATGAATATTTAAAACATCATAACCAAGGCCATTTTTGGTAAACTTATGAGAACCACCAAAAATTTCTTCGCAATAATTTAAATAAATATCAAACATTTTTATTTTGAGGGTTTTAATTAGGTTAACCCACAACCTCCGATAGTGTGTCTACTGGACCAAGGAAATACCCGATCGCCGCATTTCGCTCTTTAAAAGATGGACGCTTCTAATCCTACTTCCTATCGTATAAAAGGACTTATCAATGACTTTTATACATATTGCCTTTATTACCTTTATAAACAAATTAGCATTACCCAGTGCTACCACGAGGAGGTTTTGTTTTTAGCACCGCGGAGGGGGTGGGTGTCGATCCCACTTATCTGGTTTTAGAGACCAGCGCATTTGCCGCTATGCTACCCCTCAATAAACTCCTTAATTCAACTTACGGAGTTTTCGCTTCATCTTATTAATGAGGCGCTGATTCATAACTTCACTATGGGAATACAACTTCGCAATGCGATTTTCATAATGCTCTTTAGTGCGACAAATCATAATTTTTCTCCTTAAATTGAATTTATGGTCCAGAGCGGATTATCTGCGTTATTTAGACCCAATTTTTTATTCATTATATATTCTTTCAGAGTAGCAAATTCTTAATTAAATATATAACTTAGCAGAACTCTGGTGGCACGGCCGGCTGGACTCGAACCAGCAGATGCAGGAGTCAGGGCTCAAAAGTTGGACTTGCACCAACATTCTCGGTTTTATAGAACCGGAAGCCTACTAACAGAACTTATATAATACTACTTAACCCCGTCATATTATATAACTCATTTAACTGATTTTGAGAAAGTCCTGTGCCTTACCATTTTGGCGACGGCCGTATAAAACAAGACACCAAAGAATTTCAATCAATTCATTTCATCTATTTGTCGATTAATTCTCTCTTACCCCAAACAGACTACACCTTCAATAGGCAATCAAAAATTATTGGTAAAACAATATCTCTGTATCTTCTGTTATAGAAAATTCGCAGTTTGTGGTGTCTTTGATATATTTAAGACGCGAACGCTGTGCTCAACCATTACACTAATTACAGCTGATTATTGGAATCGAACCAATCCTGCGTTCGGTGGTACGGGATGAGGGACTCGAACCCACGACCTCCTGAATGTAAGTCAGATGCGCTACCAGCTGCGCTAATCCCGTATAAGCAACTCAATTAATGAAAGTTGCTACAAAATCCTTTTCGAGCATATACATGGGAGCAGAAGCAAAACCGCCATCATCAATCTTACAATACAGAATAATATCTTCCGCATTGGGATTGGAAGCACGAGTAATTGCTTTTACAAGCTCCTTATTATCAATGGAATTATAATAACAACCAAAATCAACAGAAATCTTTTTCATTTTTTTCAATTCCTTTCTTAACTTTCTATATATATTATATTATATTTTTTATAAAAAATCAAAAAAGTTATTTCAAACTAGACACATTAGAAACATAATTTTAAGTTATGTGCGTTAACCAATTTCGCCAAAACCCCAATTGGAGTTTACAGGATTTGAACCTGTATACCTTTCTAATGAAAGAATTGCTGTATGTGTCTTATGGTCCGAGTGAGACGACTTGAACGTCCGGCCTCTTGAACCCAAATCAAGCGTTCTTCCAACTGAACTACACCCGGATATAAACAAGACCAGACCTTGTTAAAGGAGTCGGATTTTAAGTCAGATGTTTTAATTGCAGTTACTTCTGGTCTTATGGTTGTCTGGGAGGGACTCGAACCCTCGACCCCCGCGTTATCAGCACGGTGCTCTAACCAACTGAGCTACCAAACATTATTTATTTTGAGAAAGAAGTAAAAGAACTCTTTCATCTTGATAATCCGGAAGACCAATTTCATAGAAAATTTCTGCAATATAATAATCAGTTCTTCCATCTCTTTTGGATAAATAATTACAAAGAATTTCAGCATTTTCTTTGAATTTGAAATCTACGGGAAAATATAAAGGGCTATTTTGAACCGCAACACGATAACAAAGCATAATATTTCTCCTTATTAGAACAAGACACCATTGATTTACGGCGTTCTACCATTGAACTAATCCCCTATATAATGGCAGGGGATGAAAGGAATCGAACCTACACTTCCGGCTTGGCATGCAATCAAAATTGCTGTTAATGTCTTTAACTTATATATTTATTATATAATATTTTTTTTAAAATGTCAAAAAGTTTTATTAAGTAGTTAAAAACGCATTATAACCTTTTGATTTTAAATCATTAATTACTTTTATAGCATTTGCTTTGACAGAAAAAGCACCAACTTGAACTTTATAATACTTACCAATTTTACGAATATAAGCATTTTTATAACCTGCTCCAATAGTATCAGGTAATGCTTTAATTTTCAATAAGAAAGCGTCAGCGTTGGATTTAGATCCAAAAGCACCAAGTTGAACGCGATAAATAATTTGCGGTTTAAGATAAATAGCCATTACATTATCGACTGCGCGATCGCCCCAATCCTTAGTGATACAAGTTCCATTATGAAGAACTTTTGTGCTACCACCGCCATCAAGGTTAATTGCATAATCAACTTTTAATGCTAAAAGTAAATTCTACATTTCTGTAAATGCCATACCTGGCTTTTCAATAGCAATTAAATAAATATTAAATTTATTATATGCTAATACTGTTCTACGAGCTTTATAATTTAACTCTTTAGCATAAGTAATTTGAGCTTTTTTACCAGCTTTAATCAATACTGGATAACCGCTAACAAAATCTTCAAACTTTTCTGTTCCAATTATACCGTATTTCAATTCACCATTAATAATACCAAAACCTTCTTTATAAGAAGAAGTGGAATTAATGATTACGCCATCGTCCATATAATTAAAACAAGTGCCACCATTATCCATGCTAAAAAAACCACCATTAGTTAAAATAGTAGGTTTAACCGCGCAACTATCATAGTATTGCTTTAAAGTCTAACGCGGTTGAGCGCATAACGCCATATCCAACTTGCTAATTTCTTCTTTTGGAATTTCAATAATTTTTATATATGAATAATTACTTGGAGAATATATCTTCATCAAATCACCTTCCTTAATATTTTTAAGGTTTCAATGACTTTTATTAATGAAATATACCCTTGGCATCCCCGGAGCGATTCGAACGCCCGACACAAGGATTAGAAATCCTTTGTTCTATCCAACTGAACTACGGGGACAAATTCGCTACAAGACTCTTCATTCTTCTTAATCCCACATTAAGCGCTTATTGTAAGCAAAAAAGTTGCTGTATGAGTCTTTATTTAGTTAAGAAAGGAAATACCATGACACTGGTAGGGCGAGGGAGACTCGAACTCACCATTGAGCGATTTGGCCTGTGAATTAGGCCTTGAACCTAAATCTTCGTAGTACTACCGTTATTTTACCATTTAAACTACTCACAGATAAGTCGCCTAGTCTAGCCTTTGACTTACCACCCCAGATCGGCGAGTCAAGAAACCCGCGATTTCAACCAATAAACTGACATTCGTTCATTAGGCTGATTTGTCATTTCACCTTTTGGCCCTAAGATTTCAGGATAAGGCCAGATATATTCATTAGCAGTCTTTTCATCAGGAAATTCAACTTCTGCATAGCAAAATTTCCCATCAACTTCACTAATTTCAATCAAACGATTAGGATTGTAAATATCTTCAACCATGTAATAATCCTTAATAATAGGATTATAACCTTCATGTCGAGTTTTCTTAATCATTTCATAGAAATCTGAGGAAATTGGCGTTTCAATTTCTTCACGAGAAAGACCATCACCATATTTATAAGTCATCTTATAATCAACTTGATTGGTTTTAAGATTAATAGCTTTCCGCGCTCGAATTTCTTCAAGCACTTTACCATCATTATCAAAGTCAATCATAAGATAGATTTGCTCAATTTTCTTATGACGAACACTTTTTTCCTTCATCCAAGAAGGAATATTTTTAATATCAAACTTACGTTCGATTTCCATTTTTATACTCCTTTAACTCTTGGAAATAAGTAAGAATCTACTCATTTTTATCAATAATCTCTGGACTATAATTATAATACTTCATAGAAGCAATCTAATCTTTCCATTCAGCGATTAACTAATCTATGGTATAATTCATAATTTCACCTAGTCTAGTATGTATACCAATTCCATCACAAAAGCATTTTCTTATTTTTTATATATTTATTATATAATATTTTTTTTATAAAGTCAAAAGGGGCCGATGTAAAGTATATTCACTTTACATCGGCCGTCGCGTTAATAAAGATACTGTTCAATAGTATTTGCGACCTTAGTTAAAACAACAGACTTAATCACGCGCTCATTTTTAGCCTTTTCGATAGCTTCCTTACGCTTTTCCTCATTGCTGATCGTCCAAAAGTCGTCAGGATCAATGTAAATTTCAACCTTTTTCGGATCGGCCGTAATCATACCCTTTTCAATCTTAATTGATTCAGGAGTCAAGGCATAACGAATAGTCTTACTATCCGAGGTATAACCATCATACCATCTTTGATGATTGGCATTAGGATTGCTAAACAAATTAACTGAAACACCATAGGTATTATACACATCACCATTTACCGTAGTAATAGTGATATTGAAACGAACATTGGAAGTTTGAGAAATATTAAGGTCTTCAAGAGTTTCTGCCACACCATAACCCTGATTAAGTTCAAAAGCAATCGCGCGAAGATAATCATAAGTCATATTGGTAGTACGAGAAAAATTCACAATATCCTTAATACCACTCGCATATTTAGGCTTAACCTTATCAGTAAGATATTCTACAATCTCTTCCTCTGTTGGATAAGTGATCTTAAAATGATAATGAAAACGACCAGGCCGATTCAATAGATAAGTGCTAAGTCGATCAACTTCATTACAAGTAATAACGAAAAGCTTCTTACCATTATCAAGACCATCAAAAAGAGAAAGCATTTCCTCCTGCGGAGAGGGGCCCGCATGATCGTCAGGGCTATTAGAGAAATTCTTTTCAAACTCATCAAAAATGATTACAACTTCCTGTTCAATACTGGAAATAAAATCCGCAATACCAGGCATATAAGTATTAGCCAAGAGAACAGGATAACCATCTTCAATAGCATGATGAGAAAGAATACGAGCAAACAATGACTTACCAATACCCTTCTGCCCACTTAAAATAACACCAAGATTACGGTCTGAATGCTTAAAAGAATTAAGCACTTTATTGACTTTAACTTCGTGATTACCATAAATCTTTTCCTCATTGACCGCAAGGTCTGGACGAGAAGAAAGATAAAAACCTGCCATTTTATTAAAACAGATTTCAAAAGACATAAGCGGAAGTCGCTTATAAGTCTTAACGTCCTCGCCATAAATCTGATAGCGAGAACCAGCATTTACAATATTCATACTTAATCCTCTTAATTTAAAATTTAATGGCGGAGCCACCGCGAGTCGAACGCGGACTACCTATAAAGGTAGGAAAGCTTAGCAGGCTTTTGTGATACCATTACACCATAGCTCCATTATTTATACCTATATATGATTAGTTTATGCTTAATACTATATCCACAATAACTATGCCAAGTGCGATAATTACTAAAAATATAATACTTTCTATCAGGTTTAATATTACCAAATAAATTTAAAACTCTCAATCCCTGTTTATAATGAGAAGTTTTATTATTTACTTGATAATTAGCCCAATCAAGAATTTCTTGACCGCTAAAACAAGGATTTTTATAACTTAAAATATTTTTCATATTCTACCTCCTCTGCTTTTCTGGACTTGGAACCAGCCTATGGTAGCATTAGGTAGGCGACCGCGCTTATCGTTCGCTAGGACAAAATTCACGCTCATCGCCGAAAATCAAATCATCAACATCTTTAAACATATCAGATAATCCTCCTTTTTTATTTAATTTTATGAAACAAAATAGAGAGTAGAAAAACAATTCATTTCTATGGAAGTGAGAGAAAACAACAATCTATATATCAAACGAAAGGGGAAATCAAACAGAAAGATAAGTAAGAAAATGAACTAGATGTAAAAGACTCTCTCTATTGTATAGTCTTTTGTTTCTATATATCTAAATATATAGAAGAGTAGCCTTTCTAACAGGCATTCCAACAGCCTCGAGCAGCAAAGAGGTTCCTCATTTGTTGGTCTTTTGGTGGGCGGAGACAGAATCGAACTGCCGACGCTAGGATCTTCAATCCTACGCTCTACCAGCTGAGCTATCCACCCATAATATTTATATTGCTACGATTCCCGATTCTCCACGTAGTCATTCTTCCTTTAAAATTGACTAAAAGAATGTGATATTTTATTTATCGTACTACATCAACAATATAAATAGAACAAGACGCTATAAACAATCCTAAGCATATGTATTTCGTACATTGATGTTTTAAAGTTTGCTGTTAGCGCCTTAATTATTCAAAAAGAAAGGAAAGATAAATTATGCGTTTGCGGGTTCCACGTTCTTCGGTCTGCGGAACTTTACATAACGCTCACCATCATATCGGGACATCCAAATGATTGTGCTATCCTTAAAATGGAAATCATAAGTAAAATCCTTATCCTGTTCATCAACCTGATGGCAAAAGCCCTTACCGTACTTCTTAGAATAAACCTTGTCGCCGGGCTTAAACTTAAACTTCATTTAGATATCTCCTTTTGGATTATTTTAATTTACAAGACACAAATGAAATATTTGTTGGACTTGAACCAACTACAGTTTGTTTAACAGACAAATGCTCTACCAAATGAGCTAAAATATTTTCAATAGAAAATGATTGCTGTGTGTGTCTTATGGTTGCGGAAATGGGAGTCGAACCCAATATCGCGCAGGTTATGAGCCTGGCATGATAAATCCGTTTCACTCTTCCGCAATGGTCGGTCAAATTAGAATCGAACTAATATTCCTTGTCTTATGAGAACAATGCTCTACCAATTAAGCTATTGACCGAAAATGGGATAGATATAATATTCGCGACCATTATATCTATTGGACTTTCTAACCCATCGTCCCAAAATTCTTAATAGACCTCATCAAATGGCCAACTTTTGTAGAGGCTTTTGTGCGACCGCCTGCGCACTAACATAGACATAAGAATGATGCCAACGTATGGCGACCCCGACGGGTGCCGACCCCGCTATCTCCAGCGTGACAGGCTGGCGGCTCTGCTGACTGCCCCCAGGGCCATATGGTACTCCTGGTGGGATTCGAACCCAACGACTCTAGCGTGAAAGGCTAGTGACTTAAGCCCACTTGTCGACAGGAGCATATTATTTATTTTATTCTACATTAGTAAAAACAGGATATACCACGTGAAGGTTGTAGAATTTATATCCCTGACCTCAGCCAGATTCGAACTGACATCTCAACCTTGAGAGGGTTGCCACCTAAGCCAATTAGTAGATGAGGCCATATTTAAGCACATCTATCATAATCTTGATTTTTGTGCTTTTGTTTTCGCTTAAATGAGCCTTTGCCTTTCTTCGCAGGAACTTTAAATCCTCTGCGCCGAAACAATTGAAGATACTCATTAAGCTCTTCCTTGTTCTTTTTCATATAACTTTTATTCACGGTATTCATCCTCATCTTCATAAAGGGAAAGATCCTGATAAGCAGCATATTCATCACTCTGAATCTCACAAGCATAGCTTTCATAGTAATCATTATACATAATTTAAATCTTCCTTTCTTAACTTTCTATAAATATTATAACTTATTTTTTATAAAATGTCAAAAGATTAAAAGACCAACCAAGAAGCGATATTTGTTAACGATGGTCGCCACTCCACCGCCGTCAATACTCACAAATGCTTATCATTTTCACATTAACCTACTAATTAAAGGAGGTGACTGGTGCTTCGAGAGAGACTTGAACTCTCACCATCCATTCGGATAATCGGGTTTGAGCCGATCGCGTCTGCCAATTCCGCCATCAAAGCATAACTAAGAGGATTTTTAAGAAGAATCCTCAAAACTTCTTTCTAATCTAACGGAAGTTTTAAGAAGATCTTCCAACTTCTTTCTAATCTAATGGAAGTTTTAAGAA